AATTAAGTGTATTGTGAGCAAATTTACATTCATCATATATCTGAAAATCATCTTCAAAAATCATTACTGTTTCAATATTTTCATCAAAACATTTCTGTAATATTGCCAAATGAGATTTGGTGCAAGAGTATTGATGCCAAGAATCAGTCAATGCTGGGAATCTTTCTAATCCATTAATATTATATTTCTCAATTTGTTCCTCAACCCTAACTCTCCTATCTATTGAGTTATCCAAATTAATGTAATATCCTTTTTCAGCTATTATATGGTTTATTATACTAAACATATATATTAAATTAAAAATTACCACTTATCTTATCACACCAACCTTTAGATTCACTATGAGGCCAAACAACCCAATACTTTGGCTGCCTTATCGCATTGAATTCCCTCCATATTTTACAGTAATGGTCGGGGTCATTTAACATTCTATTAATTTCATCCTTATCTGCGTCTTTTCGATATATTGTTTCATCATTCTCATCATGGAATGCAACCACCCAAAAATCATAATCTTTCTCTGGAACTGAATTATAAGACACATCAATACAATGTTTAAATATGCTTGAAAATGAATTTAACCAATCTTCCTCCGTTTCATAATTATATGTATTTGGGGGGTAAGAATGTTTTAATGTCTCCTCTTGAATAGCCCTTCTTGAAAATAAAATCCCAGCATACCTCTCATAATCCCTTAATGTTCGAACAGAACCAAATCCATACAAACCATTATGACCCTCCTGAACCAAGCCATCCATCCCAAAAAGTTTCTTATTAATTAAATGGCTTTTATTATTTTTATCAACCCACTCCTTATCATCATCCCATTGTTTTGTTCTGTTCTTTCTTGTATATTCATGATAAACAGTTAATCTATGTGGATGAAATAAATCATAACCATGTGTATATGCTCTTGCAGCAATTGAGATTTCTTCACCATGAAAATAATATTCTGGGTTATGCTGAACCTCCTTTGAAAATATGCCAAGTGTGAAACAAAAATGTGCAGAATAAAATCTTGAAGAAACTGGCTGACTTAAATTTTGCCAATTTTTAATAGTATCAGGTAAAAAAAACATTGCACCTTCTGGAATGAATCTATCAAATAGCATTCGCCAAGGTTCTTTTGACCTTGCCTCTGGATCATTATCTGGGTCAAAAGAGGATACATACCCTGTTAATAATGGTTTTGGGTAGCCAGATTTTTGAAGTTGCTTAATCATTTTAATTAAAATATCATCCCAATTTTGTTCAAAACGCATGTGGGAATCAATCTGTAATGTATATTCTTCATTATTATATAATTGTTGAACCATGTTTCTTGCCCAACAAACACCTTTTGTTTCATTATATAATATATCAATAATTTTGAATCTCTTATCTTTTCTCCATTTATCTAATGTGCCAAACTTATCATCTGGGTGGTATTGTCGTGCAATTGCAATAACTAGGTTCTTGGGGTTTTTTGCATTTGAAATTATATCTTCTATGGTTGATTCCAATAAATAATCTCTATAAGATGCAATTTGAACAAATATCTTACTCATTTAAAACATTTAATATATTAATATTAAAGTTTTTTACAATAAAGTAAATATTCTACTTTATGTATGGGTTTATTAAATTATATTTTGTTTTTAATATATTAAAATTATGCCTTATTTGACCAGCATTTAAGGGTTCAACATACATTCTAAATGCCCCCATATCACCTATTAAACTACCCCCAAATTCTTCTTCAAGAGTAATATTTGTGGTTAAACCAGAATATGATGTATTATTTAGTATATCAGTTGGTAATAATTCTGGGTCTTGTATTAGGGTGTTATTTGTACATGAACTTAATGTAAGAGAATCTTTAAGCCCTTGTGTGCCACCCCCAACTGAAATATTGAAGGGGACGCCAATTTGTCTTTCTTTTAGAGTATTTAATGGTCTTGGGATAATTTCCTCAAAATTATCAATGATGAAGAATATTTTACCATTTATGTATATTCTTAAATTTCCATTTCTATATTTTTTTGTATTAATCCATGATTGGTCAAAATTAACAACTTCAATGCTTGCATTTGTTTCACCACTTAATTTTGGTTGTATTAATTCAATGCTTCTATTGGTTGTTGTTGCAGTATATTCCCTTGAGACTAATAATCCTAACCCCCCAAGTTCTTTTAAATCACAATTTTCAATTAGTCTATCTCTAACAAATACTGCGTCAATTTGAACCCAATTTTCATCTTGGATATATGTTGTATTTTTAAATTCATCAAATATTCCTTTTGTTGAGCACCATTGATTTATAGTTGCACCTGATGTTTCGCAAGTTCCTGTTAGGGTGAATGTTTTTACACAAACTATTGGGTTGCCAGAATTACCACTTAACTGAAGTGATAGTGCATTTGAAACAGAATCATATAAGGGATTTGGTTCATTAAATATAACATCTTTATCTGGATTTGTTATTCCTGTGATTGGATATACCTTATTACAAGTTGATGCTGAATATGTGGATGCTGAATAATTTATATCACAATTGCAAGTATCCCAACAAGTTAAGCCAGATGTTGGTCTTGTATATGCACTATATGACACTGGATGTCCATCAGCAAAATGATAAAACTTATTTTCTGCTCTTGCACCTAAATAAAAGAATGTCCCCTTATTTTTTGGATATCTTACATTCAAACCATTTGTATCGCCTGTCCATCTATATTTTAATACAAATTCTGCTGTCCAGCCAAGATTTGGTCTTTCTGGGAATATTTCATAATCATAACCAAATAATCTATAAAATCCTTGATAAAATGAACCATTTAATGATGAATATTTGAGACTTGATGTTGTTCCAGATGTTATATTATAAGAATAACTATTATCATTATATATTCTATTTGTGCTTGTTGTGAACCCTGTTATGGGGTGTAATTTTAATCTTCTATCAAATTTATACCTATTATATATATCATTTGTATTTGTATATAAACCATAATTTATTTCAATGGTTTGACCAGAAATAACATTGGTTAATCCATTATCAATTCCGGTTAATCCAATATCACATATTGAAATTTTATTTTGGTATGTATTTGCTGTTAAATTATAATTTTCTGGATTATAATAATTTTTTGAAACAATAACATCTGTTGATGAATATCCACTTGAATTACCAGAATAGTTAAAATCAAAATTGAATGGCATCCTATTCCCATCATTCTCAGCAATCAAATTTGATGAAAATACAGTTTCCTCATCAAAATTCAACTCATCCGAAGCCAAACTTATATCAATAATTTCATTTACAGGTCTAAATCCAATCTTATTAAAATTATATTGATTAATATTTTGATAACTCATTTATATTATTATTATAATAAATAGTATTTAGTGAATATTTATGAATAAAAGTCAAATGATAAATATTAACGAAGAATATTTTAATTCACCTTATTATTTTTTAATTAGAGAAAAGACTGATAAATATTCACTATATTTCTCAATAAATGGCACATTGTCCGAAGCAAGAGATAATGATGAAGTTGTTCACTTTGATAAAAAAAATATTAAAAAAATAAAAAATCACTTAAATAAAATTGTTAAAACCAAAAGAAAACCAACAACAAAGAAGTTAAAAAAAGAATTGGAAGAATTGGTTGATGATGATGGTTCAATGCTAACATCAAAAATCCCCATATTAAATAATACGCAACATACTCATAGAACAATGGATCAAATTATTCCAGCAACAAGGCAAACAAATGACCCTGTAACTCGTGGATATAGAACATATTATGGTGAGGGGATTGAAGAGATTGATATGTCCAATGCATTTGGCTATGAGGAAACAAAAAATCTTGATGGTAAAAAAACATATAAATATTTGGTTGATAAACTTGATGTTGAACCTGATGAGGCAAAGCAAAGAACAAAAGAATTTGGTAAAGACCCTTCTGGGAAAATAAGCAAAAAGAAAAAGAAAGGGTCTATTGATAAAATGACATTATCTGAGTTCAATAAAATGGTTGAAGATTTGGTTGTATCAAAAAGAAATGGAGATAGTGATTTGCAGTCATCAAAAGATGAAACAAATCCAATTATCAAAAAGAATATTAAAATGTTGAAAACCCAAGCAGAGAAAAACGGATTAAGTATAAATGATTTAATAAAAATGCTAAAAAGTGAATAGTAAACTTTATAATAGACCAATTCCTTTTCCTCCAGAAATGAAACAACATTTAATGATGTGTATGAACTCTATTGGACAAATTCCCCAAGATAGCGAAGGTTATAAAAGGAATAAAGAATTACAAGGGAAAAATACAATATCATATACCCAAATGAAAAGAATAAAAAGTTATTTTGATACTTATAAAGGTGATTTTAAGGATGCTGAATTTATTTTAAATGGTAGTCTTAAAATGAAATATTGGGTTGAACAAACATTAAATCAAATGAGAGCAAATGTTAAAATGACCCAAAGAAATAGAACAAATGCTGGTGAATCAAATCAATTTATTGATTCACATGATAAAGATGATACCAATGTTAGACCATCAGAAACACATAAAAAGGCAACAGAAAGGCATGCTTCCTCAATACCAAAAATAACAGAGGAAATAAATAAAATAAAAAAATTAATAAAATATTAAAATTATGGGAGATGAATTAGCAATTGATTTAAGCCAAAATATTGAAAATAATTTGAGCAAATTTGCAGAAGAGCAAAGAGCAAAGCTATTACCAAAAAATGAATATAAGGATATAGCATTTGAATATTCATCAAAAAATCCAAATGCCCTTGGGGATGGCGATGGAAAAGGTAGGGGCAATGGTATTTTCCTTGATACTCATACACCAACAATTGGAACACAACTAGATGTTACTGAAAGAAAAAGTGAAATAAAAATAAATAAATTTAAGGAAAAAAATCCATATCCAGATTTTAAGAAATGAAATTAACAAATACATTAAAATCATTATTAACAGAAATTGCTTCAATTGAATCAATTGCTTCAGCAATAAAGGGTAGACAAGTCTGTGTCGTTTATTATGATGGTGATGAGCCAGGGGGTAAAGGATTAAGACTAATTGAACCTGTTTGTCTTGGTACAACCAAAGGTGGGAATAGAGCAGTTAGGGCATATGATATTGAAGGGGCTTCACATACTGGTTATTTGGGGAAACAAATTCTACCCGGTTGGAGGATATTTAGATTGGATAAAATAATGTCATTAAATCCATCAGGTGAAGTATTTACAACCCCAAGAGAAGGGTTTAACTTTAATGGGGATAAAACTTTCAGAGGTGGTGTGTGCTTGGTTAAAGCAGAATTTGATGGGGATTATAATACACCAGAAGATGAAATAAATATTACATAAAATACCAAATAAATATTACATAATATGGAAAATGATTTAATGCAAAAACTAATGAAATCCAAAGCAATAATGGATGTTCACAACAAGTTACCAAGAAGTGGTAACGCAATACCAACGGGTGATAATGTTGATTTTTCAATACCAAATGCAAGATATAATATACCTGATGATATACTATCTGAAAATGAAATGACAGCACCAGTTATGCCAATAAGAAATATTGAAACCCCCTCTGAAGATGCAATAAAGAAATCAAGATTGCCAGATGAAATTAAAAGGATTATGCTGGAACATCCAATTGCACAAGTTCAGCAACCTATTGGTAGAAATATTTTAACAGATGAGATGGTTGAAAAAGCATCAAAATTAATGGGCAATAAACCAAAACAAAATATAGTAGAACAAAAACAAGTATCAAACACACAAATAGACGCAGAATATATTAAAAAAATTGTAAAAGAAACAGTTAAATCAACCATTAAAGAAATGGGGTTATTAACAGAAAGTACAGAGAAGTCAGATGAGTTTTTCCAATTTAGGGTGGGGTCACATATTTTTGAAGGTAAAATACAAAAGATTAAAAAAATTAAAAGTTAATTAAATAATTATTTTGTTTGTAAAAAGCAATATGCAATCTCTGCATATTGCTTTTTTTTTTGATTTTATTTATTATATTTAAATATAAAATATAAAAATGAGTAAACAAATAAAAGTTTTAGTAGTCCCATCTGACCGCTCTGGGGTTGGAAAATTCCGCTCAATTGACCCCCATCTTTTCTTACAATCAGAATATTCTGGTGAATTTCACATAGATATTGATTATGAACCCCCAATGGATGATATGAACTTTTGGAAGAATTATGAAATTGTTGCTTTCCATAGAAGTATTGGTCATGATTTTGATAAAGCAAAGAGCCTTATATTAACATTAAATAATATGGGTATAATTACAATTTGTGATATTGATGATTATTGGATGCCAACAAAGGATCACCCAATACATGAGATTATAAAAATTCATAAAATAAATGAAAAAATAATTGAAAATTTAAAAGCAGCAAAATATGTTACAACAACAACAAAATTATATGCAGATTTAATCAAAAAATATAATAAAAATGTTTTTGTGTTTCCAAATGCTATAAATCCAAATGACCCCCAATTTAATGAGCCAACCCTTGAATCTGATAGGGTTAGAGTGGGTTGGCTTGGTGGGTCTAGTCATCAACATGATTTAATGATTTTAGATAAACCATTTAGTTCATTAACAAAATATTCAAATAAATTACAATTTGTATTATGTGGATTTGATACTAGGGGTTCTGTTACTGAAATTAATTCTGAAACAAAAGAGCAAAAGAAAAGAAATATTAAACCAGAAGAAACTGTATGGGCAAGATATGAAGAAATATTTACACAAAAATATTCTACAATAAGTGAGGATTATAAAAAATATTTGTTTAAATTTGTACAAGAACCTTATGATAAAGAAAATAATGAGGCTTATTTAAGAGTGTGGACAAAACCTGTTACTGCATATGCTAAGAATTATGCAAAATTTGACATATCTTTAGCACCAATAAAGAATCACATTTTTAATGAAATGAAGTCGCAATTAAAAGTAATTGAAGCTGGGTTTTATAAAAAAGCATTAATAGCCTCAAACTTTGGTCCTTATACGATTGATTTGAAACATGGATTAGATAGAGGTACTTTTGTAAAGGGGGGGAATGCTTTGCTTGTTGATGCTGATAGGAATGGGGTTGATTGGGCAAAGTATATTGAAAAGTTACTGAAGAATCCCAACTTAGTACAAGACCTTGGAGAAAATTTATATGAAACAGTAAAGGATACATATTCCTTAATTACTGTAACAAAAAATAGAGCAGAATTTTATAAGTCACTAATTAAATAACTACAACATGATAAATGTACCTTTAAACAAAATCTTATTCCTTGACATTGAAACTGTTGGTTGTGAAGCCAGTTTTGATGCCTTAAAAACAAACAAACCTGAATTAGCCTTTCAGTTTGAAAATTATTATGATTGGTTTGAAAAAAGATTTCCAGAGGATGGTGCTGATGGTTTTGATTCTATGTTTCATAATCGTTCAGCACTTGTTTCTGAGTTCCTAAAAATTGCTTGTGTTTCTCTGGCATTTGTTAATGATGATGGGTCAATTAAAATGCAATCATTTTCTGGAAAAGACGAATTGGATATTCTTAAAAAAACCCAAAAGGTTCTTCAAAAAGTTGGCTCATTAAATTATTTCCTTTGTGGCCATAATGTTAAGGGATTTGATATTCCAGTATTGGCTAAGAGAATGATGATTAATGGACTGATGCCCCCAAAGATTTTACCAAGTTTTGATACTAAACCTTGGGAAGTTAAAGCAATAGACACAAAAGACATTTGGCAATATGGTCAATTTGGTTCAATTGCATCTTTAGAGTTAATGTGTGTTAGTCTTGGTATAGAATCATCAAAGAATATGGATGTTACAGGTAATAAAGTACATGACGCATATTGGAATGACAACAATATTGAAGGTATTACAAAATATTGTGAGAGGGATGTTGAGGTTTTAATTGATGTAATTAAGAAACTTTTAATTTTAAAATAAGGTATGAAGGTCTGGGTAAATGGTTGTTTTGACGTTTTACATATTGGGCATATTCATTTGTTAGAATATGCAAAAAGTTTTGGTTATGTATTTGTTGGGTTAGATAGTGATATGAGAGTTAAAGAATTAAAGGGTAATGATAGACCCTTTAATTCTTTGGATGCAAGATTTAAAGTAATGTCCTCTTTAAAATATGTTGATGAAGTAACTTCTTTTGATTCTGATACTGAATTAAAATCAATTTTGGCTTACTATCAACCAGATATAATGATTATTGGAGATGATTATAAGGGGAAAGAAATAATTGGTCAAGAATTTGTTAAAGAGGTTGTTTTCTTTGAAAAAACACCTAATATTAGTACAACTAAAATATTAAATAACAATAAAAACTAAAAAAAATGAGTTTAGGAAATGATTTTGATGATTTATCGCAAGAAGAAATTGAAAGATTGCAAAATCTTATGAATGAACAAGGTGATGATGATGATATTAATGGACTTTTGGAAATGTTTGGCATTTCACCAGAAGAATATGGTACATTATTTGAAACTGCAATGAAGGTAAAAAACCTTGGATATAAAAAAGTACATCCAGATGCAATTGAACCATTTTATAATTATGAAAAAGATTCTGGATTTGACCTCTGTTCAGTAGAAGAAGTTGTATTAAAACCCCTATCTAGGCTAATGGTAAACACGGGGTTGGCCTTTAATATACCAGATGAACATGAAATACAGATTAGACCAAAAAGTGGATTAGCAATCAATTATGGGGTTACTGTATTGAACACACCATCTACTATTGATGGGGGTTATGTTGGGGAAGTTAAGGTAATTTTGTTTAACACATCAAGAGAAGAGTTTCATATTAAGAAAGGAACAAAGATTGCACAAGCAGTATTGTGTCCAGTAATACAAGGCAAATATGTTAATATAGAAAATATTGATGAATTACCCCAAACAGATAGGGGGGATAATGGTTTTGGATCAACAGGAATACAATTATAATAAATTATGGAGTTAGTTTTGATAGGGGCTGGTGGGTGTGCTAATGAGATTAGAGCTGAAATGAAAAATAATATAAAATGTTTTGTTGAAGATACTTTCTTTAATGAAAATAATGATAATATTTATCCTTTATCCAAATTTGATCCAAAAAAATATATTGTTTTAGTTGCAATAGGTGATAGTAAATTAAGAAAAAGTTTAGTTGAAAAATTACCAAAGGAGACTATATATACAAAATATATTAGTCCTTCAGCACAAATTTTAAATAAAAACATTGAATTTGGCGAAGGTAGTATTGTTTGTTCAGGTGTGATTATTACAACTAATTGTAATTTTGGTAAACACACTCATTTAAACATACATACATCAATAGGTCATGATTGTAAAATTGGAGATTATTTTACAACTGCTCCTGGTGCAAGAGTTTCAGGAAATTGTAATATTGGAGATGTTGTTTATTTGGGGACTAATTCTAGTGTAAAACAGAAGATTAATATTTGTGAAGAAGTTGTAATTGGTTCAAATGGTTGTGTAGTGAAAGATATAAATAAACCTGGAACTTATGTTGGAGTTCCTGTAAAAATAATTAAAAATGGCGCAAGGAGTTTATAAAATAACTGAAGACTTTGAGAAAAGTATATGCGATTATACTGGAGCACCTTATGCAATTGCTTTAGACAATATGAGTAATGCTCTTTTTCTTTCATTGTATTATGAAAAAAACATTAAAAAATCATTGGCCACTGATTATGTAGATTGCCCTTCAAGGACATATCCTTCAGTTCCTTGTGAAATAATTCATGCAGGGTTAAAAGTTAATTTTACACCTGTAGAGGGTAACACAACTAAAGGCTCATATAGGTTAAACCCAACAAATGTGATAGATTCTGCCCTAAGATTTACTGCAAATATGTATATACCAGAAACTCACATGTGTGTATCATTCACAGGACCATACAAAACATTGAAATTGAGTAAAGGCGGTGCAATTTTAACAGACAATCTGCATGCTGCTATGTGGTTCAAAAGAGCAAGGTTTAGTGGTAGAAGAGAATGTTCTTATCATGATGATTATTTTGATATGTTAGGTTGGAATTTTTATATGATGCCAGAACTTGCAGCAAGAGGATTATTGATGATGAGTCAATTTTATAACTTGAATGGAACAAAAAAACATAATGAGGATTTGGAATTACCATATCCTGATTTATCTACTTATGAAATTTATAAAAAATAATTTTAAAACATTAAAAAAGTATGAAAGTTGCAAAACTAATAATGTCGTGTGATGATTCATATTACCAAGACTATTGGCCTGTGGTTGCCAAGGTTTGTAAAAAGCAATTAGGAGCAACTCCAGTATTATTTAAAATAGGAGAAAAAGAAACTGATTTTTATTTTGATGGAAACGGATTGGTTAAGGAAGTCAAAGCCCTGCCACAAATTCAAATAAGTATTCAAGCTATATTCTATAGACTATATGGAACTAAGTTTTTTCCAGATGAAGTTTGTCTAATTTCTGACATTGATATGATGTTGTTTAGTTATGACTATTTTCAAAACACAATAAAAGATTTTGATGAGGACAGCATTGTGGTATATTCTAGTGATGCGTATGATTTAGAAAGGAATGATTCTAAAGGATGGTTTGATTCTAATATTTTTGCAATGTGTTATAACGCAGCAAAGGGTAAAATATTTGAAGAAATTTTTAATTTGGAAGGCAGTTTCTCAGATTTTTTTGATCGGTTAAGTAAATTTAAATACAAAAAAATATTAAAGTGGTATGGTGACGAAATATATTTAACCAAAAAAATTGAAGAATTCTCGGATAGGTTTCAGGTACATAAATTAAGACGCGGTTATGAGGAAGGATTTTTTCTTAAAGACAGAATTGAAAAGTGGCATTTTCCAATAGACTATGTTGACAACCAAATGAAATCACTTAACGCACGTGATGGTAGTTATGATGAAAAACTGCTAAAAGAAGGATTTTACTTAGATTGTCATTGTGTAAGACCTTTTGATTTACATGAAAAAGAAATTAATTATGTTGCGGATATGATCACATGTAGACAAAATTTAATCCAAACTATTCCAGGTCAAGATTATAGTACAGTAAATGACAGATGTTTAATTCATAATGGGGATGTAGTGGATATAGGTTGTTTGAATTGGGATTGGAGTAATTTTTTTATTGGGAAGAAAAGAGTAATTGGTGTCGACCCCTTTGAAAATCAAATTAGACACACAGAGCTTTTCAAAGGAGTAATTGGTAAAGAAGATGGCATCATAAAAATGAAAAACAAAGGTATAAACACATCTATGATTAACTCAGAGGATGGGGAAGAGGTAAAAGTTAAAACATGGAAAAATTTTTGTAAAGAATTCTCAATAAACAAAATTTCATTATTGAAAATCAATATTGAAGGTGCAGAATATGATTTATTAGATAGTTTTGATAATCAAGATTTTGAAAATATTGACCAAATAGCTATAAGTTTCCATGATTGGATGATTCCAGAATGGAAATCAAAAACAGAAAAATCTTTAAGTGTTTTAGAATCAAAAAATTTTTCTTTACAAAAAATAAATAATCCTTGGAATTGGTTTTTAGCAACCAAAAAAGAATTCTTAAATGAAAAATATCAAAATAAGAAAAAAAATGAAATCCACATTTCTTTTTTGGATACTCCACAATTAGAGATTAAGGGCAATACGTTAAAAAATTACTATGTTGAATTTTTGGACGAGAATGACAATGTTATTTATTCTTCAGAAATTAAAACAGGTATGTGGACATCTTGTAATAAAAAACACTATAAAAAATGGAAAATTAAGATTAATGGTAAAATTGTCCACGATTTAAACAATACATTCATTCCTTACAATAATGAAGTGATGGTTTACATTGATAATTGCTAGTTTTTTCAATGAAATAAAAAATAATAACAATATGATAACAATAGGATTTTCAACAAGAAAGAGCAATCCAGCATTTATTGAGCAAGTTAAGAAAACAGTTGGCCCAAAAAATGTGGAAATTATTGAGGTAATTAACAATGGTGAAAAATCATTGGCAAAAGTTTATAATGAAATACTAAATAAGGCAAAGAACAACATTGTTGTTCTTTGTCATGATGACATCATTTTTGAAGATAAAGGTTGGGGGAATAAATTAATTAAGCACTTTGATAAAACCAATTTTGGCATATTGGGTATTGCTGGCACAACTAGTATGCCATCATCTGGTATGTGGTGGGAAGAAAGAAATAAGATGCTTGGTATTGTTAACCATAAGCATGAGGGTAAACAATGGGAATCCAAGTATTCAACCTCATTAGGTAATGAGGCAGAAAAGGTGGTAATTGTTGATGGCTTGTTTATGGCAATTCATAAAGATAGAATTAAGAGCAATTTTATTGAAGATTTTGATGGATTTCATTTCTATGATATATCATTTTGTTTTGAAAACTATATGCAAGGGGTTAATATTGGCGTTTTATATAATATAAAAATAACTCACTTATCAATTGGACAAACAAATGAGAAATGGGAAGAAAATAAAATTAAATTTGCTGAAAAGTATGCAGATAACTTGCCAGTTAAATTACCCCATAATGGGAAAAGAAAATTAAATGTTTTAATATCTTGCTTATATTTTAAAAACTTCACAGGATCTGAATTATACGTATATGAGTTAGCTAGAAACTTATTAAATCAAAATTGCAATGTTACTGTTGTTTCAGATATAGGGGGGTCATTAACAAAGATGGCAGCAAATCTTGGAATTAATGTTTTTCACATAAATGAACCCCCAGGTTTTAAATTGGGTGATGGTAAGTGGGGTGTCAATACTGAGGAGGGTTTTAAAGTTAGTGAAGAGAATATGCTATATTCTGTTGCACCAGTTAATTATGATGTGATTCATATTCAGCATAAACCAATTGCTGAAAAAATATGTCAATTATATCCGGGTATCCCAAAACTATATACCATCCACTCAGAGGTTATTTCTGTAGAAGAACCAATATTACATCCATCCATAAAAAAATATGTAGCAATTAGACCTAGTATAGCAGATTATATTGAAAATGATTTTAGGATTCCATTGGAAGATATTTCAGTTATATATAACCCAATTGATGAGAATAGATTTAATTTAAATAAATCATCAAATGATAATTATGTTTTATTTGTTGGAACAATTGATTATTTAAGAGAGAAAACAATAAGAGACTTAGTTATTTATACCAAAGAAAAAAATCTTGAACTTTGGTTGGTTGGAGATAGTTCATCAAATTACTTATCTGAATTATTAAATGATTCTCATGTTAAACATTTTAAATCAACTTGGAACATTGAAAAATATACAAAAAAATGTGTTGAAACTGCTGGTATAATGTTAGGTAGAACAACAATTGAAGGCTGGATGTGTGGAAAAGGTGGTTGGATTTATGAAGTTAATGATATTGGAGATATTTTGAGTAAAGAATTTCACTTACCCCCAAATCAAGAGGAGTTGGAGGACAAATATTTTGGTTCAACAGTTGCAAAACAAATAAAGGATGAATATATTAAAATAATATAATGAAGATATTGGTAAAATTTCCAACAAGGAATAGAAAAATTAAATTTTTTAATGTTTTAAAAATATACCAAACTCTTGCAAATAATTTGGATAATATGTTGTTTTTAATAACAATTGATGAGGATGATATCGAAATGAACAATTCTGATTGTTTGGAAATTTTATCAACTTTTAAAAATTGCAAGGTTGTGGTTGGTCAAAGTTCTTCAAAAGTACATGCAGTTAATAGAGATATGGACTATGCAAAAGATTGGGATATTTTGCTTTTAGCATCAGATGATATGATTCCCCAAATTAAAGGATATGATGAAATTATCATTAATAAAATGAAAGATATATATCCTAATACAGATGGGGTTCTGTGGTTTAATGATGGGTTTAAAAAGAGTGAATTAAATACAATTTGTATTTTGGGCAAAAGATATTATGAAAAATTTAATTACATTTATTATCCTGGATATAAATCAACATGGTGTGATAATGAATTTATGAGTGTTGCAAATTTATTAGGTAAGCAAACATATTTTGATGATGTCATCATAAAACATGAACACCCAGATTGGGGATTTGGAAAACAAGATGAAATTCATAAAAAAAATTATCAAGATTTAAATTATGATACAAATCTTTACAATAACAGAAAAAAAATTAATTTTGAATTATGAATAAAGTAATATCTTTTAGTCTTTGGGGAGACAATCCAAAATATACTTTAGGTGCAATTAAAAATGCTGAATTGTCAAAAACAATTTACCCAGATTGGGTCTGTAGGTTTTATTGTGGGAAATCAGTGCCAGAAGATATTGTTGAAAAATTATCAACATTTGATAATGTTGAAATTGTTAAAATGCTAGATGAAGGTGATTGGACTAGTATGTTTTGGAGATTTTATGCTTGTGAAGACTCAGATATAATGATATCAAGAGATACTGATAGCAGAGTATCAATTAGAGAGAAATTAGCAGTAGATGAATGGCTAAAATCCAATAAAGATTTCCATATTATGAGAGATCACCCTTACCACAACGCACTAATAATGGGTGGTATGTGGGGATGCAGAAATAAAATATTAAAAAATATTAAAAATTTAATTAATGAATATGTTAAGGGTGATTTTTGGCAAATTGACCAAAATTTCCTAAAAGATATTATTTACAATAAAGTTAAAGAAAATTCTTTTGTTCATGATTCATATTTTACTTTAGAAAAAAATACAGTTAAATTTCCTAATAATAGAATGAATAATGAATTTGTTGGCGATGTTTTTGATGAGAATGAAAATAGACATCCTAAATTTTATTTAGAAATTTATTAAAGAATTATGAAATTAACAATTTTAATTTGTGTGCATAGTATAAATGAATTTTATGATATGTTATTGAATAAATCAATAAATTCATTGGTTAATCAAACTTATAAAAATTTTAAAACTATTATTGTTTTAGATGAATGTTGGGATTATACTCAAAAAATGATTGAATTAGCAAATTACAATTTAGATTTAACCATATTAAAAAAAGATAAAAAACAAGGATTATCATATGCTAAAGAATTTGGTTTAAAGCATGTTGAAACTGAATGGGTTGGATTTTTGGATGGCGATGATTTATATTTACCAGACAAACTTGAAAAGCAACTTCACTACATAGAAAATAATGAAATTGATTTTTTAGGAACACATGCTTGGAATATTACTGGAATAAATGATGATAATTTATTGCCAAGTTGTTTTGATGTTAATGACAATATAACTCATTTAGATATTTTTAATAAAATTTTTAGTGAGAATGTATTAACTCATGGTTCTATGTTAGTTAGAAAAAATGCATTATTAGAATTAGGTGGATATAGAGATATTAAAGGTATGGAGGATTGGGATTTATGGCAAAGAGCCATTAATAATGGGTATAAGTTTTATCAAATACCTGAAAGATTATATATTTATAGATTAAATACTAGTATTATTAGATAATATGAATAAAATTAAAATTTTATTTTACTCACATACCATAGACTATGGGGGTACTTGGAGGTCACATGAAAGAATATTATTAAATTTAAACCTTGATTTATTTGATGTATACGTTTGTTATAATCCTAACCAAGACAATAATCGGTTAAATTTTTTAAAAACAAAACTAAACAATTCTCAACTAATACCTTTTGAGGCGTCAACAGATAAATTAGGCCCGGATATGGGTTATCCTTATAGAGAAAATAATTTTACCAAAATAGTTAAATCATATAATTTTGACATAATTCATTTTGCAAGAAGTGGATATTTTGAATGGCCGTTTAATCAAAGAATTTGCCCAATTCAAATTGAAACAAATATATTTGGTGGTAAGGATTTTTCTGAATTTTTAGATTGTTCTGTAACAATTAGTAATAAGGTAACAGAGATTAGAAATGGTTCTGATTATATGATTTACAACCCAATTCCTTTTCCGTTAAATTCAAAGGATAATTTAAAATTAGAATATAATATCCCTAAAGATTATTTTGTATTTGGTAGAACGGGTAGAAAAGATAATTTTCATCCAATAGCTTTAAATTCATTAAAAAAAATAAAAGATAATGGTTATAAATTTAAATACATTATAATTGGCGCATGTTGTCAAACTATAAATTTAATTAATAGTTTAGAATTAAATAATAATTGTATAATTATTGACCCAACAAATGATGATGAATTAATACATAAATTCCATAATACTATTGATATGTTTTTACACTATAGAAGTGATGGAGAAACATTTGGAACTGCAATAGCACAATCTATGATTTATGGTAAACCAATTATTTCTCATTTTGCTGGATATAATGCTCAAGATGAAATTATAAAAGATGGTGGATTTGTATGTAAAAATGAAAACGAATATGTAGAATCTATTACAAACCTTTGTAATGACAAAGAATTATATAAAACAATGTCCTATAATGCAAAAAACAGGGCAATAGATTTTGAAGAAAAAAAAATAACATTAGAATGGGAAACTTTATATCAAAAATTATATGATAATAGATAATATAATTAAAACTAAAGTAGATTGGTTTGAAATATATACTTTCAAAAATGATGGTATTGGTGGGGATATAATTAACGGAAAAATTTGGGAAAAACATATTATTGAATTTTTAAAAACTAATTTAGATAGTGACTCAACCTTTATAGACGTTGGAAGTAATTATGGGTGGCATTCAATAATTGCCTCTAAGTATTGTAATATAGTTTATAGTTTTGAACCTCAAAAAATTATGTTTGATATCCAAACATTATCAATTAATGATAACAACATTAAAAACATAATTGTATATAATTTTGGATTAGGTAATGAAAATATTGTATCTAAAATGAATCAAATTAATTACAATTCTCCTTGGATTAATATTGGTGATTTAAGTGTTGGTGCTGGTGGTGAAGAAATTAATATAAAAACAATTGATAGTTTAGATTTACCAAAAATAGATTTTATTAAAATTGATGTTCAGGGATATGAAAAATTTGTGTTAGAAGGTGGGGTTGAGACAATAAAGAAAGATAAACCAACATTGATTGTAGAGTTAGAAAATTTTCAATTAACCAAATTTGGATATGATGATTCCAATATTTTTAAATTACTTAAAGATATTGGATACATTCCTTTTTATTTAGAATATGATTATCCTTCTGACCATATTTTTGTACATAAAGACAATATTGAATTGTTTACTCAAAAAAATAATATCCAACCATTAACCGAAGGGAATCACTTAAATAATAATTTAATAAATGGGGTTATCAATAAAATTATAACAAATTATTAATATGTTAAAAATACTTTTAATACAAGAGAATGGCAGACATAATGAAAATAGACATTTTAGAGAATGTTTTTGTTTACAAAGAGCATTTATTAAGTTAAATCAAGAATGTGATGTTTGGGGTTTAGGTCACAATAATTTTAATGATAATATAGATTATGAATCATATGATTTAATAATAAATTTAGAAAATTATAATGAGACAGGATGGGTTCCAAATTTATCTAAAGTTAAAACAACAAAATTTTTATGGAGTATTGATGCGCATGTAAAAGGGGAAGAAGGGTATATAAAAGAATATAATAGAGGTAATTATGACATTTTATTACACTCAACTAAAGATTATGTTAATAAAGATTATAAGATTTGGTTTCCAAACTCATTTGATGATACATTAATCTCTCCAAGAAATGCTGCTAAAAAATGTGACCTTGGGTTTTGTGGTAACTTACTTAATAGAAACAACTATATAGATTTATTATCAAGTAATTTTAGTTTTATATTTGATAATTTTGTTATTGGTGACTCTATGGTTAATGCAATAAATTCCTACAAAATACATTGGAATTGTAACTTATCAAATGATATTAATTATAGAAGTTTTGAGACCATAGGATGTGGCATACCCTTAGTGACTAACTATAATTACCAGTATGAAGAATTGGGTTTTATTGATGGTGTAAATGTTATGATGTATAAAGATAATAATGAAATGATTTTAAAAATAAAACAATTACTATCTAATGATAAATTAAGAGAGTCTATTGGTAAATCTGGATTGGAGTTGTCAAAAAAGCATACATATGAAAAAAGATGTGAAACTTTAATAAATCTATATACCACAAAAATATGAATTTTATAACTACAAATCATCAAGGTGGGATATGTAATGTTATGTTTAAATTATCTGCATCAATTAGTTTGGCTTTGGATAATAATGTTGATTATATTTTTTCAAATGAATTTTTAAGACCAATTAGTACTGAGACGCCAAAACCAGGGTTTGACCCTGATTATAGTGTTTATAAAGATAATTTATTACGTAATATTACTTTTATAGAGAAATTACTATTACCATATAGAGTACATGTAGAACCTATAACATTTAATTATGGGCAAATAAAATATAACATAGGTGAAAATTTATTAATTGAAGGTTATTTTCAGAGTGAAAAATATTTTATAAATAATAAAGATTATATTATCAATCTTTTTAAACCAACTATAAATATTAAACAAATTATTTTGGAAAGATTACCAAATGTTCAAAATTCAGTTTCAATTCATATTAGAAGAGGTGATTATTTATCATCATCTAATTACCATCCACAACAATCTATAGAGTATTATATGTCAGCTATTAATTTGATTGGTCTTGATAGAAATTACTTAATATTTAGTGATGATTTAAATGGTGTTAAAAGTATGTTTGATTTTTTACCTAATAAAGAATTTGTTAGTTTGGGCAAAGATTATTTAGATTTATACTCAATGAGTATGTGTGAACACAATATAATATGTAATAGTACTTTTGGTTGGTGGGGTGCTTATTTAAATGAAAATAAAGATAAAAAAATAATTGGACCTAATAATTGGTTTGGACCCTCAGCGTCACATCTAAACTCTTCTGACATATTACTTGATAATTGGATTAAAATTTAAAAAATGAAAAAGATATATTCAAAAATTAATGAAACTAAACTACTACACATAATAGTTAGAAAAAATGAAATAACCCCAGGAAGAGAAGATATAATATCTGGGGATAACTTTATCCAATGTTCAAAATTAAATTTAACTAAGGGTACAACATTTAAACCACATAAACATATTTGGAAAGAAAGAACTAGAAATGTAATTGCACAAGAAAGTTGGGTGGTATTACAAGGGAGCGTCAAATGTATATTTTACGATATTGATGATTCAATTTTAACAACAGAAATTTTATATTTTGGTGATGCATCATTTACATTAGAAGGTGGGCATAATTATGAAATATTAGAAGATAACACATTAGTATATGAATATAAAACAGGTCCTTATGAAGGACAAGAATTTGATAAAACTTTTATTTTATGAGACAAGACATTACAAGTTTAAATAAGTGGTTTGGGGATAATGGTGATTATACCCATAACATAAATTATGAATTAAATAACAATTCAATTGTTATTGATTTAGGGGGGTATTATGGGTTATGGATTGATGAAATTTTAAAAAAAAATAACCCATATGTTCCTAATATAATATTAGTTGAACCTGTCCCAGACTTTTATAATCATTTAGTTACAAAATATGAAAATTATAAAAAAATAAAAGTAATGAATGTAGGTGTATCTACAGATAAAAATGAGGCAACTAAATCTTTATATTTGTCAAATGATGGCTCATCAACAAATTTTAATACAAATGGTAATTCTGTAATCCAAATTAAAACCTTACCTATTGATAAAATACTTTCAGATAATAACATTAATCAAGTAGATTTACTTCAGATTAATATTGAGGGCGATGAATATGCATTAATGGAATATATGATTGAAAGTAAAATTATTAATAAATTTAAAAATATACAAATACAGTTTCATTTAGGTATTGAAAATGATATAGAAAGAAGAATTAATATTCAAAAAAACTTAATTTATAATGGATTTGAAAATAAATTTGATTATCCTTTTGTTTGGGAGTCATGGGAAAAAAATAAAATGTAATTATCCAAGAAAGTTGGGTATTAGTATATGAATATAAAACAGATTTCTGCAAAAGGTAAGAATTAGATAAAACATTTCTATAAATGAAGAGTGATAAAGTAACAATAATTGGTACTGGGTCTTATCTACCTAATAGGGTTGTGAGTAATAGTGAACTATGTAAAAACATAGACACAACACCAGAATGGGTTGAACAAAAATTAGGTATTTTAGAAAGAAGATTTATTGCTGATGAGAAAACTTCTGATTTAGCTTACTATGCTGCCATAAATGCTTTAGAATCGGCTAACATAAATAAAGAAGATTTAGATTTAATTATAGTAGTTACTTCTAGTCCTGATCAAATATCACCATCAACTGCATGTGTTTTACATAATAAATTAGATATTGAAAAAAATGTACCATCATTTGATATTAATGCAGTTTGTGCTGGGTTTGTCTATGCTATGTCATTTGCATCAACATTAATTAGTACTGGTATATATAAAAATATATTAATTGTTGCTAGTGAAACATATTCTAAACATACTAACTTAAATAATCGTCATTGTGTATTTTTTGGCGATGGTGCTGGAGCTGTAGTTTTAGGACCCTCAGATAATAGTTGGATGGTAAGTGAAATATTGTCTAATGGTAAAGGTACTGGTATGACAGGTTTTAGAATGCCATTAGATAAACCATTTGAAATGGTAGGCAAAGAAGTTTGGGAACAAGCAACTAAAGTATTACCTGAATCAATTAAAAGTGTTTTAAAAGAAGCTAATTTAACAGCTGATGATATTAATATGTTAGTACCACATCAACCTAGTATTAATATATTAAAGTTGGTTGCAAAAGATGTTGGTTTACCAATGCATAAAGTAAAAACAATAATGGATAAATATGGTAATATTGCAGGTGCATCAATACCAATTGCTTTAGATGATGCAATTAAATCAGGTGAAATAACTTATGGTGATAATATATTATTATCAGCTGTTGGTGCTGGTTGGGCTTGGGGTTCAATGATAATTAAGTATAATCAATGATTATGAAAAAAATAGTTGTTTTTGGTGGAAAAGGTGGTCTTGGAACTAAATTAGTACCATTTCTTAAAAAAAAATATGAAGTAATTGATTTAAGTAGTAAAGACGTTGATGTAACAAACCCAAAAGAAGTAAATAATTTTTTTAATGAAAATCAAGTAGATATTGTTTTAAATATGTCAGGTAAAAAATATGATGTATTTTTAAATAGTATTACTGAGGATGATTATAAAGAAATTGATGATATGTTGAATGTAAACATAAAAGGTAATATAAATATACTTTCTGGATGCTTACCAAATATGATTAAAAATAAATGGGGTAGAGTGATATCAATATCTTCAATTTTTTCTGAAATGAATGTACCTAAAAATTCATTATATTGTGCATCAAAAGCTTTTTTGGATAGATTAATTTCGGTTGCTAATAAAGAAAATATAAAACATGGAATAACATGTAATACAATACAACTAGGATATTGGGATGGTGGAATGGGTGATAGAGTTGAATCTAAATATCAAGATATTGCAAAAGAAAAAATAGGTTTAAAAAGGTTTGGTAAAACTGAAGAATTATATAATACTATTGATTATATTATAGAAAATGAATATTTTTGTGGTGGTAATTTAAAAATAAATGGTGGATTATAAATATAAAAAATGAAAAAATTAAAAAAAGTGGGGAAAGATGTTAGGGTTAGTAATTTAGCAATAATATCAAGACCTGAATTAGTTGAAATAGGTAATCATGTAGCAATTGATATGTGGACTTATATATCAACTCAAGCAATATTGGGGGATTATATTCATATTGCACCAAGTGTTTCAATTATAGGTGGTGCGCCAGCATTAATTGTTATGGAAGATTTTACTAACATTGGTTCTGGAAGTAGAATTGTCTGCGCAAGTGATGATTTTACTCAAGGATTAATATCGCCTGTTGTTCCATTAGAACATCGAATGGTCATAAATAAACCAGTAATATTTAAAAGATACTCTACTTTAGGTGTTAATTGTACTGTTTTACCTGGTGTAACATTAGGTGAAGGGTCAATAGTTGGAGCTGGGTCTGTTGTTACTAAAGATACAGAACCTTGGACAGTATATGCTGGATCACCAGCAAAACCAATCAAAACGAGAGATTCAAAACAAATATTAGAAAGTGCTAAAAAACTTATGAACTATGAATAATTTTAAACCATCAAACAACTCATTAGACATTCCATGGATTGAATCACCATTTTTTCACGAATTATTGGATGATTCAGGGCTAACCAATAAACAAAAAGAAAATTGTAAATTTTATAATGAAAATGGTTATCTTATTATTGATTTAGAATTAACTGATGATGATATATTACCAATAGTAAATGACACGTATAGTGCACTAAATAATGAAAATACTACATATCATGCTGACCACTTTCAATATACAGAAAGTAAAAGAATATTTGAACATTGGAAAAAAAGTGACTCAATTGCTAATTTAACAATACACCCTAAAATTATTAATACTCTTAGTTATTTATATGGAAAAACGCCATTTCCATTTTCAACTATTAATTTTATTAAAGGTAGTAATCAACCACTACATAGTGATACAATACATTTTCACACAATACCACATCTTTGGATGGTTGGTGTGTGGGTAGCATTTGAAGATGTTGATGAAACTAATGGCACTTTAAAAATAATACCGGGTAGTCATAAATGGCCAGTATATGAATACCATAATCTTAATTTACCTCACCCTGATACTATTGAAAATGGGGAATCTAATAATTATAAAATATATGAAGATTTTTTAATTGAATTAATAAAAAGTAAAAAAGCCTCTGAAAAAAACGTAAGTTTAAAAAAAGGACAAGCTTTAATATGGGCTTCAAATATGTTGCATGGTGGCTGTAATGTTGAAGGTGTTACAGATTTTAATAAAACTAGATTAACTCAAGCCAATCATTATTTTTTTGAGGGGTGTGCCAAACATTACCATCCAATGTTTTCAAGACCGTTAGAAGGTCAATACGCACTTAAATGGTGTGATGATAACAACAATATTAAAACCTATTTAAATGATAAAAAATGAATTTTGAAGTAGTTTCAACTTTTGAAAATAAAATATCAGAGTTTTTTGGTTCTTCTTATGCAGTTGCTGTTGATAGTTGTACACATGGGTTAGAATTATGTTTAAGATATGTTAAAGAAACCAAAATTAATGTACCTACAAGAACATATTTGTCTGTACCATTTTTGGCAGAAAAAATAGGTATAGAACTAGAATGGAGATATGAAGATTGGGAAAATTATTATACACTTAATTATGGTGATAAAAGAATTATTGATGCAGCAGTATTGTGGAAAAAAAATAGTTATATTCCCAACACATTTATGTGTGTTAGTTTTCAATATCAAAAACATCTTTCATTAGGTAGAGGGGGTATTATTTTACTTGATAATGAAATTGATTATATTTCATTAAAGAAAATGTCTTATGATGGAAGATTACCTAACATACCGTGGAGAGACCAAGATATAGACACTCTTGGATTTCATTATTATATGACACCTGAGATTGCACAATTAGGACTAAATAAATTACAAGATGCAATCAATACCCCACCAAGGCAATGGGTAGTTACTGATTGGCCTGATTTAACTAAAATGAAAATTTTTAAAAAATAATATGAAAAAAGCATTTATTACAGGAATTAATGGGCAAGATGGCTCATACTTATCAGAATATTTATTGTCTTTAGGATATGAAGTTTATGGCATTGTTAGAAGAAATTCAGTACCTGAACACCAACAAAGCCGTATTGAATCCATAAAAGATAGAATGTATGTTTATTATGGGGATGTTTTAGACCAAACAAATTTACAAAAATTATTAGATAAAATACAACCTGATGAAATATATAATTTAGCAGCACAAAGTCATGTTAGAATAAGTTTTGATATACCAGAATTTACATTACAAACAAATTCAAATGGTGTTTTAAATATGTTAGAAGCCTATAGAAGAAGTTGTCCAAATGCTAAATTTTATCAAGCATCATCATCAGAAATGTTTGGAAACTCTGTTGATAGTGATGGCTTTCAACGAGAAACAACACCAATGATACCAGTATCACCATATGGGTGTTCTAAATTATCTGCATATTCATTAGTTAGAAGTTACAGAAGGGGTTATGGATTACATGCTGTAAATGGAATACTATTCAATCATGAATCCCCAAGAAGGGGATCCAATTTTGTAACAAGCAAAGTTATTAAAACTGCTCTTGAAATAAAACATGGATTAGCAAATAAACTAGTCATTGGCAATATGGATTCATATAGAGATTGGGGTCATTCTAAAGATTATGTAAAAGCAATGCACTTATTATTAAACCACAATACACCAGATGATTATGTTGTATCAACAATGAAAACTCATTCAGTTAGAGAAATGATTGATTATGTATTTACTAAACTAGAACTTGATTATAATCTATATGTTGTCCAAGACCAAGAATTTATGAGACCTGAAGAATTAAAATATCTTAAAGGTGATTCTACTAAAATTAGAAAAGAATTTGGTTGGAAGCCAGAATATACTTTTGAAATGTTAATGGATGAAATGATTGAGCATTGGGATGAACAAGTTAGGATTACTAAAATGATTAATAATAAAAAATATTAGTTTATATGCTAAAATTGTTAGTAACTGGTGGATATGGTTTAGTTGGTTCACATATTAAATCAGATATTAAGATTGGAAGTGAAATTGATTTAACAAACCCCCACCTTACATATGAAGCCTTTGAAAAGCATAAACCAACACATATTATTCATTGTGCTGGTAAAGTTGGTGGACTTGGGGGTAATATGAAGTATAAGGGTGAATATTTCTATGATAACATTATGATAAACACAAATGTTATAGAATCAGCAAGGAAGGTTGGAGTTGAAAATTTGGTTTGTTTCTTATCCACTTGTGTATTTCCAGATAATATTGATTACCCCCTAACTGAAAAGAAGATACATTTGGGTGAGCCTCATTCATCAAATTATCCCTATGCTTATGCCAAGAGAATGGCAGATATACAAATTAGGGCATATAGAGAACAATATGGGTTAAATTATAAATCAGTAATACCAACAAACATATATGGTTCTAATGATAATTTCTCATTAGAGCATGGTCATGTTATTCCTATGTTAATTCATAAATTATTTTTGGCAAAAGAAACAAAAACTGATTTTATTGTTTGGGGATCTGGTAAACCATTAAGAGAATTTATTTATGTTAAAGATGTTGCAAGATTAAGTGAATGGGTTTTAAATAATTACAATGAATCTGAACCAATTATTTTGAGTCCCTCATCTGAAATTAGTATAAGAGATTTGGTTGACTTATTGGTAAATTATTTTAACTTTAAGGGTAAGGTAATATTTGATGATTCTAAACCTGATGGACAATTTAGAAAGCCATCTGATAATAGCAAATTGATGTCATATTTACCAGATTTTAAATTCACCCCAATTGAGGAGGGGTTGAAGGAAACAGTTGAGTGGTTTATTGAAAATTATACTTATGCAAGAAAATAAAATAGCATTGATATCTGGGATAAATGGTCAAGATGGATCATACTTAGCAGAATTATTGATTGAGAAAGGATATGAAGTTCATGGAACATTGAAAAGAAATTCAGTTGCAGAAAATCAAACATCAAGATTGGATAATATATATGATAAGTTAAAATTACATTATGCTGATTTGACTGACTTATCATCATTAATTAGAGTAATACAAGATGTTAGACCTAATGAGATATATAATTTGGCAGCACAATCTCATGTAAGAATATCATTTGACCAACCCATTTACACAGCAAATGCAACTGGACTTGGCGTTTTAAACTTACTTGAAGCGGTTAAACTTGTAGATAAGTCAATTAAAATATACCAGGCATCATCATCTGAAATGTTTGGTAATTCAATTGATGCTGATGGATTTCAAAGGGAAACAACGCCTTTAAATCCGGTATCACCCTATGGTTGTTCAAAAGTATTTGGGTATAATATTGCAAGAAATTATAGAAATTCATATGGTATGTTTATATCAAATGGGATTTTATTTAATCACGAATCCCCAAGAAGGGGGACAAACTTTGTAACAAACAAGGTGGTTAAACAAGCAGTTAAAATAAAATTGGGATTAGCTAATTCATTAAGTTTGGGTAATTTGGATGCTACAAGGGACTGGGGACACGCAAAAGATTATGTGGAGGCAATGTGGTCAATATTGCAATTAGATAATCCTGATGACTTTGTGTGTGCCACAGGGGTATCCCATTCTGTTAGAGAATTGTGTGAATATGTTTTTTCATACTTGGGGTTAAATTATATGGATTATGTAAAACAAGATGAAAAATTTTATAGACCAGAAGAACTATATGATTTAAAAGGAGATGCAACAAAATTAAGGAAAACAATTAACTGGCAACCAAAATATACATTTGAAACAATGCTTGATGAAATGATAGAATATTGGTTACATAAATTTAATGATGAAAATTTGACTACTAAATTCTAGTTCCTATTATTTATTATTAAATAAAAACAACTTAATGACGAGAAGAAGATTTGTGAAAAAAGAAGATGAGGTTGAGTTAGCTCCCCAATCTAGGAAAAGCCAAATTTGTAGTTTACTTAAAAAGAAAACAAAAGAAAAATTCCTAAATGACAATCAAGTGGTTTATTATGACAAATTGTTAAATAACCAAATTACAATTTGCATTGGTCCTGCTGGAACTGGAAAGAGTTATATGTCTATGAAAGCAGCCATTGACTTACTTGCAGACCCCAGCAATACATATGACAAGTTGGTGATTGTTAAACCAGCAGTTGAAGCAGAAGAGAAACTAGGGGCGTTACCTGGAAATGTAAATGAGAAGATGGATCCATATATTTATCCATCATTTTATTTAATTAACAAAATAATTGGCAAAAATATCCGTGAGAAATTAATGGATATGGAGGTTATTGAGGTTATGGCTCTTGCTTATATGAGGGGTTTAAACATTGACAACACCATCTTGGTATTAGAAGAGGCACAAAATACCACACCAAATCAAATGAAATTACTATTGACAAGAATAGGTTTTAATACTAAATTCTTTATATCTGGAGATTTGGAACAAACTGATAGATATAAAGACAAGAGGGGAACTGGATTATATGATGCTATGGAAAGATTACAAGGCATCTCAGATATTGCTCACCATGAATTTTATAGTGAGGATATTGTTAGAAACCCCATCATAAGCAAAATTTTAAAAAAGTATGACAATAGCAATTGATTTAAATGGAATATTAAGGGACACTCTTGGGAAGATAGAACAAGTTTATGATAAGTTTTATGTTGCAAATGAAGATAATGAATCAGAATTTAAATATGAAATAAATTACCCAATTGATTCCTTAAATCTTTTAAATCATTTTAAATTTCCATTGGATGATGATTTGTATAATTTTTTATACATTGAACATCCAATGGAGATATTTGGGCATGCAGCATCTGTTGAATATACAGGGATGAATGATTTGAATGATTTTTATTTGGATATGAGAGATAATCATGAGATTATTATTGTTTCCGATGAAATTGGAAAATCAAAGCCAGCAACATTGTTCTTTTTATCAAAATTTTCTTGTTTGATTGAAAATATCAAATTTTATAGCGAACAAACAAAAAATGAGATGATTAAACCAATAGATGTTTTACTTACGGCTAATCCTAACCTATTATTAGATGTGCCAAACAATTTGGTTATAATTAAGTATGAACAAGAATACAATAAAAATATTAAAACCAAACATAGCATAAATAAACTAAGAGAATTTAAAGACAAAATTTTAGAACTATGTTAAAAATTTTAGGAGAACATTATTATGTTGATTTAGATATTGTTGAAAAGTATGTTGATATGACAGAAGTTGCATCAATAGAAATAACAGGTACAACAGATACAAAAATAAATATTATAAAATATGAACTTGTAAAACTAATGTTAGATGTTATTCTAACAGAGAATGATGACATTGATGAAAAACTTGGATTAAGTTCAGGTAATAACTTGACTCTACCATTTAAATTGGCATTTAATACATTATTAAACAAAAAGATAATAAACAAATATTAACATGAATGATATTAAACCAAAAATTGAAAATTCTTTAAATATCTTAAAAGATAAGAAATCAAGGATTTATTTTGTGGCTCAAGACACAAAAGGAAATGCTAGGGCATCCATAAAATATATATACGATGTGGCATTATCATTAAAAGATAACGGCTTCAATCCTATTATATTACACGAAAAGAAAGATTATTCAGGTGTTGCTTCTTGGCTTGACGAAAGTTATATGACCTCATTACCCCACCGTTCAATTGAGGGGGAGAATTTGGAAATTAGTCCAGAAGATTTTATTGTACTTCCAGAAATATATGGATTTATTATGGAACAAATAAAAGATTTGCCTTGTGGTAAAATTGTATTGATGCAATCTTACTCTTATGTTTTAGATACATTACAACCAGGGCAAAGTTGGCCTTCATTAGGATTTTTAAAATGTATAACAACTTCTGAAAAACAAAAGGATGAACTAGATTCATATATGAAGAAAATGTCTTATGACATTATTACCCCAGTAATTTCAGATTTATTTGATAAACCAAAAGTACCCCCAATGCCAATTATTGCTGTTCACACAAGAGAGCAGACTGATACAATTAATATTGTTAAACAATTTTATTTAAAATACCCCCAATTTAGGTGGTTCACATTTAGGGATATGAGGGGTCTTAGCCAAAGTGAATTTGCTAATTCTTTAAAGAATTGTTTTTTAAGCGTTTGGATTGATGATATTAGTGGTTTTGGAACATATCCATTAGAATCTATGGCTTGTGGTATTCCAGTTATTGGTAGAATACCAGATTTAATACCTGAATGGATGAATGATAAAAACGGCATTTGGATACAAGACAAATTAAAAATGGTTGATTATATTGCCGAATTTATTCAGAATTGGTTGGAAGACAGTATAACACCTGAACTATATGAAGAGATAGAAAAGACATCTAATATGTATAAAGATAAGGATAAATTCACATCAACAGTTATCAATTGTTTTAATTCATATTTTGATAATAGAATAAACGCATTTCAAGAGCAACTAAACAAATTATAAAATGAGCAAAAAATTATCACTATCAATTATATTACCAATTAAATCATCAAAAGTTAAAGACTTTGATATGTTTTTCACCAAAGCAATTGCGTCATTGGAGAAACAAGAAAATGATTTTGATGAATTGGTTATTATCCATACAAAAGAAGATTCTCTTGTTAAATATTTAAATGAATATGATTTTAAATCTATTAATGTTAAAAAATTAGCTTGGGATTCTGAACCAAATTATTGTGAGCAAATTAATTATGGCGTTGAAAACGCTTCATCAGAATGGATTTCATTATTTGAATTTGATGATGAGTATTCAAATATTTGGTTTAAGAATTTTAAAAAGTATGCAGAAGTTTATCCTGAATATGGGGCATTTTTACCTGTTGTTGTTGATGTTGATGCAAAAGAAACATTTGCTGGTTTTACAAATGAAGCAACATTTGCGGCAAATTTCACCCAAGAAATGGGAGTTTTAACAAATGACATCCTACAAGAATATCAAAATTTTCAAACTTCTGGAATTATTTTGAAAAAGGATATATTTATTAGCACAGGTGGATTTAAGCCATCAATAAAATTAACATTTAGTTATGAATTTTTATTGAGGTTAACTTATAATTCAACATCAGTTATGACAATACCAAGATTGGGATATAAACATACCAATTTAAGGGAGGGGTCAATATTTTGGAATTATAAGTATGATGATAATAAAATTACTGAAGATGAAGTTAAATTTTGGCTTCAAACTGCTAAAAAAGAATATTTTTTTACAACTGATAGAAAAATAAAGTACGAAATTCAAAATTCTTAATGACAACCCAAACTATTGATGTAATAGATGATACTAAGAAAACAAAGAAAACCCCAAAAGAAAACTATTTTGACATAAGGGAAGAAAAGGCTGTTGTAGATTTTCTAACAGCAAATACTTTACATGAAAAAAACAAAATATACAACCAATTTCTTAGAAAGCCTTTAGATAAAATGATATCGTCAATAATTAGACGATACAGGTTATATAGAAAAGATATGGACTTCAATGAGATTCATACTGATGTTCATTCTTTTCTTATGACCAAAGTAGATAAATTTAAACCATCCAAAAATAAAAAAGCATATTCATACTTTGGTACGATATGTAAAAATTATTTGATGGGTCAAATATTAAAAGACCAAAAAGAAACCAACAGAAAGGTATCTTATGAAGATATTTCAGCATCAATAGAAGAACGCCCAGATATGTTATATAACATAGATGATGATGTGGTTGATTTAGATTTAATTATTGTTGAATATACTATTAAACTAAAAGATTTTGTTGAAACCCAATCTTTAACTGATAATGAAAGAAAATTAGGATTAGCATTAATAGATGTTTTTGAAAAATATGAAACAATATTTACAGCAACAGATAATTCAAAGTTTAATAAAAATTTAATTTTGTTGTCATTGCGTGAAATGACAAACTTAACAACTAAAGAGATTCGAGTTTCGTTAAAGAAATTTAAATCTCTTTATATTTTTATTATAAATAAAATTGTTTAATTATGGCTAGACCAGTTAAAAAAGAAATTTCTTTTAATAAGGAATCAATTCTAAATCTAATGCAAGAAATATACAATGAACTTGTTGAGCAGAGGACAACTGCCATTAGAATACAAAACAAAATGCTAACAATGTTAAAGGATCCAGAAGATATGACAATGATTGGACCTGTTATTGAAAAGCAACAAAAAATTATTAATGAGTGTGTTGAAAAAAAATTAAGTTTATCTAAATTACAATCAAGTATCTGGGAAAAAATGAGTAAAGATGAAACATCTTATTCATTTGCAGATTTGGATGAAACTGTATTAGAAAATTTATTAAATAAAGACATAAATAATGATTTAACAAATAATTACACATTAAAGTAATGGTATGCCAAATTTAATTAATGAATATAAGAACATTAGCAAAAAAATTGATGCATATACAACTTACTTAGATAGTAACAATGCGTCAAAAACAGCTAGAAGACAGAGTGAAATCTTTTTTGATAAAGTTGTTTCTAATGTAAGTAATTCAATTAATATAAATAAAGCCCCAAGCAATTTAAAGACCAATAAAGCCCCCTCTGTTTTTGAACAAATAATTAGTTATATAAAAAAAATAGATGGTGAGGGATTGGATACTAATAACAAATTATTAAAGACATTTTCAGATATTACAGTTAAAAACCTTTCAGAAATAAAAAAAATATTATCTGATGAGGCAATTAAATTATTAGGTTGTAGAGATGACCAAACATTTCCAGTTATACCTAAAAATGAATATATTAAGCCATCATTTAAAATGGACAAAAAATCAAAAGTTTTTGTCCCTATTAAGAATTTAGATTTATTTGGTAATTTAACAAAAAGTCCAGATTCTACATCTGGTATATTTTTTTATGAAAATCTAAAAAACACCACAATAGGTCAAAACATTACAAATGATAAATATAAAGGATATGGTGGCAATTTAGGGTTTTCATTTAATCGTGAGTTATATGAGCGATTAAGTAATGAGAAAGAAACTTTTTATCAAAAATATGGTACAAATTATAAAGGATATTCTGGATTGGATTTATTTGATTTTTCATATGAAACAAAAAATGATTTAGATGTAGATGGGGATTTTATTGCGGTTGCTTTGTTGGGGGATGGTGATAATACATTTAATTCTTATAGTAAATTTATATTTGATTATTACGATACATTAGACATCATTGATTTTAATAATATTATAAAAAACATATTTAGTTATCTTATTGATGGTGCAGATATTACAGAAAGTAGTACAGAAACAGACATAAAGGAGAAAAGTAAATTTATGTTATTAATTGAAAGATTTTGTAATAAATGTATTGACAATAGTGAAGAAATAAATGTTAGTGGCATTTCTAAAATATCAGAACTAGATAATGATACTGATGATTTTTTCACATTTTCTGAAATTGATTTAAGAAAAATAGATAGGAATATAAATAATTATCAAAATAAAATAATTGATTATGAGAGTTGTGGGGTATTAAATCAGCCAATTGATTATGAGATTATAAGAGATTTTGCAAAAGATATTATTGATACATTTGATGGATTATCTGAACAAGAAAAAAGTAATGCAATAAATGAGGGAATATTAAGTATATTACAAAATAATAATTTACAAAATAATAATGCAACTTTATTTTCTTTTGTTAAAGCAACCATTGAATCTATTATTAGCCCAAAATTATTATTTCCAATAATGGTGTTGGGTCAAGTTATTGAAGGGACAATTAATGATAAATATAATGAACTAAAAGACCAAGCTGAAAAAAATTTAAATGAGGCTAAAAGTAATTTATCATATGCAAAAGAAGTAATTGGGAGTGCTGAAATATTTGCAAAAAAATATAAAGTTTATATTCAAAATGTTACCAAAAAAATATTGGAATTATTCTTAAAAGAATTATTTAACATATTGAAGGGTAAATTAAAAAAGATGGTGTCAAAAGTGGTTGGAGGTATTTTTGAAAAATACACCAACAAACAAAAAAGAATAATACTTGCATTGACTTCATCTTTATTTGGTATATTATCAATTAAGGTTGATTTAAAAAAATGTAAAAGTGTAATTGAATCTATTGGACAAATATTAAATTCAATTAATGTTTTAAGTAAAAGAGCAATTATACCAATACCAGCACCATTATTACTTGGTGCTCAATTTTTACCTGGGTATTCAAGTGAACGAGCTAAAATAAATGTTATTTCTGAAATGCAAAATTTGGGTTTAAAAACTGAAAACTTGTTAGATGGTTCACCAAATAGAGTTTTATTGTTTGCTGAATCACTTATAAATGGCATGGATTCTGAAGAAATTACAAATGGTGCAGTTGATGGTTTTATTGACCCCCTATTAACAGGAAGGGTTTTTGCTAAAAAAAGACATGGTTAATATGAAAAATAATGAAAATATTATTGAATTCTGTAAGGATATTAAAAATAAAAGTAATAGTGAAATTATTAATGTTTTGGATAGTTTGACTGAGGAATTTAATGAAACAAAAAATATAGTTATCAATCTGACTTATAAATTAGATGAGATTGAGGGGGCTTATTCTAAAATTTTAGAAGAATATAATTCAAGAAATAATTATGGACAATAGAGTACTATTTCCAGCGGAGATAATTGATATTGAAGACCCATTAGGATTAAATAGGGTTAGGGCTAGGGTTGATTCAGATAGAAATGATGATATATTAAATTCAATTAGTAACCCAAATTTTAATGAAAAAACAGACATCTGGGGGGATAGGGATCCTTTCATATTTAAACCATTATTGCCTTATTATATAAATGCTCCCTTGAGTGCTGGAGAAAGAATATTGGTTATTTATGCAAATAAAGATTTTAAGTTTGATAATCAATATTATATTCAATCTGATTTTAATTCTCCTATGCGAGCGGATTCTAATACTGTGACAGAATCTCGTATATTAACTGGTTCAGGTAGAAGATTTAAAAGAACATTAACATTAAAAAATCTTGATGGTTCATATAGGAAATCAAAAGTTAAAGGCATATTTGTTGAACCTAATGATACTGGTATTATTGGTAGGGGATCATCTGACATTTTAGTTAAAGAGGATGATGTTATAATTAGGGCAGGTAAATACAAGGGGTCAATGAATCCAAATGAGTTTCCTACACCAAATTATAATAGGTCATTTGTTCAAGTATCACAGTTTAAATCAAGGAAAGTAAAAAATCCCCCAGAAGTTATTGAACTTGAAAGAGAAAAAACATTAGGAACAAAATTCTTGATTGAATGGGTTATCCAAAATCCTGATGCTACAAATGATAAATTTGATGGATTTATTAATTTATATAATTTAATTCAAAATGAAAGAGTAGCTATTAAAAATTTGGATATTAATAGTACTATTGATGATTTAAAAATATTTAGATGTAGGGTTAAGTTTAATCAATTAAGTAAAGAAAATACAATTAAATTTATTAATGATTTTATTCAAAAATGCAATTCAGGTGTAAAACTTGATGATGGAACACAATTATTTTTTGAAAATGAAATAAAATTCCCAATATTTTTTAGACCAGGATATTCAACTTATTTAAGATTGAGTGGAACATTTTTATCTAAAACACCATCTACAAATGTTATTGACATATATAATGAAATAAAGTTTGATAAATTTTCAAATAAAAGGGGTTCAGGATTTATTTATTCAAAAGATAGTACAATTGTTCCTACTTTTACTGAAAGTGGTGTTGTTATTGGTAATACAATAATAAACGAAGAAAATTCATCTGCTTTAATTGGTGCTGACACAATTTATTTATTAAGCCACAATACTACTCCTTCACCTAACAAATCCAAAATTGATTTAACAGATACTTTATATGGTATTGATAATGATAAAATTGTTGATAGTATTGACCCCAATACATCTTCAATTATTAGGGGAGAAGAACTTCTTGAATTGATTAATTTAATCATTAGATTTTTGGTTACACATGCACATCCATTTCCCGGGGAGGCACCAGTTTCTGTTACAGAAGATGGATCAACAATTCAAAATCTATTACGTGAGTTTTCACTTGCAACAACAAAAATATTAAACAAAAAAATTAGGATTAATTGATATTTATTAAATAAAAAAATGTCAATTCATCTATCTTATTTTAATAGAAACAACACTTTAATTGCAAATTCAAAAATAAATACAGGTAGAAACCCTGTTATTGAATTAACTTATGGTGCAACAGATTACTTAATCCCAGCATATGGACCAACAAGGCTAATTTTTGATTTAGATTTAGAACCTCTAATTGATAAAGTTAATGATGATATCATTTTTAGCGGTTCATTGTCAAGTGTCACACATACATTAGTCTTAAAAAATTCAGCATCTTTTGATGAATCCTTATTAAATGGGAAAATGCCAAATCAAAAACGTAGAGCATCTTCCTTTGATTTGGTTTTATTTAGAATTCCATTGAGTAGTGGTAGCACAGGGTATGTTCAAAATTGGGATGAAGGTGTAGGTTATGATTATACAGATTATTCAAAAAACTTAAATTCAGGGTCAGGGGCGAAATATCCCCTAGTTATAAAGAATGATAATTCATTTGCATCAACCCCCTCAAATTGGTATAATGCTCAAACATTAAGCGGATGGACTGAACCTGGTATTTATAACAATAAAAATACGGGAAATGTTAATTATAGCGGATTGACCATTCTTGATACCAAACATTTTGAATTTGGTAATGAAGATGTTTCATTTAACATGACAAATGAAATAAACGCCATTTTAAGCGGTTCTACCACATCTTATTCTGGTTGGGGCATTGCTTATACCCCATCTTATGAAAATGCAACAGGGTTAACGGAAAGCTATTCTGTTGGCTTTTTTTCAAGGCACACCCAGACATTTTATGAACCTTATCTATTAACAACTTATGATGATTTGATTAAGGATGATAGAAATAATTTTGTTAAGAATAGGGTAAATAAATTATATCTTTATGTAACAGATGAAGATTCGTATTCAAATTTGGATAACAATCCAATTGTTAATATATTTGACAATGATGGGAATGTTGTTACTGGTTGCACAAACTTATCAACAAAATTAATTACCAAGGGTGTGTATGAGGTATCTGTACCAAATGTATTTAGTGGATATACAGCACCTATGGTATTTACTGATGTTTGGAGTGGGATGACCTTAAATGGAATTACATTACCCAATGTTGAAAATGAATTTGTATTATATGATGTAAATAATCGAATTAAAACTGGAACAAAGACAACAGAAAGTGAAACATATAATTTTGATTTCTATAACATTATGCAAGGGGAAAAAATACTCAATACTGATGTTAGAAAGATTGGGGTTATAATTAAAAAAGCATATAGCACAAGTGAATTATTAACAAACATTAAAGGATTTTATCGTGTTTATGTTAAGGAGGGGGAAACCCAAGTTCAAGTTCAAGATTGGACAGAATTTAACAGAACACCAAATGAATATTATTTTAATTTTGACACAAGAGATAAAATACCAAATAAATATTTTGTTGATTTAAAGGTTCAAATTGCTGGGGAGATTACCACTTATAAAAAACAATTGCACTTTTTTATTATAAATAAAAAATAATTAGATAATGGAAAAAGAAACATTAAAAAGAATATTTGAATTCCTTGAAGAGAAAGGAGAACATAGAGCACCATTTAAATGGAAAATATTAAATAATGAGCCAATAACCAAAGAAGATTTAGATGTTATAGGTAATTTGTGGTTTTATGAAACAACAATAACCTCATTACCAGAAGGTTTGAAAGTTGGTGGTAATTTCGATTTAAGAAGATCAAAAATAACCTCATTGCCAGAAGGTTTGAAAGTTGGGGGTAATTTGAATTTAGGTTCAACAAAAATAACATCATTACCTGAAGGATTGGAAGTTGGTGGTGATTTGTTTTCATCTAATACAGATATAACCTTGCTACCAAAAGGATTGAAAGTTGGTAGGGATTTGTATTTAAATAATACAAAAATAACTTCATTACCAGAAGGATTGAAAGTTGGAGGGCATTTAGTTTTAAATAATACAAAAATAACTTCATTACCAGAAGGACTTGAAGTTAGGAAAGATTTGGTGTTATTTGGTTGTAAAAATATACAATCATTGCCAGAAGGTTTAAAAGTTGGTGGTGATTTGGATTTAAGACTAACAGATTTAACCTCATTACCAAAAGGATTGAAAGTTTATGGATCTATAATGTTGAATCTTTCCCATTTAGATGAAATTAGTAATTATAGATTAAGAAAGATGATTCAACCTGGATTTATAAAAGGAAAAATAGTTAGATAATGGAAAAAGAAACAATTGAAAAAATACTTGATTTTCTTGAAGAAAAGGAAGGGGTAATACCTAAAAATAATTTAAGGTGGAAGTTATTATTTAATAAACCATTAACAAAAGATGAATTAAATATAAAAGATGATTTGAATTTAATGTACTCAAGTATAGAATCATTACCAGAAGGGTTAAAAGTTGAGGGGGACTTAATTTTAACATTTTCAAGAATACAATCATTACCAGAAGGATTAAAAGTTGGGAAGCATTTGTTTTTAGCATATTCAAAAATAACCTCATTACCAAAAGGATTGAAAGTTGGTGGTAATTTGCATTTAAATTATACATCCATTAGTTCATTACCTAATGACTTAAAAATTAGGGGTTTTTTGGATTTATATTCTTGCAAAGATTTAATTTCACTACCAGAAGGATTAAAAGTTGGTAAATATTTGAATTTAAAAGATACAAAAATAACATCATTACCAAAAGGGTTAGAAGTTAGGGGGGTATTGTATATAGAAAATACCCCATTACGAAAATACACAGATGGACAATTAAGAGAAATGGTTTATCCTGGATTTATAAAAGAAAAAATATCAAGATTGTGAAAGAAGAAACATTAAAAAGAATACTTGAATTCCTTGAGAAGGAAGAAAATAGAAAAAAACCTTTTGCTTATAAAGTAAAAAATAATGAACCCTTAACAGAAAAAGATTTAAATATTGAAGGTAATTTGGATTTATCAAATTTTAAAATAACTTCATTACCAGAAGGATTGAAAGTTGGGCGTGTTTTAGATTTAACAGACTCAGATATAAAAACATTACCAGAAGGATTGGAAGTTGAGGGTAATTTATGGTTAGCTGGGTGTTGGGGTTTAACCTCATTACCAAAAGACTTGAAAGTTGGGGGTAGTTTATATATTTACAGAACAAAATTTACAGAAATTTCAGACAATGAATTATTGAATATGATAAAGCCAAATGGTTATATAGGAGAAATAATAGGAAATATGTAGATAATGGAAAATAAAACATTTAAAAAAATACTTGATTTTCTTGAAAAGGAAGAAAATAAAATGCCCCGAGATAAAGGTAGTTTTAAATGGAAGGTTATATTTAATGAATTAACATATGATGAATTAAATATTAATGGTAATTTGGAATTATCATATACAAAAGTAACATCATTACCAGAAGGATTAAGAGTTAAGGGTTGGGTTAATTTAATGGGTTGTTCGGCAATAGTCTCATTACCAGAAGGGTTAGAAGTTGGGGATTATTTATCTTTAGCAAGTTCAAATATAGAATCACTACCAAAAGGATTGAAAGTTGGTGGTAATTTGAATTTAAGGAACTCAAAAATAAAAAATATACCTGATGATATTGAAATTGGTGGTTCTTTGTATTTGCAGAAAACAAAAATAACTTCATTACCAAAAGGATTGATAATTAAGGGTTATTTAGTTTTAAATAGTAATGATAGTTTATCCAAATTTTCTAATGCTGAATTAAAAGAAATGGTTAAACCTGGATTTATAAAAGGAATATTAAGAGAGTAATGGAAATAGAAACATTAAAAAAAATAATTGAATTCCTTGAGAAAGAGGAAAATAGACCAAAACCTTTTGCTTATAAAGTAAAAATTAATCACCCATTTACAGAAGATGAATTAAATTTTGATGGGGATTTAATTTTAAATCATTCAGCAATAACCTCATTACCAGAGGGATTGAGAGTTCAAGGTGATTTGTCATTATTTGCATCAGCAATAAAAACATTACCAGAAGGGCTATATGTTAAGGGTAGTTTGGATGTATCACATACATATATTGAATCATTACCAGACAATTTATATGTTGGGGGTGATTTATGGTTTAAATATTCAAATATAGGAGAAATACCAAAAAATTTATACGTTGGTGGTGAATTAGATATAGAAGAGACCCCCCTCGCCAAAAAATATACAGATGGTGAAATAAGAAGAAATAAAAATTTAAATAATGGTTCATTTAAAGGAAATATAATTAGATAATGGAAAAAGAAACATTAAAAAGAATATTTGATTTCCTTGAAGAAAATGATGATATCAAAACACCATTTTTATGGAAATGGGTAAATAATGAACTAACAAAAGAGGATTTAAATATAAAAGGCAATTTAAATTTGGAATTTACAACTATAACCTCATTACCTAATGGGATGAGAGTTGAAGGTAAATTGTGGTTGTTGGGATCAGAAATAAACTCATTACCAGAAGGGTTATATGTTAAGGATAGTTTTAACTTATCCCATACAAATATAGAATCATTACCAGACAATTTATATGTTGGGGGTGATTTGTATTTTAGACATTCAGATATAGAAGAAATCCCAAAAAATTTATATGTTGGTGGTAATTTATATATAGGAGAATCCTTCCTTGCCAAAAAATATACAGATGCTGAAATAAGAAGAAATAAAAATTTAAATAATGGTTCATTTAAAGGAAATATAATTAGATAATGGAAAAAGAAACACTAAAAAATATACTTGATTTTCTTGAAAAAGAAGACAATAAAAAACATAAAAACAAAGGAACTTTAAGGTGGAAATTTATGTTTAATGAACCATTAACAAAAGAAGATTTAATTGTTAGAGGCGATTTGGATATATCTGGCATAAATATACAACATTTACCAAAAGGGTTAAAAGTTATAGGAAATGCTGATTTTCGGTTCTCAAGTTTAAAAACATTCCCAGAAAAATTATTTGTTGAGGGTGATTTGAATTTTGAATGGACAAGTTTCAAATCCTTGCCAGGTGATTTATATGTTGGTCGCGATTTAGATTTAACATATTCAGATATAGAAACATTATCAAAAGGTTTAAAAGTTGAACGTAATTTACATATTGTAAAAACTCCATTAGCAAAACTTTCAGATGAAAAAATAAGAGAAATGGTTGAACCAGATGGGTTTATAAATGGTAAAATAATTAGATAATGGAAAAAGAAGCAATAAAAAATATATTTGATTTCCTTGAAAAGAAAGAAAATAAAAAACATAAAGATAGGGATAGCATTATTTGGAAATTAAAATTTGATGAACCAATAACAGAAGAAGAGTTAAATGTAAAAGGTAATTTGGATTTATCATATTCAAAAATAACCTCATTACCAGATGGGTTGAAAGTTGGTGGTTATTTGATTTTAAATTATTCATCTATTAAATCATTACCTGATAACTTAAAAGTTGGGGGTCGTTTAGATTTAGAAGGTTGTGAAGATTTAATTTCACTGCCAAGAGGATTAGAACTTGGAGCGTCTTTATATTTAGAAAATTCCACAAATTTAATATCTTTACCAAAAGGATTGAAAGTTGCGCATAATTTAGATTTAGAAAATTGCACAAGTTTAACATCCTTGCCAGAAGGATTGGAAGTTGGCCGTGATTTGTATTTAGAAAATTGCACAAGTTTAACATCATTACCAAAAGGGTTGAAAGTTAGGGGGATTTTAATTATAAGTGGATCACCATTAGTAAAATTTTCTGATGAAGAATTAAGAAATATGGTTAAACCTGGATTTATAAAGGAGCAAATAATTAGATAATGGAAAAAGAAGCAATAAAAAATATATTTGATTTCCTTGAAAAGAAAGAAAACAAAAAACATAAAGATAGAGATACCTTTATTTGGAAATTAAAACTTGGTGATCCCCTAACAAAAGAAGATTTAATTGTTAATGGTGATTTAGATTTAACAGATTCAACTTTAAAATCATTACCAGATAATTTGGAAGTTAAAGGTAGAATGATTACTAGATTTTCAAAAATAGAAGAATTACCAAAAGGGTTAAAAGTTGATGGTTCTCTGGAGTTATCGCATTCAATTATAAAAAACATACCAAATGATATTAAAATTGGTGCTTCTTTGTATTTGCATAATACAAAAATAACTTCATTACCAGAAGGGCTAGTAATTGACCTTTGGTTATCAATAATGGATACACCAATAAAAAGATTACCAAAAGGATTGGAAGTTAATGGATATTTAGCCGTGAGTGTTGGAGATAGTTTAGACAAATTTTCAGATGCTGAATTAAGAGAAATGGTTAAACCTGGGCGTATAGGTAGAATAATTAGGATATAACCACATACAATTTAACCACAACAGCAGATTTTAATAAAGATGACATAGTAATAGGCTAAAACAAAAAGTCCCTTAAAATCAAAATATGAGAGCCATAATCAAAATAAAGAATAATGATATTTATAATAAAAAATAAGATATGATACATCCAGTAATTAAAAAAATTGTTAAGAATGCAATAAATGAGCAAGCAACAGAAAATTATATGTTTTTTGGAAACTTAAAACAAATTAAAAGACAATGTGAATTATTGCTTGAATTTCAACCTGATGAAATTAATGAATTGTTGACCAATGGCCATGATTGGGCTGATGACCATGTGACAGTTGCAAAAGAAAACTTGGATCAAGTTTTTGATTTTATGATGAATGAATTTGAAAATAGGGATAGCCAGAACATAACAGAAGCAAAGGAAAAAAAGAATAAACCAACAAATCCCAAGTTATGGAGTCAATGTTTGAGTTGGGCAAGGTCTAGGTATAAAGTATGCCCAAGCGCATATTGTAATGGTGCTGCGGCAAAAAGGTATAAGAAATTGGGTGGAAAGTGGAAGAAAGGATAGATAATGGAAAAAGAAACATTAAAGAAGATATTTAAATTTCTTGAAAAGAATGATGAAATAAGAGCACCATTATTATGGAAATGGTCAAGTGGTGAACCATTAACAGAAGATGATTTGCATATTAAAGGTGATTTGGATTTTTCAGATTCAGGGATAGAAACATTGCCAGATAATTTATATGTTGAAGGTGACTTGTATTTACAATTTTCTGATATTAAATCATTACCAAAAGGATTGAAAGTTGGGAGACATTTAGATTTATCAAACACAAGAATAACTTCTATGCCAGAAGGATTAGAAGTTGGGGTTGATTTGGATTTATCCTACTCTGAAATAGCATCATTACCAAAAGGATTGAAAGTTGGGCAAAATTTGTTTATTGGTGGAACACCATTAGCAAAATTTTCAGATGATGAATTAATAAAAATGGTTGAGCCTAGTTTTTTAAATAGATATATATATAGATAATGGAAAAAGAAACATTAAAGAAGATATTTAATTTCCTTGAAAAGAAGGATAATAGGAATACGCCACTTAGGTGGAAATGGTCAAATGGTTTTCCATTCACAGAAGATGATTTACATGTTAAAGGTGATTTGAATTTATCAGATTTAGAGATAGAAGAATTGCCAGAAGGATTGAAAGTTGAAGGTGATTTGTTTTTACAAAATTCAGATATTAAATCATTACCAGAAGGATTGGAAGTTGGAGGGCATTTAGTTTTAAATTATACAGAAATAAGAAAATTACCAAAAGGATTAAAAGTTAAATTAGATTTGGATTTATCATATACACAAATACAATCATTACCAAAAGGATTAAAAATTGAAGGTGAATTAAATTTAAATACCACCCCATATTTGGAATCATTACCAGAAGGAATGGAAGTTGGTATATTATCTTTGGAGGATTCAGAGATAGGATTTTTACCAAAAGGATTAAAAGTTAATAGATTGTTAGATTTAATGCGTTGCAAAAATTTAACTTCATTACCAAAAGGGTTGGAGGTTTATGGTAATTTGGCCATTCACGACTCTGGGTTAGCAAAATTTTCAGATAATGAATTAAGAAAAATGGTTAAACCAGGATTTATACTTGGAAATATAGAAAGATAATGGAAAAAGAAACACTAAAAAAGATATTTACATTCCTTGAAGAAGAAGAAAATAAGGATAAACCATTTATGTGGAAATTAATGAATAATGAACCATTAACAGATGAAGAGTTATTTGTTGAAGGGGATTTGGATTTAACAGAAACAGATATTGAATCATTACCAGATGGATTGAACGTTGAGGATATTTTAAGTTTATATGGTTGTAAAAATATACAATCATTACCAGAAGGATTAAAAGTTGGGGAGGATTTGGATTTGGGACATTCAAATATAACATCATTACCAAAAGGGTTGAAAGTTTGGGGTCGTTTGTTTATTAAAAATACACCATTAACAAAATATTCAACTGAGGAATTAAGGCAAATGGTTAATCCTGGATATATAAATAATATAATTAGATAATGGAAAAAGAAACACTAAAGAATATATTTAATTTTATTGAAAAGTTAGATGGTACAAAAATTCCATTTTTATGGAAAATAACAAATGGTTCACCATTAACAAAAGAAGATTTAATTGTTAATGATGATTTGGATTTATCAAATTTTAAAATAACTTCATTACCAGAAGGATTGAAAGTTAGTGGCAATTTGAATTTAGATTATTCAAAAATAACTTCATTACCAGAAGACTTGGAAGTTGGGGGCGAGTTATCTTTAGAACATTCAAATATAAAATCATTACCAGAACTATTGAAAGTTGGGGGTGATTTGGATTTATATGGCTGTGAAAAACTTGAATCATTACCAGAAGGATTAAAAGTTAATGGTACATTATATTTAAATCATTGTTACAAATTACAATCATTACCAAAAGGATTGAAAGTTGATGATGGAATAAACATAACTTACACAAAATTAACCAAATACACTGAAAATCAATTAAAAAAAATGGTTAAACCTGGATATATTAAAGGTATTATATTAAATGAGGATCCTGATTGGGATGAAACAGAATTTGCTATTTAATTCAACTTGTAGTATATTTGTAATAAAAAAACTATGAACATTAAATCTTGGTTGACCCCCCTAGTTAATTCATTTAAAGAAAACATCTTGGCATTAACTGACCCAACAGAGGATGAAGTTAGGTGTAAAAATATTATCTTTAAAATGCTGGACAATCCAGATGCCAAACTTGCTTATTCATCAAAATCGCCAGAAAGATTAATTTATCTTGAAGATGAGAATATCTTTATCATTATATATGATAGAGAAATTCATATGATTTATGAATATGAACTTTTCAAGTTTTTTATTAATCACCATCAAACACATATTGATATTATCAGCAGGTTTGATGATAAGATGCAATCAAAATTTGATACCTTTTATGAGTTGTCAAATTATCTAAAAGAAAACTTTTTAATTAAGGTTGAAGCCTTTTAGGTTAACAAAGATATGATAATATCATATAAATTTAAAAACATTATGAGCAAAATAAAAATTCTTATAACTCCTAATCAAGCAGATGAAATTTCAAATAAACTAAAAAAAACATCAGCTTCAGAAAAAGGTACAGACTTTGAAAACTATATTTTTGAACTATTCAAAAAAACAGATTTGTTTTCTGATTTAACCAAAAAAACTATTGATAAAAATAAATTTATAAATATTGATTCAAAAACTTCTTATGGTGAGGAAAGAAAAACAATAAAAAAATTATTTATACAATTAATGGGAAAATTTAAAAATATGAAACCCCAAACAACACTAAAGGGTGATTATTTAATTCAAATTAATGGGGAGGATGAAGTATTTGATGCAAAAAATTATGATAGCATTATTCCTATATTTAAATTCCCTGAAATTGAAGGGTTATCCCCTAAATCTTTTATGAAGGGTAGCGACTCAAACATAAAATACCCTACTTTTTATTATCTAAAAAACCATGCTACTATTCTTTATAATTTTTTATTCCCTAGTAACAATACTAAAAAAAATGAAGCCAAAGCAATTATTGAAACTGAATTTACAACAAAAAAACAAATAACTGAAATAACAAAAGATGAATTTATTGCAATATTTAGGATGACTGAATTAGGTTATGCTTGGAAAGAATTTAATATAATACCCAAGAGGAATTTTATTATAAAAAGTGGTAAAAAAATACAATATAAATTTGCTTCTTTTGATGAAATACCAAATAATAATGTTATAGTTGATTTACTTACACAAAATGGTTACTTGTATCTTTTTTTCACCCAAAATGATAATATTTTATTTATATTATCACAAAGGGTTTCTGGACAAGGAAATTGTTCATTTATTAATTTAGATTATGTTCATTTAGTAAATGAAGTTAATGCTAATGATTATGAATTAAAAACTCTTCAATAATTCTTATTAAACTTTCCTTTGTAACCATTGTTGGTTTATTGCCCGTTCCAGATTTTGGATTCTTTTTTTCAGCCGCTCTTTTCTTTGTACAAGCTGACTTCTTTTCAGCATCACTCATCTTACTAGCAACACCAGCCGCCTTACATTTAGGATATGCACCCTTATCATCAGATTCTCTGCCACAGGGGGGGTGCTTACCATTTGAATCTTTTCTACATATATTAACCCAAGGACCTTTGGGTTGATTGCTACCTTTTGGTTTTTTCTTATCACCAAACCAAACTCTTAAATCTTCATTAAAAAATGATGGCTTATTTTCCATAAAATTTTTATTAATAAATATATGCAAATAAAAAAAGGGTTGCAAAAAAATGCAACCCTTCCTATTATATCAATATAAAATTGATTATCTTAACTCTTGTAAGTCAAATGTTCTAACACCATCAACCGTAATTCTACCGTAGAAACGGTTGTTAACTAGTTTTTTAGCATATCTTGTCATTATACCTTTAATTGGTGTAAAGTTGAATGGATTATACATTGTTGGTGTTAATTGTAATGGTACATATGGTGCATAGATATAACCAGTGTCTAATAATGATGTTCCTTTGTGTCCCATTAACACTTGGTTTGCTGGGAAGTAAGGGTCACGATATACTTGGTAACGACCTGCTAATGTACCAACTCTTTCAATACCCATGTTGTATTGGTCTTGGTCAGGAGATGCATTTGATACGTGGAAGTATTCCAAATCATCAAAAATTGCACTAACTTCAGAAGAAACAACAATCCAGTTTGCACCACCTCTCAATGTTGATTTGTGGATTTGTGCTGATACTTGGTTAATAGTTGTGATTAATGTTTGATTCCAGTCTTTCTGTGTGTAAGGGATAGCGTTTGTACCCAATCTCTTCCAACCATTGTAATCCCAACGTAAATTCCAAGCAGCACCTTTTCTAAGGTCTCTTAAAATTTCTCTATCAATCTCAGCTGCAATTTGCTCTGATAATAAAGCAGTTAATTCTGCTTCAGCATCAATGTTATGGAATGCAGCAACGTCTTGTGCCATTTCTGGTGACCATTGTGCTCTTAACTTTCTTTCTGTAACTGAAACAGTAACTGATTGTAAATCAAAAGAAACCTCACCAATTTTATCTTCAAATTCTAAACTCTTGTAAATTCTATAAGTTGCTGTAAAGTCAGTTGCGGCTGTACCTGAAATTGATGTTGTGAAACCTGTGTAACCATCTAATGAATCTGCACCAACTGTTGCAGGTCTTTGTAAATCAACTTCAAGATAAACAACACCAGCAGGTGTTGATAAATCATTGTATGATCCACCTCCTGTTCTACTACTAGGGAAAGTTATTGTATTCTCAGAACCATATTGAACAAGCCCTTTTGCATATTTCTGTGTAACAACTCTAAACAATAATGGATTGCCAAGTCCAGATGCTGTTGTAACACCAGAGAATGCACCACCTGCTGATGTACTTGCATAAACAGTCAAACCAGCCAAGAAACTTTCATTATCCATTGGATGACCATCAGGTCCAATTAATTTACCTTCACCATCAGATCCAAAACCTGTCAAAGCTAGTATAACTCTTCTATAATTACCTGCTGAATAACCTGAAGTAACTAATGAACCATCACTCCAAACAACTGTAGTACCTGTTGCAGTAACTGCACTATATTGTCCTTTTGAATAATCATAAAGACCTTCTGGGTTTAAGCTTGGCTCATTACCTTCATAAAATCTATCATATAAATTTTTTCCACTACCATAACCAGTAGTTGGTGTTTGAGTATCTGCTGCACCTGGAGCACCATATGGTGAATAGTGTGCACCAGAATTTGCTTCTTGGATTTGAGGTACAAAGAAGAACAGTTTACCAATTGGTAAATTCATTGCCTGTACAGATACAATATCATTAGCCAATAATTTAGAGAATACTCTCCTAACGATTGGGAAAACAACTGTTTCAAACGCACCAGTATCAGATGTACTAGCCGCTTCGTTAATAAGATATGATGCTTGGTTTTCATATAACTGTGCAACATTCTCTTTTAAATGACCTTTTAAGCCTTCAAGGAATCCTAATTTATTCCATTTGTTAATTGTATCTTCTTTGATAACTTTTAGGTGTTTCAACCCAATATTACCAACAAGACCTGATTCTAATAATGCTCCCATTTTCTATTTTTTTTTATTTAATTTATTAACCTAATTTACCCATCAAATCCTTCATCCTCAAAAATTGAGGATTTTCATAAGTTTTTGATTCAATTAAGTTAGCTGATGAACCTGTTGACGCAACATTTGAAATCTTACGGTTAACAGACTCATTTAAAGACGAATTTGAATCTTTTGATAATTCATTGTTAATAGCAGAATACAAGTTTTTAGATTCTTGTAATGTCTGAATATTATCAAATCGTCTTAAAATGTTTATTTTTTCTTTTTTAGTAGTTGAGTGTTCAGTAAACAATCTTGTTGCATATGCTAAATTAGCATTGAAAACTGCAACATCATTTAGTTTCTCTCTAAAAATGTTTAATGATTTTTTATAATCATTATTTGTTTGTTTTAATTCAGAAACTTGGTTTTCCAGAGCCTCTAAATGTAAATTTCTATTTGGTGTTACGCCTTTTCTAAGACCTCTACCTGCTTTACTTCCCATTCCGTAAGTTCTTGATGCTTCTTTGGTTTCTTGTTTTTTACCAGTTGTAACTTTTTTCATTTTCCCATCAACATTTGCTGCGGATTTGTCATAGTTAAATTTGGCTTTACCTGTTCCCATTTTTTTAGGACCCTCTTTCATTTTTTCATTAAAACCGTTTTTAGCCATCTTGTACTTAAATTTGGAAGTCTTTTTAGCCTCACCTAAATAATTATAATTCTCTCCAACATTACCATCGCCACCATTTAAACAACCTTTTTCTTTCAAGTAATCATACACATCAGAAATAGTTGCTTTTGGATTTTTGGCTAAATAATCTGAAGTGCTAAAATTAGAACAATCAAAATCTTCATCATCTTCCATTTCATAATCATCATCTTCCATTTCATAATCCTCATCTTCCATCTCATAACCATCATCTTCTACATCAAACTCTTCTTCGTCTTCCATTTCTATTTCATAAATAACATTGCTATGTTTATTTGCTTTTTCAAAAATTTTATCAATTGTTGATTGCGTATCATCTTCTTCTAACTCCATATCATCTTCCATATCATCATCTTCTTCTTTGTTGTCATTAAAATATTTCAAACCAAGTCTTTTGCTCATAGCATAGTCCACATCAATATCTTCGTTTTCGTCATCAAAAGGTTCAAAATCACCTTCTTCATCGTCGTCATTAAAATATCTCATACCATATTCTTGAGCATCATCTTCTTCATCACCATAACTTGACTTGATATAATCATCCTCTAAATCATCATCACCATCATCCATTTGATTACTAAGATGACGAACCATACGTGAATATTGTTTACCTTTCCCCATATCTGAATCAAAATCTTCTATTTGTTCTCCTAGTCTTATTAAATATTCATCACCATCATCAGTTAATGAGATATCATTACCATCTTTTGATATAATTATACCATCTTCATCATCCATTGCTTTAAATACTTTTAAAAGTTCACTTTGTGATGCTCCCCTCATATCAATAACATCATCCTCCATATCCATATCATCTTCCATATCCATATCATCTTCCATATCCATATCATCTTCCATATCCATATCATCTTCCATATCATCTTCCATATCATCCTCCATATCCATATCATCTTCCATATCCATATCATCTTCCATATCTAAATCAGTTTCATCATCTTCAATATCTGCTTGCTCATTTAAAGATTCTTTAACTAATTCTTCGATTTCTTCCTTCATTGTTGAAGCAAGTATTCCTTTTGCGTTTTCTGCAAGCACATCTTCAATTTGTTTCATTTGAATTAGTGCTTCTTCTACTAAATTTTTTTCAGATTGCATAATTTTTATTTATTTTTATAATAAATATATCAAAAAGTAAAAAAGTTACTGATTATCATTATTATTTTTAAAATAAAAAAACCCCTAACATTATTTATGCTAGGGGTTTACGATAAAAGTTATTTGTTTTAAACAAAAACCTCATCAATTTTTGATTCTGAAACTGCTGTTATTCTCCAATCTTGGGAAAAGTTTTTATACTTTTCTGTAACTTTTGCTTCAACATCTGTTACAGAATAACCTTTAACTAATTTCTCTTCTCTTACTTTTTTCATTTTACCAGTATTCTCATCAGGTAGAGAAAAAGTTAATCTGGCAACAAAGAATTTTTCATCCATAGGTATTGTTTTTTATTTGTTTGTATAAATATAGTTGTTTTTTTTGTAAAATCAAATTTTTTAATCTCTAATTATTGAACCTTTTATAACTCCAGGTTTAACCATTTTTCTTAATTCATCATCTGAATATTTTTCTAATGGTGTTCCAGCAATATCCAAACCACCTTTAACTATCAAACCTTTTGGTAATGTTTCTATTTTTGTAAAGGATAATATTAACTCTCCCCCAATTTTAACTCCTTGGGGTAATGATTTTATTTGGCTATTAAATAAATTTAAATCCCCACCAACAAACAATCCTTCCCCAATGGAAACTATTCGTTTTGGTGATAATTGAATGCTGTCACCAACTTTTAATCCTTTTGGTAATGAGTTTATGGCATCACAACCAATTATGTTTAAATGACCACCAACTTGTAAATCATCTGGTAATGAGCTTATTTCTGAAAAGGTTAACATCAAATCACCCTCAACTTTCAAACCATCTGGTAAGGAGGTTATTTTTGAATTTTCTAAATTTAAATCACCTTTAAAAGTCAAATCTTCTTCTGTTAATGGTATATCATTTTTCAATTTCCAAAATAATGGTAAATTTTGTTTGCTCTTTTCTTTGATAAATTCAAATATCTTTCCTAATGTTTCTTCTTTCATTTTAATATATGTTACCTATATAGCCATCTGGTTTTACCATATTTAATATTTTCTCATCTGACATTCTCCCTAATGGTGTGCCACCAAGCCATATATTACCCCGAACTTTTAAATCTTTTGGTAGGGATTTTAAATTTTCACAATCTTGTAACTGCAAATCACCACCAACTCTTAAACCTTTTGGTAATTTTTTTATTGGTGTGGCATTTAACAATAAATTACGTTTAATATATAACCCTGCTGGCAATTGTTCTATGTCTTCCCCTTGTAAATCCAAATCACCTTTGACATATAATTGTTCTTTAGTAAAGGGGATTTTATTCATCATTTTCCATTTTATGGATAATTTTTTTTCATTTACTTCAAGGAAATTAAATATGTTTTTTAATGTTGCTATTTCCATTATCTCATTATCCTATTTATATGTCCAGGTTTAACCATTTCTCTTAATTGCTCATCTGTGTATTTTGTTAATGGTGCATTTTTAATATACAAACCACCAAAAACTTCCAACCCTTTTGGTAATGAGGTTATTTTTGAATATCCTAAAAACAAATGCTCCCCAACGTTTAATCCTTCTGGTAAGGATGTTATTTCTGAATATCCTAAAAACAAATGCTTCCCAACTTTCAATCCTTCTGGTAATGAGGGTATTTTTGTATGTTGTAAATGCAAATCACTACTTATTGTTAAATTTGAATTAAGTATTAATTTGTTGATAGTTACAATTCCTTCAGTTATTACACCTTTTGGTATTTCGTCTATATTAAATATATGACTATTTATTGCATAGATAACTCCACCAACTTCCAATCCTTTTGGTAGTATTCCTATACTTGTATAAGATATAACCAGAGAACCACCAACTTTTAATCCTTTTGGTAATTTGCTTATCATACTATCAGAAACATTTAACGTACCGCCAACTTCTAATCCTTCTGGTAATGATCTTACTTTACTATACCCTAAACTCATATTCCCATAAACTTTCAAGCCTTTTGGTAGTGAGGTTATGTTTCTATTTGATAAATGCAAATCACCTTTAACATTCAAATCTTCTTCTGTTAATGGCATATTATTTTTCATTTTCCAAAATAATGGTAAATTTTGTTCACCCTTTTCTTTGATAAATTCAAATATCTTTCCTAATGTTGCTATTTCCATTTTATTTCAAATAACTATCAAGTTTATTCATTAATTTTAATATATTAGTTGAGGGGTCAATTTTCTTTTCTTCTTCTAGTTTTTCATCATACTTATGCCTATCTTCCTTATTTGAGAATAGGTATGCCCCGGGTGTTGATGGGGATGAAACCAAATCAAAACAAATCAATTCAAAATCATCTTGAACCTCATTTTTCTCCCCAACTTTTTTAAGTGATCCAACCCCCCTAGAACTGATTCCTAGGCTCACTCCTTGCCTCATTAGATTTGCGGCAACATCACCCTTGGTTGACACAACACCGCTCTGGTGAAAGCCAGGAGAGGTTAATAGCAATAATTTACCCATTAGTATATTGCCATCCCACCAAATTTCTGTTATTAAGTGGGCAACTCTATCTAAGTCAATTAAGGATGATTCGGGGTGATTTAATTCAGAAGTAGATAAACCCTTTTCAATAATTTGCTTATATCTTTCAGCCTCCCTTTTTAATATTTTTTCAGGATATGTTCTACCATTTCTATTTGGTACATCATGCTTTTGCAATACAGCATAAAATTCAAAAGGGTTCTTATAATCTAACTTTTTGTTTTCTTGTATTAAATTAACATTTAATTGGTCTTTGGGATTAATCCAACCAGCATCAGCCTCAATTAATATTCCATGACCAATTTCATTTGATTCTAATATTCTTAAACTATTCATATTATATTTTATATAATAAATATATAAAATGTTTTGTTTTATTGAATTAAATCTCTTTTTGTTATGAAAAAATCAAAATATTTGTTTTTAGAAATATTTTTATTATATATTTCTTTTATTATTTTTCTAACAGAGTCCTTTAATTCATTTGATTTAAAATCAACCCCAACTTTAGCAAATAAAGTTATTTCAAGGTTCATAAAAGATTTTTTATCTAACGAAAGACCACTATGTCTAATATCCAAATCAACAATTGTTGATTTATGAAATAAATTCAAATCATTGACATCTAATATTGTGTGCTTAATATCCCTTGACTGGGTGCAAACAATTTTTTTCCAGTTAGTATAGTCATCTTTTGGCTGAACCCAAGATTGAATATTTATGTAAATTGATTTTAATTCAATATAATCAATAGTACCGTAAAATACTTTTAAATCATTAAATAACCTAAGTCTTATTTTTTTCCCATTCTTCATTGATTGTTAATTGTTTATTTAAAAATAAACAAAAACAATATAATTATCAAATGAAATTACCCATTTAATGATTTATTTAAATTTTTTATTTCATAATAATTCAATATATCAAACTTATCAGTTTTAACCTTATCAATTGCCTTTAATATTTTTGTCTTAACTTCAGCATTTGTTTCGGTCAAAGACAATTCAACTAGTTTCTTCTCTGTATCAGATTTTAATGTTATAAAATCAGCATTTAATTTATTCTTATCTTCTTTTAATAATGATAAAATTTCCTTTTTTGTTTCCTCATTTAATGAATTAATATATTCATTAACTTTTGTATTAACAACTTTAACCATTGAACTTATTGGTAAGTTAATTTTATTCTCATTAATTTTAATTGGTTGTACTAATACAGTTAAAATATTCTTTTTGATTTCAACCAATTCTTCAATACTTTTTGTTGATTCATAAACTAATTTATCAATATTTCCATATTCATTATTATCAAGTTTATTTAGGATGACTGGTATTTTAGATTTACTAATTAATTTCTTAGCCCAATCAATGCCCTCATCCAGATAAGTTTTTGCCTCACTTTCAGTTAAACCCCTTGGCTTTGATAAATCACCATATAATACATATAATTTGGATAAATTTTTATCCTTTAAAATATGCTTTTTAAAATTTTTTATGTTTTCTTTAAAAATCTTCTTATCTTTTACAGATTCTGAAAGATTATTTTCAATAATTGTTTTTACTCTACCAAATTTCATATTTTTCTTTTTTTATAAATATTATGAACCTAATAACTTTTTTAGTTCGTTTTCTAAATCCCCCAAAGATTTTTGACCTTTTGATAATGGAATATAATTTGTTCCATTAAACTTGCTATGTTCAAGCAAAATATTCAAATTTCTATCTCTTGATTCTGGTGCTAAACCTGACTCTGCTGGTGGAGGTATCCCCATATCCATACCACCCATATCATCCCCCATTGGAGGTGGTGGTGCACCCATATCCATACCACCCATATCCATACCACCCATATCATCCCCCATTGGAGGTGGTGGTGCTCCAGCAGTTGTTGTACCACCACTTACTGTACCATATAACTTATCAATATTATCAAATAATCCAGTTTTCTTAATAATGAGAGGGGTTTGTTTTAATTCTTCACCAACTGCTCTTTCAATTCTCTGTTGTTGTAAATCTAATCTAATCTCCTCATCAGAGAAACCAAAAATATGTTTTTTAGCCCATGTTGCTGAAACTGGTGAAATACCTGTACCAGGATCCGCAACTGCATCCCTATAAAGACCAACCTTTTCTTTCCAAACATCAATCTTTAATAAATCTGATTGTGTTGATGGATTGGTTAATCCCAAAGTAAAATTAGATATTTCATCCTCAAAACCCAATAAAAATAAATGAATAATTGCAATTTTATTCAATTCAGATATCATACATTTTTGTATTCTATTTATTGTTCTTGCAAATCTAATATCTTGTAACGCTAAAGTTTTTCCTTCACCAGCCACATCTTCAAAACCCAAGAATGTTTTTGGTATCCTTAATGCTGTAACCAATTTTTTCTGGATATACTCTATATCTGCAATTTCTCCAAGATTTGTTCCGCCAGGTAAAGTTTCAATGGGACTACCTTGCCCGGGGTCTCTTACTGGTATAAAATAATCTTGGTCAACAGCCATTTGATTATATCTCATATCCACATTACCCGTTTTACTATCAACAATTTGTTCTCGTTTGAATTTATTTGCAACACGCTGTACATATGACTCAACATCATTATCATCCATATTACCAACAAAAACTTTAAATACCCTACGTTCTGGTGCTCTTGATGTTCTATATATTAACATAGCATCTTCTGCCAATAAAAGTTGTTTCCAAATACGCCTCGCTTTTTCCAATAAAGATGTACCATAAGGTAATTTTCTATCATCTCCCAATATTCTAAAGTGAGCAACTTCCCAAGGCTGAAATTCCATCTGTTTATTTTTCCATTTGAATTTAAGGGATTGATTTTCTGATGACATTTCACCATAATTTGGTGATTTTTCAGTACTACCTGGTTCTAATCTTTCTATTTCTATATTAGGTAATTGATTGCAACCAACAATGCCTTTTTCTGGGTCTAACTTTAAATAGACAAAATTATCACCAAACTTAGCTGTATTCCTAGTCCACATAGGCAATGATGTGTTTATATCCAAAACATTATTAAATAAATCAGTTAGCACCGATTTAATTCTTTTTGATTCAGAATATATTTGTAGCATATGACCATCTTCATTTGCTGTTGTTGATTCTTCAGCATATATATCTAATGCTGCCCCTATTTCTGGCGTATACTCCATACTTTCAAAATCATAGACTGATGCTAATCTTGTTGGTTCATAATATACTGCTTGGGTATATAAGTGGTTATCAATCTTTGCCCATTGATTTGATAGATAAAATGATTGCTGGGCTTGTAATTTTTCCCTTTGATATTCATCTTTATTTTGCGTTCTTAATAACTCCTTCTTATCAAATTTATATGTTGGGATATCTTGATTTAAAAGAGAATTTGGTCCAAAAGTTGCAGATAACCTTTGCCAAACTGTTAGATTTTCATTATTACTCATAATATATTATATTTATCTTCCACCAAATAACCAATTATATTTTTGGTAATCATTTACATTTGGGGTATTTATTCCATCTTTACCATTGGCATTTGATATCATTGGATTAAAATAGAGTGATTGTTCAGTATATGTATTTGTATGTGTACTCCAAGAATTAATCATTGCTTTTGTGTGGTTTGTTACTTTTTCCAAAACTTGAAAAGACTTTTCTGCAACATAAGTAGCCATTGCTATTGCCATAATACAATCATCATGATGCCCCTTCTGGTGATCAGGTCTCCCATTTATATATATAAAGGTATTCATTTCATTGTATAGTCTATTTGAATAAATTTTAAAACCATGTCTTAATGCTTCTTCATAAGATGCAATCATTTGAACTCTTTTGTTATTGAAATTTATTCCAGGAATCCTTTCATACATTTTTGGGTCATACTTCCATTTATTATTTGTATCAACATTATCATAATATAAACTTGGATAATTCATTTCTTGTAATTTCCTAGATGTTGCAACTCCCATTCCACCAGTCAAATCGACAACAACAAATGCCCTATACATTGTACACCATTTATACACAACTTCTGCTAATATATCTGGGGGTATTTTGCCAACATATTCCAAAACTTGTTCTTGTGTATCAAAATCAATAATCTGAATTGTTGAAAAATCTTCTGAATCGCCCCTTGATACATCAACACCTGCAACATACCTATGACCATTTTCTGGCTCTTTAAACATCCATAAACTATTTCCCATCAATTTTGATATGGGGTTTGCCAATTGGTTCTTTAAGATATTTGTTAATAATTCTGAATCAAATACATTATCACCTGACCCCAAGAAATTACTTTCAATCTCTTGTGAAACTTTTCTTTTATCATATTTTAATTTCTTCACCATACCCTCATACCAAGATGAACATGGTTTATAACCTTCTTCAATATGGTCAATCACTACTTGATGGTCTCTTTCGTATGAATTCTCATGTGATAAATCTAATATATCATCTTTGGTATATTCTTCTTTATTTAAAAGATAATGAATCATATCTTTTGTCTTTACCAAAAATAAATCTTTTGTATATCTTGGATCCCTATACCAAACCATTTCAGTAATCTTGAACTCATTCATATTACGCAATGCTTGGTCATATATCTCATAATATATCCTATCATAACCATTTGGTGTTGATATTACCACAACCTTACCCCCTGTTGATAGCGATGCCATAGAGGCTGCCCAAAAGTCGGGGTCAGCATCAATATAGGCTGCCTCATCAAATATCAATGTGGTGGGTGTATAACCCCTTAACGCATCTTTTGATGTTGCCACTGCTTTAACCTCACAATCATTGTTTAATTTAAAATGCCTTGCTGAATTTTTTTCAGATGAAAATCCAATACCAACCCAATTAGGCCATTGTTCTGTAAAATGTCTAACCTTATTAGCCATCTCAACTGCGGTATCCAATTTGTTGGCAATAATTAACACTTTTTCAGGTTTATTCTTATTTGCAAATGCTAATTTTTTTGATATCCAAGCAGCTGTAACCGTTGACACCCCAGCCTGCCTATACTTTAATGCAATATTTTCATTATATGAATCAAAATCCTCAATCAATTTTACTTGGTCTGGAAATAAATCTAATGGTACATATCTTTTAACTGTATTGTCATATGTTTGTAAATATGTCTTTAAACAATATGGTGTGCTTTTTATACATTTGGCTGATTCAATCAATACTTGATCTCTTGTCATATTTTGTTTTTTTATAAATACATACAAAATAAAAAAACCCCCAAACTAATTAAGAATGGGGGTTAATTCTATGAAAAATAAAAATTAATTTAACATATTTGCATCTCTCAAATTTTTAAGTAATTCAGGTAAACTGACATCCATATAGTCATTTGGGTCAAAATTTTTAACTTGTTTACCACCAGAATATGTGTTGTCTGGGGTATTTGTATCATCATCATCATCATCTTGGTCACCTAAACCACCATCATCAAATTGACTCATTAAATAATCAAGATATCTTTGCTTACCTTCTCTTGCAGCAGCAACTAAGTCTTTAAATTCATTTTGAGCATATGAATTATCACTAGGATTAGTTGATATAACATATTTCATTAAGTTAAGAAATTCTTTTGCAGGTATTTTATACAATTCAACAAAAAAGAAATTAATTAATCCAATATCTGATTTGTCCAATACATCCATTGGTAAAATATTTCTTATCTTCTTTAAGATGGCTGGCCCAATTCTTAAACCCTCTGTTTCTGCTTTTAATGTATCTGCTTGACCTAATGTCATATTAGCTGTATCAGTATCAGAAGGATAACCTTGTCTTGCTAATGCTTCTTGAACTCCCTTACCTATTTCATGGCATAGAACTGGAAAAATAAATCCAGCAGCATTTATAACAGTTTTTAATTCATTTGTTTCCTTATCTTCTTCATCATCAACTTCAACAGCACCAGCAACTCCACCACCACCACTAGCCATATCCATATAATCTTCATTTAAATAATAAAAATGAAGATCAATTAATGGTAATGTTGATTTATATAATTGAAATAATCTTGGATTAATTTCATCCAATCTTGCTTTTATTTCTGGCTTTTCATAAATGTATTGGACTTTTTTCCCTGTACCACCAATTAAAGCATTAATAATATCTCTTTTAAATACTTCATCATCCAACACCTCTTGTTCCTCAAAAGTTAATTCATCCTCTATTTCCTCTTTATTTTGTTTCATTTTGCCAACCACATCATTACCTGGCATATCTAATGTTGCATTAATAGTAAATGTTTCATCAGAAATTTCCATTTCATTTAATGTCCCTTCAATTGCTAACTCTACTAATTCATCACTATTTGATTGTTCAATCTCTTGAATTGCTCTAACATTTCTAAACATAGTGGTTGATATTATGCTAGCCAATTCATTTGGTGTCAAATCATCCTTACCAACTACATCTCTAACCTTTTCAACCAAGTCATTAAATGAATCACTATATAATTTTTGAACATCAGCAGCACCCCTCTTAAAGGCTGGGTTTTTAGCAAACATACTTTCAGGGTCAGCCAATTTCTTTTCAAGTCTTGGATCCATTCTTTCAGAACCACTATAATCTAATTGCTCCTTTAGTTTTCTTTTTATTAATTTATTAATATCCTTCATTAGTTTTCAAAATTTAGTAATTGCATAATGTTATCTATAATAGCGTTTTTTGCCTTTTCAGGTGAAATTGCTTTTGGTGTTGTATTAACTTTTGGGTTTGGGTTAATAAATGGGTTATCTCTCCTTGTTGGTTTTGTTGTTGGTTTTGCTGGTTTTACAACTGGCTTTGTTTCAGTATTTGCTTTTGGGTCTGGATTAACTTTTGGATTTGGGTTGATGAATGGATTATCCCTTCTTGTTGGTTTTGTAGTTGGTTTTGCTGGCTTTACAACTGGCTTAGTAGTTGGTGTATCATATTCTCTTAAATGCCTCAATAATGCACTTTTTGTTACTTTTGGTTTTGAATAAGATTCAATCATTCTATCCATTTCATTTTCAATAAAAACATCAATTGGATTTACGCCTTCTTTCACACCTTTCTTAACATCCATAACACATCTTTCATATTTTTTAAGTTGTGATTTTGTCCACTCACTTCTTTCAGATGTTCCAAATTCTTTTTTTAATTGTGCTGTACAAATTGCAAAAGGATTTTTTGTTTGAGATTTTTTCTTTGCCTCACCCATTTCCTTTTTCTCAAGTCTAACATTATAACCTTTAGCAACTAATTGCATTGCCTTTGGTTCATTTTTAGTTATAATACTACCCTTGGTTGATGTAGTTTGCTCTGTCACTAATTTTGAATATAAATAATTTATATTGTTCTCACTCATACCTCTTAAAGTTTGCATTGAAAATCCACCCTCTAAAAGTGATATTACTTTTTTATTAATTTTCATAAGTCATAATTTTTTCAAATTCTAATACTAAATCTCTTTCATATAGTTTATTTTTTATTTCTTGTTCAGTTTCACCAAACTTGAATACCAATCTATTTTTAACATCTTCATTTACTTCCCAACCTAGTGCAATAACTCCATCAACAGAATCTATCATTGAAAAATAATCTGAATTTTGTATTAAATATAATGATACATCTTCTGTTGTTAATTGTCCAACTTTTGTAATATATTTTAATTCTGGTGGCTTTGGATATCCATTTGATGGTTTGGCTTCCCAACTTTCCCCCCAAACTGAATCAGAAGATGAAAATATAAATTCATATATAAAATCACCTTTATAATTGATGCCTAATGAGTTTATGAAAATTAATCTATTCATTATATGATATCTCCTTTTTTATTTATCTTAACTGTTCTTTCGTTTAATTTCAATATAATATTACCCAAGTTTGATTTGCCCATAACTTTAAATCTTTTATATTTATTTAAAAAACTTTCAGCAGCTAAATATTGGTTTCTGGTTTCAGATAAAACATTTATTGATTTTAAATTTTCTTTTAAGAATTTTGCATTTTTATTCTTCCTTTGTTCTGCTAATATTTTTTCTTGTGGGGTTAATTCAAAGTATCTTGATAAAATGTTGTCCACTTTGGATTCAGAATATCTCTTTTTTGGTGCATAACTTTCATCACCCCCTGGTGGTGGTGGCATTTGACCCATACTTGCCCTATTACCCCCATTTGCTGGTGGTGGCATTTGACCCATATAAGGCATTTCACCCATATCCTCATCACCCATATCAGGCATTTCACCCATATCCTCATCACCCATATCAGGCATTTCACCCATATCCTCATCACCCATATCAGGCATTTCACCCATATCTTCATCGCCCATATCTTCACCCCCTTCAAATTTTGACATAATATCATCAAGATCCTCTTCATCAAGGGCTTCAATATTTAATGATGAAATAACCATATTAATAACATATTTAATTTCTTCTGAAGTTAAACCTTCTTCATTTTCTAATGCTCTGATTTTCTGTGTTAATCTGCCTGTTAATTTTTGTATGGTTTTAAATGTAATTTGTTCTTCACCTTTTTTTGATTTATCACCCATTTCATCATCGCCCATATCTGACATATCATCACCCATTTCATCATCACCCATATCTGGCATTTCACCACCCATATCATCCATAGGAGGCATTTCACCCCCTTCTGGTGGTGGCATACCCATATCACCCATATCACCTCCACCATCCAATGGAGATGGGGGTAATTCTGGCTGTGGAACTGCTGGTGGTGCTGGTGGTGGCATAGGAACGTCACCCATATCATCAACAGGTGGTTTTGGTGTTTTTAATGTATATTTCTTTTGCTCACCAAATAATGAAATACCATCTGGGTTATCATAAATTTCATTTAATTCTTTGGTAATTAAATTTAACTTCTTTAATGCTTGTGAATATGATCTATAGTATGTTCTATTTTTCATTGGCTCAATATAATCCAATGTTGATTCGGTTAATCCTCTTTTGATTATATATCCAACTTTTTCCTTAATAATAAAATATTTATTACCATCAGGTAGATTTATATCATATTCTTTTGAGCTAGTTTCATTGATATTTTGTCTATCAACTTCCTTATACATAGCAATTTCTAACATTCTATTTAGCTTTGCACTACCTTGTAGTTTTTCACTACCAATTGGTTTTAATTTACTCATTTTTTATATTTTTTTTAATTATTTAAACCATTTATTCCACCTAATGCAACTGCTGACATTTCAATAACTGTATCAGTCCCTCCTGTTGCATTTCTAACAACTGCTTGTGGATGCGGTACTTGTGTTGTTCCGGTTAGAGGGTTTCCATTAAAAAACCCAAACATACCTCTGGTATATTCATAAAACGTGTTTGCACTAACTACTGCCATTTTTATTTTATTTATATATAAATATATCTATTATGTCAAATATTAATATAGTAAAAATAAAATTTAATAAATTTCATTTTCAATGGATAACTCTTTGGTTCTTTTCTTATATTGATAATTAAACACCTTATCTAATAGCCCACTTCGCCTTAAATACTTATAAACCAAATTTTCATTTGAAAATTCACCTCCCTTTTCCAATCCACCTTGCCTAAACTTCCTTAATTTATCTGTTAATTTTTTTATATTACTTTTTGCAACTTTTAATGAAGACTTATCTGCATCTATTAATGTTTTTTTAACAACCCCAACCCAATGGTCAATTTTTAACTTTAATTTTGCTTTATTAACTGGTGGTTTTTCTTTTTTGGGGATAACAAGCCATTCACTATTCATTAATGAATATTGTCCTTCACCTGAATGTTTCTCTTTTGAATCTTGTGGAAAAACCTCAACATCATAACCTTTTATGGTTAAATTATGTTTTTCGTTAAATATTAATTTTTTTGCTGAAAATAATTTTAAATATATTTCACCATCATCATCAAATTGATCCAAATCAATAACAATATGTAAATCAAAATCAGAATATTCTGACCAATTATAATTGGATATTGAGCCAGTTAATATAATGTCCTCAATAAAGACTTCTTCATCCAGAAATTCAATAAATTCTTTTGCAATATCTAATAAACCCTTTTTAATTTCAGATTTAATTTTTGCTTTCTTTATATCATTTGGAGTTTCCCAGACCTTGGGATTCAATGTATCTTTAACAACAAAACTTTGAATTATATTATCTTTCATTTTTTAACATATTTAAAACTTTTAGCAATATTTGTGCTAAAGAATTTACCTTGTGATTCTGATAATCTAAATTGAGTATATAATTTATGCGGAACATCATCATACTCATACATAATATCATTATTGAATGTAATCAATAACTTTTTTGTATTTAAGTCATATTCACTTTTCTTAATATTACTAGATTTAATCTCATTAATGATTTTAGTTCCACTTATAATTTCTTTTGTAATTCCCATAAATTGAATTTTATATATAAATATACCAAAAATAAAAAACCCCCAGACTAATTAAGAATGGGGGTGGAATGGAAAAATACACTTAAATAATATTAAGGTGTTGCTACAATAAATGAATATTGATATTTGAAAATAGATTCACATTTATTGTTATAAACTTTAACATCCATAAAACCAAATTCAGGTGTTGTTGTCTTTATATTGAAAAGTAATCCCAAATTATTCCCAATTTTATTCTTATCCAGAATAGTTATATTACTTTTGGTTGATGGATATAGTTTATACTCAACAGTATAATTACTATCAATTATGATATTTGTTAAGTTGGTGATATTACCCAATGAATCATTATTAAAAAATTCAGTTGAAACATTATAAGATTTATTTGAGGCAATTGAAAACCAATCTTCATTTATGCTAGAATATTTTGTAATTGAATCAATTGTTAAAATAACAGCATTTATTTGCTTTGCTTTCACAACATCTTTTGTTTGCACAACTTCTTTTTCACAAGAAAAAATGGATATTAAACCCAAAAATAATATAAAATTTTTCATCTTTGTTAAATTATTGAAATACTATTTATTAAATCACCTTGGCTAATTGAATCAATTACATCCAACCCATCAACAACTTTACCAAAGCATGTATGATTTCCATCCAAATGAGCAACACCTTGCCTATTATGACATATGAAGAATTGTGATCCCCCAGTATCCCTACCAGCATGAGCCATACTCAATACACCCCTATCGTGTTGTTGTTTATCAGCATTAACCTCACACTTAATATTATATCCTGGTCCACCATTTCCAACACCATTTGGGCAACCACCTTGTATCATAAAGTTGGGAATAACCCTATGGAAATTTAATCCATTATAAAATCCTTCATTGATTAATTTCTTAAAATTATCAACGGTAATTGGGGTTTCATTGTCATACAATTCAGCAATCATCACCCCCTTTGCTGTTTCAATTTTTACTTTTGTCATTAGTTAATTGTTATTGTTTTTTTAGGTTTAGCAATATAATTTGGCAAGAATAATGTTAAAATACCATTTGATACTGTTGCTTCAATATTTGATTCATTAAAGTTGCTATCAACTTTGTATTTGTGAAGTATTTTCTTAACTTCGCCTTTCTTATTGACAACCCTTTCACCTTTAATTATGACTACCCTATCTTCTATAGATATTTCTAAGTTATCTTTGGTAAAACCTGGAACTTCAAAGGATATGTATGCACCATCCTTAGTTAATTCAATATCATATTCACTATCATAGGCGCTATGTTTAATCCCATAATGACCATAAGTGGAATCTGATGCAAACGGTACTGAACTTGATAAGCCAAATGGATTTGATAATCCAAATAATAGCTCTGCTAAATAATCTCTGTCTTTCATAATTTTAATTTTTATAAATGTTTATTTTTTTTATGATAAAGTCAAATATAATGCCAAATATATTTTTATATGACAAAATGGCAGTTATATATATATCAATAAGACAATTTGTCATAATACAATGAAATTATAAGACAATTTGTCAAAACTATTTGATTAGTACAAAATTTGTAGCATATTTATAAAAAAACATAAGATATGAATGTTGACTATTTTGATGATGAAAAAACAACAAGAGGTAAGAAAAATACCTCAAGTTCAAAAACCCCAGTCTTAGACAATTTTAGTAGGGATTTATCCAAACTAGCTGAAATGGGGAAATTGGATGCGTCAATTGGTAGAGAGAAAGAGGTTAAGAGATTGGCTCAAATCTTATCAAGACGAAAAAAGAACAACCCATTAATCCTTGGTGAGGCTGGTTGTGGTAAAACTAACTTAATTGAAGGCGTTGCTTTAATGATTTCAAAAGGTGAAGGTCCGCAAAATTTATTGAACAAAAGAATTGTTAATTTGGATTTAACATCTGTTGTTGCTGGAACCAAATATAGGGGTCAGTTTGAAGAAAGAATGAAAGTTATTATTGATGAATTAACATCAAATCCAAATGTGGTTGTGTTTATTGATGAAATTCACACATTAATTGGCTCTGGTAATTCTTCAAATTCTATGGATGGTGCAAATATATTCAAGCCAGCATTAGCATCTGGGGATATTCAATGCATTGGGGCAACCACATTTGATGAATATAAAAAATCAATTGAGAAAGATGGGGCATTAGCAAGAAGATTTCAAAAAATCAAACTTGAACAACCCTCAATAGCAGAAACAATAACAATCATTAAACAATCCATTGATAAATATGAATCATTTCATAAATCAATATATAGTGATGAGATAATTGAATTATGTGTTAGATTGGCTGATAGATATATCACAGACAGAGCATTCCCAGATAAGGGATTTGATGTTATTGATGAAGTTGGTGCAAGGCAACAAGTTGAAGTTAAAATTCCAGAATCAATCAAAAAGTTAAAAGAAAAAATTTCTGAACTAAAACAAGAAAAAACAAGAGTTGTTATCAACCAAGAATATGAATTGGCTGCTGAAATTAGGGATAAGGAATTAAAATTATTAACCAAACTTGATGCTGAAACAAAAAAGTTTGAAGAAGATAATATTAAAAACAAAAGAAAAATTGATGAAGAAGATGTTTATTCTGTTGTATCAATTATGACAAACATCCCAATTGAACAATTAAATCTTGATGAAAAGCAAAAACTTATCAATATTGATAAAAAGATTAAAGATAAAGTTATTGGGCAAGACCAAGCAGTTGATTCAATTGTTAAAGCAATTAAGAGAAATAGATTAAACATAAAAGACCCCAACCGACCAATTGGTAGTTTTATTTGTTTGGGATCCACAGGTGTTGGTAAGACGCATCTTGCAAAACAACTTGCAAAACAATTGTTTGGGAATGAAAAATCACTAATTCGTGTTGATATGAGTGAATACCAAGAAAAGCATACCATATCAAGATTAATTGGTTCACCTCCAGGATATGTTTCACATGATGAAGGTGGTCAATTAACTGAAAAAGTTAAAAACAATCCTTATTCTGTTATTTTATTTGATGAGATAGAAAAAGCACATAAAGATGTATTCCATTTATTATTGCAAATTCTGGATGATGGTCATCTTACTGATGCTATGGGAAAAACAATTAATTTTAAAAATACCATAATCATTTTAACATCAAACTTGGGTATTAAGAAATTCTCTGACTTTGGTACAGGTATTAGTTTCACTAGTTCAAAATATGGTAATGAAGAAGCAAAAAAATCTATGCTAATGGCTGAACTTAAAAAGTTTTTCTCACCAGAATTCTTAAATCGTATTGATGATACAGTTGTATTCAATACATTAAATGATGATAATGTTAAGAAAATCACAAGAATTGAACTTAACAAGTTGATTGATAGACTAAAAGAATCAAAATACAATTTCACTTATGATGATAGTGTTGTTGATTTAATATCAAAAATTGGGTTTGATGAAACTTATGGTGCAAGACCAATAAAACGAGCAATTCAAGATAAAATTGAAGATTTAATTTCTGATGAAGTATTAAATGATGTGGTTAAAGAAGGGGGTAAATACCAATTAACTGCAAAAGATGAAAATGTTATTCTAAACTAAACAAAAATGGGGGCTAACAACCCCCATTTCTTTTTATCCTAATATTCTTAATGGTTTATATTTTTTGTAATATTTCTTGTATCCTAAACTTTCTATCATTTCTCTGCCCATTTTAATTCCTTTCTCCACATCTTCTAAAACAACATATTCATCCTTTGTGTGGTAATCATAATATCCTATTGATATATTAACACAACTAAAATCAAATAATTTCTTTAAGGCAAATATATCGGTATATGGGTGTGATTGATATTGGGGGTTTGTGTTTTCTGTTAATACCTTATCTATCTTTGTGAAGAACTTGCTATCTCTGTCAAATAATCTAACTCCAGAAGATATTTCACTTACCATCCAATCAAAGGGGGCATCAAATTGAATTGCATAACCCACATCTAGGAAAAAATTTGCATCAGCGTTTAATGATCCCACGCAACCAATTTCTTCTGAAACAAAAAAGGCCGCTTTTATTACTGGTAATTCCTTTAATAAAGTAAGACAAGCAAATACTCCAGCCTTATCATCACCACCAATTCCTGTTGGGTTTCCTTTTACATCATAACCCTTATACGCCTCTTTTAAGACTCTTTTGGAGTTTGGTTTAAGTTCAGTTCTAACATCTATAAAAGTGTTGTTATGGACAGTATCTGTGTGTGCTACGACACAAGGATAATACTCTGCTTCACCTTTCACACAATAAATGTTTTTCATTTCATCTAATGTGTATTTGATATCGTTAGCATCTAAATAACTGGTAATAAAATTAACCAATTTTGTTTCATCACCCGAATAGGAGGGGATTGATAATATTTCTTTTAAAAGTTCTTTGTCCATGTTTTTTTGTGTAAATATAGTAAATTATCTATAATATTCTCTAATTATTTTCCCTTTAATATACCCAGGTTCAATCATTTTTCTTATTTCTTTATCTGAATATTTTAATAATTCACTCTCAATTATAATCAAAATACTCCCAACTTTTAAACCTTTTGGTAGTGATGTTATGTATGTATATGCTAAATCCAATTCATCCCCAACTTCCAATCCTTCTGGTAAACTTTCTATATATGAATTTCTTAAATCTAAATCACCCCCAACCTTCAAGCCTTCTGGTAAGGAGATTATTTCTGATTCATATAAACTTAAACCACCTTTAACTTCCAAACCTTTTGGTAGTGAGGTTATGTTTGAACTAGATAAATCCAAACTACCTTTAACAATCAAATCATCTTTTTCTGTTATTGGTATATTGTTTTTTAATTTCCACATAAGTGGTTTTCTTTTATTATGATTTTCTTCAAGAAAATCAAATATCTTTTTTAGTGTTTCTTTTTTCATTATCTAACTATTTTTCCTTTTATATATCCATTTAATCCAATCATATCTTTTAAACTCTCATCTGAAAATTTTGCTAATGGGCTGTTTTTAATATATAAATTTTCACCAACTTTTAATCCTTTTGGTAATGAGGTTAAACTTTTGCAATTTGTTAAATTCAAACCACCACGACCAACTTTCATTCCTTCTGGTAAGGATGTTAAACTTTTGCAATTTGTTAAATTCAAACCACCAAGGAGTAGTCCTTCTGGTAAGGATTTTATAGTTGAACCTTTTAAATCCAAAGTCCCCCAAACAGACAATCCTTCTGGTAAGGATGTTAAACTTTTACAGTTTCTTAAATATAAATTACCCCTAACTTCCAATCCTTTTGGTAATGATGTTATATTTTTGCCTGATAAATCCAAAAATCCATCAAAAATAAACTTACCATCAACATTTAACTCTTCTTCTGTAAATGGTTCATTATGTAATAATTTCCATCTAATAGATGATTTCCCTTCCTTTTCTTTAAGAAAATCAAGTATGTTTTTTAGTGTTTCTTTTTCCATTACATGTCTGATTTAAGCCAATTCTCACCTTCTTCATCAAAAATTACATTACCTTTAATAAAACCAGGTTCAACCATTTTTTTTACAATATCCCTTAATTCATTACTATCATTATAATCTATATTATTAAGTAATTTACTATCATTCAAATATAAATCACCACCAACTTGTAAGCCTCTTGGTAATGATTTTATGTAAGTGGCTTCAATACTCAAATACCCCCCAACCTTCAAGTCCTTTGGTAATGATTTTATAAAACTGTGATCCAAATATAAATTACCAGCAACTTCCAATCTTTCTGGTAATGATTCCATATCTGTTTCAGTTAAATTCAAATTCCCAGCAACTTTCAATCCATCTGGTAATGATTTAATATCTGTGTCTGTTAAATCCAAATTACCTTCAATATTTAAATCTTTTTCTGTTAATGGTATATTATTTACCCATTTCCACAAAAATGGAGTTTGATGTCTTTCATTTTCTTCAAGAAAATTGAATATTTTTTTTAGTGTTTCTTTTTCCATTAACTAAAATTTAATTATTCTTCCTTTTATATATCCAGGTTTGACCATATTTCTTAATTCACCATCTGAGTATCCTGTTAATTTTGTACCATTCAACTCTATATAACCCTCAACTTTTAACCCTCTTGGTAATAATGTTATATTTGTAGCCCCTAAATCTAAATTGCCCCCAACCTTCAAGCCTTCTGGTAGTGAAGTTATATTTGCACAATCAAATAAAGATAAACTCCCCCCAACTTTTAATCCTTCTGGTAATGATTTTATAAGTGAATAACTTAAATCCAAATACCCACCAACTTCCAAGCCTTTTGGTAAAAATTGCATATCTGAGCCCATAAGGTCTAAACGACCAGAAACTTTTAATCCTTCTGGTAATGATTCTATATCCATGTAATCTATGCTACTAGGTCTCAAATCCAAATCACCATTAACAATCAAATCATCTTCTGTTATTGGCTCATTATTTTTTAATTTCCACATAAATGGAATATTTCTATTATCTTTTGTTTTGATAAAATCAAATATCTTTTTTAATGTTTCTTTTTCCATAATTTACCAACTTCTATCTATTTTACCTTGAATATATCCAGGCGCAATCATTTTTATTATTTCATAATCTGAATATTTAGTTAATGGGCTGTTTTTAATATATAAATTTTCACCAACTTTTAATCCTTTTGGTAATGAGGTTATTTTTGTGTGAGATAAATCCAAATCATCTTTAATATTTAAATATTCTGGTAAGGATTTTATAGTTGAACCTTTTAAATCCAAATCACGATCAATAGTTAATTCCTTTTCTGTTAATGGTTCATTATTTATTAATTTCCAAGCAATTGGAATATTTCTATTCTCATTCTGTTTAAGAAAATCAAGTATTTTTTTTAGTGTTTCTTTTTCCATTAACTAAACTTTAATTATTCTTCCTTTTATATATCCAGGTTTAATCATTTTTCTTAATTCATCATCTGTGTATTCTGTTAATTTTGTACCATTCAAATCTATAAAACCCTCAACTTTTAACCCTCTTGGTAATGAGATTATTTTTGTAAAACCTAAATCTAAATTACGCCCAACCTTCAAGCCTTCTGGTAGTGAAGTTATAATTGCACAATCAAATAAAGATAAACTCCCACCAACTTTTAAACCTTCTGGTAATGAGTTTATAAGTGAATAACTTAAATCCAAAAACCCACCAACTTCCAAGCCTTCTGGTAGTGAAGTTATTTTTGAATGACCCAAATTCAAATCACCATTAACAATCAAATCATCTTCTGTTATTGGTTCATTATTTTTTAATTTCCACATAAGTGGTGCATTATGCTCACCATTTTCTTCAAGAAAATCAAATATCTTTTTTATTGTTTCTTTTTCCATAATATATTTAATTTAAATCAATCATCATCGTCATCAAAAATTACCTTACCTTTAATAAAACCAGGTTCAACCATTTTTTTTACAATATCCCTTAATTCATTACTATCATTATAATCTATGCTGTGATGCAAATCACTATCATTCAAATATAAATCACCACCAACTTGTAAGCCACTTGGTAATAATTCTATGTAAGTGCCTTCAATATTCAAATCCCCACCAACCTTCAAGCCCTTTGGTAATGAGTCTATTTTTGAAGCATATAAATCCAAATGGCCACCAACTAATAGTCCTTCTGGTAAGAATCTCATATCTGTTTCAGTTAAAATCAAATTCCCAGTAATTTTCAATCCATTTGGTAATGATTTAATATTTGTCTCTGTTAAATCCAAATCACCTTTAATATTTAAATCTTTTTCTGTTAATGGTTCATTATTTAATAATTTCCAAGTAAATGGTACATTTCTGTTATCATTCTTTTCAAGAAAATTGAATATCTTTTTTAATGTTTCTTTTTCCATAATTCATATATTAATATATAAATATAACTAAATATTATTATTCCATCCACAAAACAGCAAATCAAATTCTTTTAAAAGAAAATGAAAAAACCATTTGGAAAATCAAAAAAAGGGATCTATATTTGTGTCATCAACAGAAATGATGATATTTATAAAACAAGGGGGCGAAAGGGATCGATTGGCGTGGATTGGGTAAGAAGGCATGTTGGGGCTGAATTAACCTCATTAACAACTGGTTCAAGCCTTTAACTGGCAACACTTTAGAAACTTTAGCAACTTTAGGTCTAGTACGTGAAGATGCTGTTGTTGCGGCTTAGTAGTCATAACAACCCCGGGTCGGTGGGCATATAACCCAGGAACAGAAGCCTCATAGTGTGATACTACTTATTGTGTCAAAGGTTTTGGTTTGGGGTGCTACCTGTTAGTCTATGTAAATAGTGAAAGTGAACCCCCCACAGTTGGCAGTAAAAATGGAAAAATATGAACTGTCTTATGTGTCCATACAGAATCTATGGAATAAACATGTAGTCTTTTTATTAAATTACGAGCAAGACCAGGGTTCAATTCCCTGCGTCTCCACCAAAGAAAGTGCCACGTTTTGTGGCACTTTCTATTTGTTTTAAACAAAAAAATGACTATTATTGGTATTTATCAATAAAGTCTAATTGGTTTGCATTATCTTTGCACCAAATTATTTACATAACAAAAATAAAAATTTATGAAAAAATTAATATATGCATCAATTGCATTAATTGCAATTAGTTTAATTATTTTAACAGAAAATGTTAAAATTCAAAAGAATGAAATCAATGATATAAAAATCAATGAACAACAACTTTTTAATGAGGATAATTCAAAATTATTATTTTTATATTTTGAAATATTGGATAATGACATAAAATATCCAGACATAGTTTTTGCTCAAGCATTATTGGAAAGTGGATATATGACCAGTTATATTTTTACAGAAAATAAAAATTTATTTGGTATGAGATATCCAGAAAGAAGAGAAACTACTGCTATTGATGAAAATAGAGGATATTCAATGTATGAATGCTGGACAGATAGCGTGAAAGATTATAAATTATTTCAAGAATTTTTACTTAGAAAAAAAGAAAAATCAAGAGAAGAGTATTTTAGTTTTTTAAGTAGAATATATGCAGAAGATTCAAATTATGTTTTCTTTGTTAAGAAAATTATAAATGAAAATGAATCTATAATAAATAAAAATTATGATTCATATAAAAAATACAAAAAAAGTATTGACATATATGAGTATAATGAAAAATTATGTGAAATAATCAAATCAAAAAGAATAGTTTAGATGTTTGTAATATTTATTGTAAAAAATAAATATGAAACTTATAAAAGAACAGGTTAGTAAAATTAAAGTTGTTGGTAATAAAACTATAACTAATATTAATAAAAATATTATTAATGTATTAAATGATTTTGCAACAAAAAAAAACATAACAATTAATATTGATTTTAATCCAAATAATATTGAATATAAAAATGGAAATGGTATATATGTTACTAACATAACAAACATTGAAGATTTACGTAAATTTTTGGTAGAAAACCAATTTAAAGAAGTCACTAGTTTAACCCAAAATCCAAATGAATTAAAATATTTTAAGGTAGTAAGTTCTACTCAGATATACATCTGTAATGTTGAAAAACCCCAAGCATCATCTACCCAAACAAATACTAATTTTAGCACAGGTAGAACAAATATGAGTACAAATCCTGATGTCTTTTCTAAATATGGTAGTGGCAGAACAAATATGAGTACAACTCCTGATGTAATGAGTAAGGGTAGAGTTGGAGAGAATTATTTTATAACAAAATCAAAAATATTACATTTGTTTGAAACCACAACATCTATTTTTAATGCCCCTGTTCCAAATTTTTCTGAAAATTTAATCTCATCATCATTTGATGAAACTGGGGCTAAAGAAGGTAGAAAACATTCAGGTATTGATATTGCTATTGCATCTGGGACTAATGTTTTGGCACCAATGGATGGTACAGTCATAAGTAGTAGAGACACTACTGATGGCTGTGGTGGGCTAATATCAATAAAACATAGTGAAGTGTTATTTACAAGATATTGCCATATTAAAAGTAGAAAAGTTAATGAAGGTGATGCTGTTAAAGCAGGTGCAGTTATTGGGTTAAGTGGAGGGGGAGAAAATGATGAGTATAAGGGTAATTCTACTGGTCCACATCTTCATTTTGAAGTTATAGATAATGGTAAAAATGTTGATCCAATTAATTTTATAAATGGAAGTTATAATGCAAATAATGATTCAAAACAAAGTGGTGTTTTTAGTGCAAAGACCAATATGGCAACAAACCCAACGCTCCAATTAACATCAATAGCAAATAGACTAAATATAATTATAGAAGCACCTGAACCAACTAGAAATGAAATTATTGCATCAAAAATATATAAATTAGGTGATGGTGAAAAAATAGGAGAATATAAATATGTTATAGATGCTAATGGCGTAGAAAAAAAATTAAAATCAACTTTTGATACATGTGAAAAAAGAAGATATTCAACTTCTACAGAATATAGATGTACAATTAATCCAGATATTGAATTTAATTTAAAAATAGGTGGTGAATTAAATGATTCAAAATCTAATGTTGCGTTAGGTGAGGTTATTGGTAAATATAAAGATAAATTAACATTCACAGCATATATTGGATTTACTAATATACCTATAAATGGAACAGAGGCGAAAAAAAGTAGAAGTGATGCTAAATTAATATCAGGTAAAACAAATATGGCAACAAAACCAGATGTGAAATCATATTCAAGTTCAAATAGTGCTAAAGGTAAATCCAATTTTGATATAGACACAATGAAATCAAATATTGCTTTAATTCCTAGTAAAACTAGTGGAGCAAGTAGATTAGATATTAAAAAGATTGATGAAAATATTAATAAAATTAAAAAATTAATGATATGAAAAGATTTTTTAAATCATTATTAAGTGCAAATGGTGAAATATCAAGTAAACGTTCTATTGGTATTTCTGCATCACTAACAATAATATTTGCGTCAATTGTTGATTTGTTTTCAAGCTACACCATAACAGATTATGTATTTGAAGGATTAGTCTGGCTGGCAATTGCTGGACTTGGATTTATTGCTAGTGAAAAATTTGCAGATTTCATTAGCAATAAAAACACCAAACCTTAATCTTTTATACAAAATTGTCTAGTTTCATAACTATACTCTATATCATATGATTTGTAGTTGTCAGGTAATTTTAGTTTAATTCCAACACCTTCACCTTGTTGTAATCCTGGTCCTTTATAAATTTTATAAGCCCAATCACCATCCTTTGGTATGTATTTTGGTCCAGCTATAAATAATCCAGAAGTAGGTCTGGAAAATCGCTCAATGTCTTTTTTAAATTCAATAACTTTGTTCTTAACAACTTCTATTACTGAATTCAGTGTTAAATTAAAAAAAGTATTAAATTCTTCTGAATTTTTATTAAAGTTGGACAAACCAGTTATATTAGAAAATATATAATTTCTATCTGGCTCTAGTATTCTTGTAATATGTAAATTATTTTCTTTCTTTTTAATTTGATCAGTAGTAAAAAATTTTAGTTCAATTTTAGAATTTGGGTTTATAACCACACGTGAACTATCACTACAACTATAAACTGGTTTAATTACTTTAATATCACCTTTTGCCTTATTATCATTATCTTTTTTTAGTTTAATACCCAATTCATCTGACAATTTTTCTTCTAATTTTTTTGAAACTTTTTCTTTTGGGTAACAAAAAGTAACACTTGTTGATGTTGAACCACTAAGATTTAGACAATTATTAAATAAATATATCATATCTTTATCTCTAAAAATTATATTAAATAATTCAACATATAATTTTTTTATATTATAATCTAAATTATCACTACTACCTTTCTCTATACTTTCCATTCTATCTATTTCAGCCCTCAAATCCTTTGTTGTTATCTTAAATGATATATTTCCTTTGTATGGTTTAAATTGTACTGAATGTTCAAATGTTTTTTCAAAAGCAAAAGATGCAGCAAAATCTCTGTCATGTGTTAAAACACATAATAATTTATCTATTGGTTCAGTTTTTTTAGTACAATCATACAAATAACCAATATTCTTTTTTGATACCCCCCCACTTAATACATAATTATATAATTTATAAATGTGATTGGGATTTTGGTTTTCTAATTGAAATATATAAAGATTTTCTGTTTCTATTTTTGGTTTCTTTTGTGTTTTACCTGGCTTTGTAATTACTTCTTTTGGAGAGGTATCTGGGATTTCAACTTTTTTAAATGGTTTACTCATGTAAACATCAACTAATTGTCGATATAATAAATTTCTTGGCAATTCTTTTGACTGTCCTCTATGTCTATTTTCAAAAAAATTAACAAAAACATCAATATGTAATGAAATAAATTCATTTAACCTACCTTTATCTTTATCCTCAATAGGATATTCATTAATATTATTAAATAATAATGGAACTAATTCATTCATAAATTTAGGCACAGCATCACAGAACAATTGTACATCATCTTCACCCTCTTTCTTTTTGCCAACCTCTCCTTTTACATAATTTTTTCTTCTTTTATCCCCCCCTGCAGCTTCTATGTTTTTTCTTCTGGCTTCTTCACAATCTTTAAAACTACTAAGGTCTTCGGTAAAAGTGGTATTAACATTTAAATAATTTACAATTTTATTTATTAATTTATTTTTATCCTTTGATGAAACCCATTTAGAATATTTACCATTGTCATCTACACAGTTATAAATAAACTCAAATTCATTTGCTGTTATAAATTTAAATTTTTTAGCAGTTCTACCCTCATTTAATAAAATAAAATCAAACATATTCACTCTCTCCATAAATTTTTATATTTTTATATATATTTATAAATATAGCATTATTGCTATATATAAACATTTTTATTAAAAAATAAATAAAATGAATAAAGAACAAATTTTAGGTATTGTTAGACACATACTTACATTCATTGGTGGATTTTTAATTACAAAAGGTCTTATTGATGAAACAATTGTAACTGAGGTAATTGGTGGTGTTTCAACATTAATTGGTGCCGTATGGTCTTTTATTGCTAAAAAACCAGTTGTAACTCCAAAAGTTTAAAAAAAAGGTAGATAATCAAACTTACCAAATTAAAAAAGGGCTTATATCACTATAAGCCCTTTTTATTATACTCCAAATGCTTTTAATGAATCCTTAAATGGGTTATCTGGTATTGATTTTATCTCATTTAACATTTGTTCCAGAACATCTCCAATTTCTTTTTGGGAGGGGGATAACAAATTTCTTTTCTTATATATTTGCATAAATCCATCAAAAGACATTATCTTATTGCTATTCAATTGAGAATTGTACATCTTAAAAAATCTTGCTGATTCTTTTGCCCTGGCTTTGGGCATTCCAGCCTGTATTAAATCATTTAAGCAATTGTGATACATTTTATTGAGTTTCTCACTTTGTGTTTTTAATGTGTTATGCCAAAATTCACCTTTTTCACCATATTCAAGCCAATCGTTTGGCAAGTAGAATTTATCTTCTTTTAGTTCTTTATATCTGGCTGATTCTGCGTTCTCTGCACCTAACGCCACAGAATGCTTCAGAAATTGGATGTGAGTGGCTATTTCAGTTGTGGTGACAAAGTGTAAGGTACTAAATCTAAAAGGTGATGTGTGGCCTTCTGATGCCAAAAATTCCAACAATTGCTCAATGTTTCTAATCCTTTTTGAATTTGCTAAAATGTAATTAATAATTACATCAACCCTATCTTCTATTTGCTTTGGCATTTCCAGATTTAATTCAAGGAATGTTGAACTCCAAGCAGCTAAACAATGCGTCTTGTCTCCACCATAATGACCTATTAATATTGCTTTGTTGTCTGTCATAAAATTTATTTTAAACTATTAATTAATTCATTCAATTCATTTAAACTTGGTAATCCAACAATTGTATCTTTAACCAAAGATGATGTATAACTTTTAATTGTAGGAACACCCCTAACTCCAGCAACATTCACAGCATATTCTACATCATTCTGAACATTAAAGGTGTATAAAGATACCTCAGAATTTTGTTCTTTTAATTCATTTGCCAACTTTTCATACATTGGCTTTAACATTTTGCATGGTCCGCAAGTGGTAGAATAAAAATCCACAACCATCTTCTCACCATTGTTTATTTTATCAACAAGTTGTTCTTTTGTTAGTTCCATAATTTTTTTACATAAATATAACACAATAAAGATTAAAAACAACCAAAATATATCTTTTATGTTTCAAATATTAACCCACTTTTTTATTTTATAATATTTATTAAATATAACACAAATAATATGAAAATATCAAACCTGTTATGTCTTTTTGGAGTAAATTGGATAAATTTGTTGGAAAAACGACCAAGCGTCATAAACTAATATAAAACTGGGTTGCAGAAATACTTGCAACCCTTTTTTTATTTTATTATATTTTTATAAAAAAAAACATGGAATCAATCTTAGTGCTAAATTCAGATTATACCCCCTTAAATATAACAACTTTTAAAAGAGCAATTATATTAGTCATTAAAGGGAAAGCAGAAATCATAAAAAATGATGATAATACCATCAGAAGTGAAAGCATAACTTATTCAAAACCATTAATCATTAGACTTTTTGATTACATTTCACATAAAATTAAGAATTTGAGGGTCAATAGAAGTAGATTATATAAAAGAGATAATAATGAATGCGTTTATTGCGGTTCAAAAAAGGATTTAACTATTGATCACATATTGCCAAAATCAAGAGGGGGAAAGAATACCTGGAATAACCTCATAACTTGTTGCTTACCTTGTAATTTAAGAAAGGGGGATAAAACCCCAGAGGAAGCAAGAATGCCTCTAAGATTCCAGCCAAGAACACCAACTTTATTCGCAAATGAATCATCTGTTGCAAAAGTATGGGAAGATTATAAATCATCATTTGTTTCTTAACAAAAAAAGTATTATACTTATAAAAAAACCAAAATAATATGAAAAACGAATTCAAATCCTATTATGTTAACCATTTAGGAAAACCATCATCAAATTTGGATTATTTTGAAAACTCTATGACACCCTACATTCTTGAAGAAAGGGAAATGAGGGCAACACAAATTGACATCTTTTCAAGGTTAATGAGAGATAGATTAATCTGGATTGCCGGACCAGTAGAAGATCGAATGGCAACCATAATTCAAGCACAATTAATGTTCCTTGATTCTGTTGATAAATCAGATGTTACATTGCACGTGGATAGCCCTGGTGGCTCTGTGAAGGCAGGTTTGTCAATTGTTGATGTTATGGACTATATTGCTTGTGATGTGCGTACAGTGAACACAGGAATGGCTGCATCAATGGGGTCCATTATCCTTGGTGCTGGAACAAAAGGGAAAAGAACTTCTCTTAGGTTTTCAAAAACAATGCTACACCAAAGTTCTGGGGGGGCTTATGGTAATATCCAAGATGCTGAAATAACAATGAAAGAATGGCAAAAAACTAATGAAATTCTTTTTAAATTGTTGGGGGATTATTGTGGTAAAACAGCAGAACAAGTTAAATTGGATGCTAGTAGAGATTTATGGCTTGATGCTAATGAATCATTATCCTATGGTATTATTGATGAGATTATTGTTTCTAAAAAGAAATAACAAAAAGAAAAGGTTGGGTAAATCCCAACCTTCTCCTAAAATTTAAATACCTCCTCTTTTTTTTAAAACCGATTTATAATCAACAGATGCTATCTGTAGGATTCAAATATTTACCCAACTTTAGTAATAACAAATTTTTTATTTTTCATTTTATTATAAAAAGAATCAATTTTCCCACCAACTTTACCATCAAATATTTCACTTCCTCCTGCAACCATTGTATTGGGATCCCAACTCCCTCCATCATATGATATTAGTTTATAATAATTGTTATTATGATAAATAGTTGACCCAGTTGATGTAATAGTCCCAGAGTAGCTATCTAAATACTCCTCAAGTATTATATCTTGGGTAGCGTCATCAAATGGATAAGGTCTTGAAACTATTTTAACCATATTTGGTGTATTTCTACTTGTACCTGTGAATTGTTCAAATGTAGCTTTTGAAAAATCAAGATAATCAGTATAATGAACATTATTTTGTTCATATTTAAATCTTATTTTATCCAAAGAATCATATGGGACATAACCAACTATTTTTTTCTTATTTGAGTCACTCTCATAATTTTTTGTTTTATAATAGTTTTTTGCAATAAATAAAAATGCTTTTCTATATTTATATAAAATATCATTTTTATAACTTTGCAAATTATTCTCATTTATTAATGTTTCATTAAAAAAAGATTCATAAATCTTTGATTTACTATCAGTTAATAATGATTCTTTAATAATAGCATCTAATTTATATGCTAAATCAATATATTTTTTTATATCTTTTTTCATTATTGTAGAGTTAAATTATATATCTTACGGTCTTTACCTGTTACTTTTACAGAAGAAGCCCTTGATTGATCATCTACATAAATATATGTAGCATTTGATCCAGCAGGGGCAAAGCTTAAAGATTGATTGCCAATTTTAGCAGATTCAATTTCAGTTGTAGGTTTTTGAATTATAATTGCATCCATCCCAGAATTACGATACTTTAAATTATTACTTGTATCAGTTGTATTACTTGTATCAGTTCTATTAGGTCTTGGTATTTGGCTGCCACCACCAAACCAGCTAGCAATACTTTTATATATCAAATCATATAAATTCTTATAGGCTGTTTCATTTCTAAAATCTTTATGCCTATTAGAATTATTGATTATAAAAACAAGTAGTTTACCAAGTGGTGAATTTGTTAATATAGTATGAGCAGTTCCTAAAAATGGTGTGGCCATAATTATACCTTTAACTAAATAATCAGCATTTGTTAAACCATTAGTTCTGACTTTTATTGTTTCCTTAAAACACATTTCTGCCAAATTAACACCACCTTTTCCTTCATATTCTTTAAGTAAATTTTCATAATCAGCTTCTGATAACCCTGTAAATCTGTTTATACCTTTGTCAGTAATCAAAAACTTTGATAACCAACTTTGTTGTGCATATACACCACCACCATAGTCTGATAGTAAAAAACTATTACCAAAATATCTTGCTAATGCTAATGCTAAAACCACACCACCTTCATAAGCTATATTAGTTACAAATGTTGCTACTACAAATTTAGCAGTTGATGCAAACCTATTTGGATTATCCCCTTTAAAAGCTCTAATATAATTATTAATTTCTCTTTGGAGATAATTTTTATTTCCATATTTAACAACCTGCCAAAAACTTGAGTTTGTAATAACACTTTTAACTGTTGTTCCAAATTTTTCTTTGAAGTTTGCTTGCCCCATTGCATTTTCTATAAAAGCTTTTGCAAAACCCTTAGAAGGTAAAAGACTTCTCCCAACATCCCTAAGTGGTTCAAGAAGAACCTCTTTTAATATACCTTTTTGATTAAGACTATCAAATAATATTTTTGATTTACTATTTGTAGTTACCTCTTGACCTTTAAAATAGTCTTTTATTTCTTTTGCAATAGTTTTATCATTTTCTATTAATCTTTTAAAATCACCAATAATTTCTCCCTCAAAGAATTTGAGTTTTAAAAATAAATTTTTTACTGTTGCAGCATATGCTGCTATAAGTTTTTGTTGTCCTTCTGGATTTTTAGCTAAGTCTTGAAATTGATCCTCAAATCCAATCATATAACTAGTAAGTTCATCTTTTAATTTTTTTATATAATTTTCTCTACTTCTAAAAATATTTATTGCAGCATCTTTATAATTAGGATTATCCCATAAATTATTTAATTTTAGTATACTAAAATTTTCAGGGTTAGTTCCCCATGATGGGTTAACAACTTTTTTCTTTTTATTTCTTATTTTAGTTGTGATATATGTTACAACATTTTCTATTTGTGCAAATTCTTCACCAAAGTTATTAGTTATTTGAGTTTTAATATCTACTTCAGGTATATTAGCCATTTTACTATAAAAAGCATCAAGATCAAATGCTGCACCCTTTTCTCTTAAAATTAAATTTAAAATTTGATGTTTACTACTATCATCTGCATTTTCAAAAAATTCTTTTAATATAGTTTTTTGAAAAATATCAAATAACCCCTCAGGTAAACTTTTTATAAATACATCAAAGTCAGCAGAGTTAGTAAGGTTTTTAGGTGAACTATATGTGGTTAAAAACTCATCCTCAAAGGCAATAATTTTGTCTTTTGTTTTCAAAAAATGAGCTCCAACTTTTGTTTTATCACCCCTATATTTGTTATCAATGCTCTCATAATATTTATTAATCTCATCAAGTGCTTTTTTTACAAAAACATCATAATTTGTACTATTATTTGTTTCAATAGCATCAATTATATTTTTAAATAAAATTAATGGTATTTTAGTTTCTAATAACATTAATTTTTTAATTCTATTTATTTCTTCATTTATCATATTTTAAAGTTTTTTTTAATTAGAGTTTAGTATAGGAGAAATCATTTTAGCCACTCCCTTTGGATCATTTTTTGCATATTTAATCAATTCTTTTAACTTCTCTTCATCATCATAAACTAATTTAAATATTTTATTTTTATCTTCATTATTTAATTTTGGAAAAAATAATTCAAGATATAAATTAAATAACAAACCTGAAACACCTATTGAAATATCTTTTTTAAATGCATTCCTCCAAAAATTTATATTGTTTAACACATCTGGATTATCTTTAATTGTATCCATTATTTGTTTGCTAAAAATTGCTTCATATTGTTTTCCTGAAATTTTTGCTATTTGATTTTTAAATATATTAAAATTATCTTGTGTGAATATAATAGCAAATGATTTTTTTTCTTCATCATTTAAATTATTATAAAATTGTAAAATATTATCTGGAGTTATATTTTCATTTTTTAATTTTTGAACAATAGATTTGAATGCTTCAAGGTCAATACCTCTATATATTTTTGAAAAATCTAAAATTGGCATCAATCCCATTAAAATGGAGAAAACAGCACTTATATTATGTCCCTTCTGTATATCTCTGATAGTAACAGGTAATGCTAATCCAAGTTGAACTAAAATATCAGCAATAAGTAGCCATCCTGGAATATTAGCTCCACCAGTTGCAATCACACTAATTATAATACCACCCCATTGGATATAATCACCATATACATCTATAAATCTTTGATATTCTGTTCTTGTATCTTCAAGTTTTGGTGGTATGTAATACTCATTTTTTTTGTTTGAAAAATACCCATTAAATGAAATTGCTCCTGTTTTTAAATTTGTTCTGTAATTTGCAGAATATTTAATTAATCCATTGGTTGAAAAAAATTCCATATTTTTAACTGTATTTATTGGAAATAATGTTCTAAACATTTTTTTAAAATCTTCTTCTGAATATTTTGGATATGATTTTCCATTTTTTAAAATACTAAAATTCCAAGTATAAACAGAATCGTTTTTTAAATGTTTTTCAACCAATTTTGCATAATCATCTTCAGTAAAAAATGTAATCTCAGCATCATTACTAATAATTATTGTTTTTTTGGCTCCACTATGTACATTAGATGGCTGGGTATAAACACAACAACGCATATTTTCTAATGCTTTAGTTATATTTTCATCTTTTAAGTTATTACTATTAGCTAAATAATTTTGATATTTACAATAAGAAGGATATGGTTCAACTTGGGCAACCTCTTGGGTTGCCTTTTTTGGTAAACCTATTGGAGATGCTAAAACATCTCCAATAGGAGCATCATCTTGCTCCAACAACAAATTATATTGTTTTAAAATATTTAATTTATCCTCATCTAATAAAACAAAAGATTTCATTTTAATTTAGAGGATTTGCTTTTCCCCTTGTTGCACCAGATTCCCATTTAGCTTTGCTATCAATTGGATTTGCTTTTCCTCTTGTTGCACCAGATTCCCATTTAGCTTTGCTATCAATTGGGTTGGCTCTACCCCTTGTTGCACCTGATTCCCATTTTGATGTTGTTGATGTTGACGCTCCGCCAGTTGCTGGTTCAGATGGTGCATCTTGTTCTCCAAATTGTTTTTTATTTTTCATAATTTTAATAATTTTGTTGTTTTGGTAATTGATTTAAATTTATTGTATAATATTCTGTTAAAAAATTTATCAATTCTGTTTTATCTACCTCTTCTTCTTCAAACTCATCAGAATCAATTTCTGAATCATCATTTGGAACATATAGTTGTTCTGGAAGGAGTTGGTATCCATATTCTTCTGTTAGGTCAAAATCAATCTGGTCTTGACGTATAACCTCATCTGTATCATCAATTAATCTAAATGTTACATCAAGTATGTTTGCTTCTTTATCAACAAAGAAACTAATTAAATCTTTAATTTCCATTATTAGTATTTATTAATACGATTTAAAAATTGGTTAAAATTAGTTATTGATTCCAAAACTGGCTTGGAAAATGTATTTTGTGTTATTGGTTTTTTTAATATTGGTTTAATTGTCCCAATTTTATCTTCTTTAAGAATATTTTTAATTGATTCCATCAATGGGCTTTTGGTTTTATTATCAAAGTGAATTTCATACATAACATCTTCATCTAAAATAGGATCAGCATAAGGGTCAACTCCTTCATGGTAATCATCTTCAATTGAAGTGTCAACATAATCATTTTCCTCCATTTCAATGAAATCCATGTTTGTTTCAGTATCAATATCATCTGTATCCCAATTTTCATTCATTGCACCACATTCCATACATTCACCTTCTGACATACTGCCACCACATTGCTCACAGGCTCTTTCTCTGCCTTCTTTTACTAGGTCAGCATTTGTTAATGTGAAGCCTTTTTTATCAGAAATATCATCATATGTTGATAATCTTGTTGGTTTTACTTTTTCTTGAACTGAAAGATATCCATTATATAAATCTTTATGTTTATTTAGGATATTTGTTTTTTCTTCATCTGTTATTTTAAAAAAATAAGAATTCATAGTTTTAATTTTATTATAAATATTACCAACTATTCAAAATTTTTGTATATTTGCAAAAAAAAACATGAACATATTCTTATTGGATGAAAATCCCCAAATAAATGCTCAATACCACTGCAACAAACATGTAGTAAAAATGTTATTAGAGACAGCACAAATTTTATGTTCAGCAAACCATATATGTGGTGATAGTGAACCCCCATATAAGTTGGCACATAAAAATCATCCATGTTCTATCTGGTGTAGAGCATCTTTAACAAATTATTTATATTTGTGTGAACTAGGATTGGAATTATCAAAAGAATACACCTTTAGATATGGAAAACACCACAAATCAACTGATGTGATTCAATGGTGTTTGAATAATTTGCCAAATATCCCAGATATTGGATTTACTCCTCCAGCATTAGCAATGCCAGACCAATATAAAGTTGATGATTTTGTGCAATCATATAGGAACTACTATATTGGTGAAAAAAAAGGTTTTGCAACCTGGAAAAACAGAGAAATTCCTTATTGGTTTAAGTGAATTTAATTTAGGTATTTATCTTCCAATTCTTTCTTTGACATTGATGTTTCAAAGTGCATATAAAATGACAAAGTTCTATTTTCAGATTCTACTGCTAATTCACTAGTTGGCTTACCTTTTGGTAATGAATTTATGAATTTTTTAATTTTGGAATCAATTTTTAATATTTCAGATATTGTAATATCATCTTTGCTTTGGTATGTTATAACCTTTTTATTGTCCCACATTGAAAATTGCATACTTTTTGGTAATTTTTGTTCTACAATAACTTTATGAACCAATCTTTTTAAATCTGTTTCTGTTAATCTTAATGTTCTCATAATTTTTTTATATAAATATAAAGTTAATGGTTCTCAACCAAGTGTTTAACACATTCTTCAAAGGTTTTGAATATATCACCACCTGATGATCGAATAGAATCAACAATCATCAAATTTCTTGGATATTTAAAATTCTCTACATGTGGAAATTTTTCATCATCTCCATATAAATCAGCAGTAATATCTTTTAACTCCTTATCTGAGTGAGTCATATATCCATACATAATTTTATTTTTTGAATATCCATAACCCAATTCAAAAGCAGTACCATCATCAACATTTGGACCCCTAAAAGGCTCAAGATTTGCAATAATAACATCACAATTATCCATCATCTCAACATTGCCATGAAATATTCTAGTTGCAGCATCAACTTTAGCAAAGTCAACTTCATTATCAATAGGCGCATTACCAATCTGGTTATATTTTTTTGATATTTGTTTCATTTGATTCAAATCCTCAATGGCATCTTTCTTAAAAACATTAGGTCCTGCTAAATATATACTATACGATTTACCTGATTTTTGTTCTAATATTTTGTTTTCCTTAATGACCCTATTCACAAGCCTAATCAAATCTGATTCTGTTAATCTTAATGTTCTCATAATTAGTTTAATTGAATTAATTATTTATACTTTTCTTCCAACTCCTCAACGGATAATGACGTTTCAAACTCTTGGGTGAAAAATATAGAATCGTAATCAGGCTCTAATACCAATTCACCAACAACTCTTCCATTAGGGAGAAAGTTTATGAATTCTTTCATCACTTCATGTATTTCTGTTATTTCAGATAATTTAATATTACCGCCATCTACACCTGAAGAAATCACTTTTTTACCTTTGTAAGTTTCAAACTGCGTATCCTTTGGTAATGATTGTTCTGAAATAACTTTACGAACCAATCTTTTTAATTCTGTTTCTGTTAATCTTAATGTTCTCATAATTTTTTTATTTTTTTATATAAATATACCAATATTTCCTTTTTTTTTGTATCTTTGTATCACATTAAAACCAACACAGTATGATACCACAGATTGACCACAAGAATTACCCCAAAAAACTGAAATCTATTGATATTAATGCCTTACATTATATAATTAAAGATTGTCAAGAGGCAATTAATGCTATGCCAGATAACCCCAAGAATGGTTATTATGCTGATGAAATAAATTACATAACAATGGAATTATCCAACAGAAAAAACAAAAGAAAATGAAGTTAAAAATTAAAAAAGAAAGGCAAATTTGGTTTTTTAGTGATCCCCACTATAACCACAATAACATATGTAGGGGAACAACCAATTGGAGAACTAAAGATGGTCAAGTCCCAACAGAGAACACAAGGGATTTTGAATCAATTGAGAAAATGAATGCCGCTATTGTTAACAACATAAATGCAGTTGTAAATCAAGACGACATATTAATATGCTTGGGTGACTGGTCATTTGGTGGGTTTGATAGCATAGCAGAATTTCACAATCGACTAGTTTGCAAGAATATCCACCTTGTTCTTGGAAATCACGATGACCACATTGAGAAAAACAAAGGTGATATACAGAGATTATTTCTAACTGTTAACTCCTATGTTGAACTTGAATTTGATAATAATAAATTTGTCCTTTGCCACTACCCCATAGCATCCTGGAATGGCTTAAATAAGGGGGTTATACACTTACATGGACACTGCCACCTTCCAACCAATAAAAGGCTGGGAAACGGCAAAAGAATGGATGTGGGGATGGATGGACACCCAGAGTTTAGGCCATACAATCTGAAAGAGGTTCTTTCAATTTTAAATAAACAACCAATTGCATCTGATATGGGTTTTGACCACCACATAGAAGAATTGGTAAATATTGTAGGTTAAATATTGAATTAATTGTAAATTATATTATACTTAACCAATAGACAATATGTCTTATAAAACTTAAAAACAAAACAATGCAAACATTACTATTTAACACAACAGAGAAGACTGTTAGAGTTTATGAAGGCCACAAATCAAGTGGCACAATCATCTGCACATTTAATTCTGTACCAACAGTTAAGATTTATGATGGTTATTATGAAGTTAAACAAAAGGATGAGGATGAAAAGACTTATCCGGTTGCCAGATTTCCAGTAAACCAAACAAATATGTTTATTGAGAAGTAAAATAAAAACCCCCAAGCATAATTTGTCTGGGGGTTTTTCATTTAGGATTCCTCAATGTCAGTATTATTCAAAAATAAGTCTAATTTATAATTAAACATAGTATTATATAATTCATCAATAGGCATATTTCCAGTATATTCATTTTTTGTTTTCTTATCAATCAAGATTATTTTAACAGTTGAATCATCAAAATCAATTTGTGGATTTAAATATATCTTTACAAGTGACCCATTAAAAATTTGTGGATAATCATTATATTTCCAATTATATTCAGTATTTTCATTAAAATATTTTTCAAGTATTTCTACCAATTTAATTCTAATTTTTACAATTTCTGCATTTGGTTCATCCACGGATCCAAATTCTTCCATAATGAAATCTTCTAATACATCTGCAATAATTGGGTGCATATCTTCATCTGATGGATATATAGTATCATACTCAACATACCATTCATCAGTTACAATATCAGCATCATCAATATAACTCTCAAAAAGTTGGCAGAAATCAGTTATTTGTTTAATTCTTTGTTTATTAACATATTGGATAAACTCATAAGAATTCACACTCAAAACTTGTGTACGCGAATAATATCCTGATTCAGTTATAAATGCATATTTTTTTATAGAATCTAATTCATTTTCTATAGCACCATTATAACCTGATATGGTTGCATCATATGTTTTATCTGAATATTTTTCAAATATTTTATCAAAATATTTTGACTTTTTATTATTTATAATAGTTAAAAAATATCTTTTAAAGGCATCTAATGTTATAAAATTATAATTCATATACTTTATATCAGAACTATTTTTTTCAAAATAATCACTCACATAGTTTTCTAGTGTTTCAGCAAAATCATATCTATCATTATATATGCTATCAGTTAAATCATTATCTCTTTTTTGCCCTTCTAGGTGTGAAATACGTTCTTTTAAAGAACCAATTGAAGAATAATTTCCAACCTTCCCTGAACATGGAGTTCTAAGTTCAAAATCAATGTTTGACCCATCATATGTGATATCATCAAGATTTCTATCACTAATAAGTGGTATTATTCCTTCCTCTTCATCATCCTCTGTTAATTGGTCATAAGTGTCATTTTTGGCAAACGCCAAAGCAATTGGATTGCTTATACCAGATTCAACCAATCTTTCAATTCTAACCTCATTTAATTTACTTGCAAACTTATCTGATAGAGCATTTATTCTATCAAATTGTTCTTCCTCAGTAAAAATACCTTCTTTATCTAATAATAATGGAAAATAAAACTCTCTTAGTTCATCATGTTTAATAAAAAATCCTTTAACATTTATCATACCATCTCTAACATCTCTAAATTCATCCTTTTTAAATTGAAATTGGTATTTGTGTTTCTCATCACTCTTATCAATCATAATATATATTGGTGCATAATTGTATGTTGTAAATAAGTTGCTTCTACTCTTGTATGCTGGGTCTAAACTATATTTACCCCAAGTTGTACACCAAGATGAACCAACGCCAAGCCAGGCTGCTGCCTTCTCTGTTAAAGGTCTAAAAACAACCCATTTTTCTCCATTATGCAGAAGTTTATATGAATCTTTTGGTAATTCTTTTAAAATTTCTTTTATTGGTGTTTCAATAGATACAATATAATTTTTTACAATATCATATAAATCTGATATTTGCTTGATATTCTTAATATCAATACTCAAATTTTTATTATAAACAATAGCCAAGTATCTGGTGGCTTCAACCAAGTTTTCAAGATTTGGCATATTACCAATCTTATAAATGTTCAGTAATATTTTGGCATATTTACCGACTTTTACTATTTTATCATTTTTAACAACCGTTTTGGGGTCTGCCTTTATAATTCTATTAAATATTTGCAAAGGTATATCACTATAATACTGGGTATAAATTTCTTCCAAAGACTTTGCTTCAGAAATTATGGATTTTAAAGAGTTTAATAGTTTCATATTTTTTTATTTTTTAATTGGTATATCATTTTCTGAACATAGTTCATAAAAATTTTCAACAAAATCCTCATCATTTGGATAGGGGTCATTTATTCTATTAGTATTAACTCTAGGCTTATCTATTTGATTCTCAGTAGCTGCATCAAAAAATAAATCTTCCAACTTAGTATATGTTGCCAAATCAGGATAATTTTTAAGTTCATATAAATTTAATATATCAATACGAATTTTAACATATTCATCATTAAAGTCCAATACATCACCATATTCTTCAAATAAACCTCTATAATATTGATAATATGCATCATATACTGCTGTCTCGTTTGCTCTATCTAATGATTGTCTTAATACTGATTGTAAATCATGATCATCTATTTCTTTTATTTTATTACTTAATTCCATATCATAAAATTCATCTTGATTATTTTCAGAATCATCTGTACTCCATTTTTTTGAACGATAGATGTTATCAACATAATCTTCTATTTTTTGTTCTAAATTGTTATCTGTATAATGCACAAAATCTTCCCAAGAATAACCAGAGTCATTATATAAATCACCACTAAACACTTTTTCTAAAAACTTCTCCTCTGAATTACCAAAATTGTCCAAGAAATATTTATAGTGATGATTTTTAATGGTAATATCAAAAATAGTCTTTGGTTTTTCTTTAATTAAACCTTTTTTGTATGCCTCAACTCTTAAAAATATATCTAATAATTCTGGTTTTTCTTCAATTATCACTTTTAGTGATTCATCACCTAAATCTGTTATTTTAAAATCACTTGCAGAATCATATTCAGAGCCAAATCCAATAATATCAATTTTATCAGTTATTAACAATTCAACAATATATTTATGATATTTTTCTGCTGGTTTTGAGTTTTTTTGACCTTTTAATTGTAAAATTTTATCACCACTACCCCCCCATTGAATTGCAGCAGTTAAATGACTTTTACTTAATGTAAATTTATCATTTATTCTTTTTGTTTCTCTTAATGAATATAAAGTATCCCCCCTAGTTGAAGCACAATGACCCATTCTTTTTTGTTCCTCTGTACACCTTGATGTGGCTAAATCTACCCAATAAAATCCCATACCATCACTATCTCTAAAATCTAATATAATGTCATTTTCTTCATTATAATTATATTCACCATCACCCACACCTAATTCATTATGCCATTTTACTGATTCATTAAATAATGTTTCAAAATTATCATTTTTATGTTCACCTAAATTACCATTTAATCCAATTTTAATCCAGTCCATAATGGAGGCCAACTTTGTATAATATCTTCGGTAAGTTTTGTTTAATGATTCAGCTGATGTAAATACATCATTCATATCTAATGTATCCAAGGTTTCTTTTTCGCTTTTAATGATTTTATTAACCATTATGACAGCCAATTTGCCACATCTTTCAACAAAGAAATCAGCAGCTTCATCACTTAATTTTAACTTATTAACCAAAACATCCTTTGCAGATGCCTCTAAGATTAAACTTTTTGCAACATTAATTAATTTCATATTAATCCCAATATTTATGCGATTGTTTAAAGAACTCTGGATTATTCCTATTTATAAAAGACTTAAAAAGCATTTTACCCATATAATAAATACCTTTGGATTCAAATCTTCTATTTAATGTATAAGCGTATTGCTTACTAACTTTAAATTTCTTTGGTTCAACTCTTTTGCTTAACTCATAATCTTCAGCAAAAACACATTCATTATTAAATCCACCCAATTCACGTAATTTTAATGTTCTGAAAAACATAAATCCGCCCAGACAAAATGGGGATATCCTTGAAACCATTTTCCTTAAAAAATCAAGCATAATATAAGCAAAATCATATTTACCATTCAGCGTTTTAAATTTAACAGTAAGCAAATCTAAATAATTGTCCAATGAATCATGCACACAATTTAATAATAAATTTTTATCTTTCAAAAAAACATCAGCATCAAGAAATAATGTATAAATTGTCTTTGAACGCTTGAACCCTATGTTCCTAGCCTTTGCAGGTAAGCCCCCAGACAGCATTTCAATATTCAAATTATTAAATTCATTTAATTTTATCAAACTTTTTGTAATTCTATCATTAGATGAGTCACAAATATAAACATTTGTTCCTAAAATGTCAGTTTGTTTATCCAAATAAGTTAAACAGTCTATTATTACATTTTTTTCATTTTTACATGGGATAACAATTGTTAAATAATCACTTATTTTCATCTTTTTTATAAAATAAATATCTTATAAAAATTAATATTATTAAAATTAATTTATTTTATTGCTTTAATTACTCATATTTATAATAAAACTACATATGAAAAATTTAATACTCTTATTATTATTTCCAATAATGGTTATTGGGCAAGATAATTCCAAACAAAAGACAGAAATGTCAAAAAGTGAAGAATTGAGGGAAAAACAAAGCATTAGGAATGAAAAATTTGCACCTAAAACACCAAATGTTGTTATAATTCAAGAAAATTCAAGATTTATGGATAACGGATTTTATAATGTCAACCCATATTATAATCCAAATCAAATTACCAGATATATTGATAGAGACAATAGGAGATATTACCAATATTCACCAAGATATGCAGAATTACCATATGCCCCGCTTAAACCATTCAATGGAACTATTGGTTTATCCAAATCAACAAAACTTTATGGGTTATTTACAACAATTGGTGAAAGTAAATTCTTTGTCTGGGATGTTATGTTTAGGCCAAACATAGATAATAGTGAATTTTACTCAAATATTACGCTTTCTGATGCCCAAAGATGGGGGGATGAACAATTAAAAGATATTGAGAAGGGTTACAGGTTTTATGTTGGCTATGGTCAAAATATGGGCTTAATTTCACCATATATTTCAATTGGAATTGGTAGTAGAGTTGTTAATTATCAGTTTATTGATGATTTGGCTGTTTTGAATGGGGATAAATCATATTCATTTCCAAAATTTGGCAAGAATTTTGTTGGAATTAAATTTGGCGGGTTATTTGACTTTAAGAAAATTGTTATTAAGTTTGACATAGACCCAATAAACCCAGACTTTTTGATTGGCGCTGGACTTCGTATAACAAAGTAATGATTTTTGAATATATTTTAATTTTTTTATTTCAAATTGTTTTTAATATTTTTAAAACATTGGAAATAAAATACACCTATGAAAATAAGTTAAACCAACTATTGATTAATTCTGTTTGGATTAACTTGACATCATTGTGTACAGCATATTATTCATTGGATAATCTATTTAACCATAACTATGCTGTAGTACCTGTATATATTGTTGGGAGTATCATTGGGAAATGGATTAGTATGGAGGGGTATAAATTAAAAAAGGAAACCATTGATTAATGATTTCCTTTTTTTTAATTAAGTTATTTTTAAATACCTTAAAATATTTGTTGGTCTCTTCTGTCCATAAATTGATTTGACTCATAATGGAATTGATAAGGAGCCATAGGATCACCCAAATTAAATATGAAGTAATATGCTGACCCGGGGTAGTCTTTTAAATATCTGCTATAATGCCCGTGTCCAAAAGTACAGAATTTAATTTCAGCACCTTTTTGAGCTTTAAATAAAATATCACAATATACCTTATGTGTTTCTTTTGAAATGTCAGATATTTTAAATATTTGATAACCATCAACAAGACCTAGTAACTTAATTCCAGCAGCATCTAATTTCATTAAATCTGGTTTTGAAACTAAATTCCCAGTATTAACAAGGTTATCATCCATACCCAAATCAAGACTTTTCTGTTTGAAAGCATCTACTGCTTTTTCTAAATCTCTAATATCACTTTGTGTTTTAATACTATCAAGGTTAAATATATATATTGGCTCACCATTTTCATCTTCTTCTCCTGTTTCAAATTGAGGAATATGCAAATATTGTTGAGAAATTTTGTTTGATTTTTTTATTTGCTCAAAAGTTTTAAATAAACTCTCATACCTAAGAGAATCCTCAGCTTTGATTATTTTTCTTACAATCCTAGAACATAACCACTTCATATAAGCATCTTTACCCATAGTTGCCTGAACAATCTCATCCCAATATTCTTCATCAATTTTACCTGAATCAACAAATATTTGTTTATATTTAGCAATAGTTGCTTCATTTGCTTCATTAATAATTCTTCTAATGATTAATTGTAAATCATTCTCTGTTAATCTTATTGTTTTTGCCATTATTTTGTTTTTTAATTATAAATATCAATATTAGTGAAAAAAATTTATTAATCAAAATTTTTTATTTCATAATATTTATAATAAATATATATAAAATGAAAATTACTGAAAATTTTATCCCCGAACGCCCAAAAAAACCATTAAAAAAATTAAAGGGTATTATAGTTCATTGGACTGCTAATACTAGAAGTGGTGCTGGGGCTGCCTCTCATTTGAATTATTTTAAAAATAATTGGAAAATAGGTTGTACTCATTATGTTGTTGATGATAAAGAAATAATTTACTTAATACCAGATGATGAGGTTGCTTATCATGTTGGTGATAGAGAAAGAAAAAGCAATTTACCAGTTAGAAAAGCATTAGTACCCCAAGGTGGTAGTCCTAATGATTATTTCATTGGCATTGAAATGTGTGTAAATATAGACAATGATTGGGGAAAAACCATAAATAATGTGAAAGAATTATTACATCATTTATTTGAAAAGCATAACCTAACAGTGAATGATGTTCATCGACATTTTGATATTTCTGGAAAGGATTGTCCTTTTATGTATCAACCACAATATGTGAATGAAAAATATTTTGATTGGGGCTGGATAACTTTTAAAGAATTTATAAAAACCAAATAACCCCAACCAAAACTTATTACTTAAATAATTTATCGAATTTTGGATACCCATAACCATACCAATCATCTCTACCAGGTTTACCACCATCAGTTAGATTGTTTACCAAGTATTCTTTTAAATCATTCTGATTCTTAATATCTGGATTGTATTTTAATAATAATCCAACTGCTGCTGTTCCGTGGGGTGTTGCCATTGATGTACCATCCCAACTAACATAAGAATTATTATCTTTAAAACATGACCAAATTTGCACACCAGGGGCAATACCGACCAGCGTGTTGCCATATTGTGAGAAAGATGCCTTGTTACCCCTACTATCGTGTGCACCCCAAGAAATGACATTCTGCAAGCCCCCCGGAAATGATAATAAACCAGTTCCATTATTACCAGCAGCAGCATTAACAAATGCTCCATTATTTATTGCTTCATTTATAGCTTTAGTTATTGCATTATTTTCAGTGGTTGCACCCCAAGAGAAATTAAACACCAATAAATAATCTTTAAAATTATCTTTCCAAACATTTAATCCGTGATTTATAGCATTAATTAAACTTTGTGTTGATCCACCGCCATTAGAACCCAATCCTTTTTGTGCCATAATTAAATCCCCGTGATTAACACCATTAACATAACCAACACCAAGTTTATATTGCGGATGTTTACCTAATATAATACCTGCAACATGGTGACCATGACCGTGTCCATCATCTTGAGTACTATCAGTTGTAAAGTCTTTACAATATTTCTTATCAACAAATTGATTATCTGACGTTAATGCAGTATGTGTCGGATAAGCCATAGTATCAACAACACAATAAAGAATTTTTCTTTTAAAATTACTGCCAGATTTTAATTTTTCATCAAGAATCTGACTTTGTAGGAAATTCCAACCCCAACTTGGTTGATTATTTAATGCAGTCGCTTTTGATAAAGCATGTATTTGGGTTGGGGGTAAATCCAGAATGATATCATTACCCTCTTCTAATGCTTTGAAGTGTTTAGCAATCAAATCAAAATTGATTTTTTTAGCTAATGCTACATCTGCTGAACTGAAATTTAAATTCATATTAGTATATTTTTGTAGATAAATAGTTTTTTATTTATTTTTTTTGAATAAATATATATTTATAGTAATAATAAAAAATAACAACATGAGTATAAAATTTAGCATAAGTAATGATGATAAGATTAGAATACAGAATCTTTATCTTAATGAAAAATCAAAGGAAGAAAATAGAAAATTCTGCCACAAAAATAATGTGAAGAGTTTGGAAGAAATTGTTGGTGAAGATGACCAAGAAGATTATATTGAAGGAATTAAAATTAGAAAATCTGGTATTAATTCACTAACAGATATGATTGAAACTTTGAAAACAATGAGAACAAGGCCAAATCTAAATGATAGGGGGGAAGACTTATGCTTTAAAGTATCTAAGATGATAAATCAATATAAACCATACAATTACTTTGATGAAACAAGTAATCAATGCGTTTCTGCTATGGATAAAATAATTGAATTATATAAAGAAAATAAACATGGTGAAGAACTAGTTAAAGACCTAGAAAAAGTTTATAATGATGAAAGCGTTTCACCAAGGGGAAGAGAATACATTAAGCATTGCTTGGGGGTTATAAAAGGCAAGAACTAAATCCTTGCCTTTTTAACCGTTTTACTTATTTCCTTATTTAAATTGGCTTCGTAAACTCTATTGTACTTTATTGCTACCTCAACAGGTCCTTTCGTTGTTATGGCTTCGTCATAAAACCAAGTGGTTGTTGAATTTTCATCAGTAAACACTCTGGTGTATTTCTTTGGCGTGTTGGTTGGGGTTTCTTTTTTCATCTTTTTTTTGTAAAGATAATGAAAAATATTTAAATTTTTACTGTCTATGTATTTTTCCTAATATAAATCCAGGTATAATCATTTCAGAGAATTCTTCATCAGAAAATCTTGATAATTTTGAAGAATCAATATTCAAATCACCATATACTTTTAAACCTTTTGGTAATGATGAAATAAATGAATATTGTATGTTCAAATCACGCCCAACTGTTAACCCTTCTGGTAATTTATCTATATCTGAACCATATAAATCCAAATCTCCCCCAATTTTCAAGCCCTTTGGTAACTCTTGTATGGGTGAATAGTATAAATTTAAATCACCTCCAACGTATAATCCTTCTGGTAATTCTGATATGTCTATATTCTCTAAAATCAAATCACCGTTAAAAACTAAATCTTCTTTTGTTAATGACTCATTAAACATATATTTCCAAATGAATGTATTTTTGTATCTATGTTTTTTTCCTTCATTCTCTTCAATAAAATTAAGTATATTTTTTAGTACTTGTTTTTCCATTATCTAATTACTTTAGTGCAATTGCATATCCTGGATTACAATTTCTAATCATATTTTTTAATTCAGTATTTGATGATTTATCTGCTGCTTTTTTAACTAAATCAGTAAATTTATATCCAATATTTTCAAAATATGAAACTAATGAATCATCATATGTTATAGGTGCATTTTTCAAGAAAACTGAACAAGCAGGATATGAATTGAATATTTTATAATCATTACCATCTTCATCTGATATATTAAAAACAGAACTATTTTCTTCATCCCTAAATGCTAAATCAAATATGTCTGCTAACTTTGACACATAATAAGATTCTTTTTCATCAAGACCTGTTAGTCTTCTATTGATATTCCTTTTTAATTTACTAAACCCAGATAACCCTTCATCACTGAATCTATCTGGTTTCATACTATCTAAGTCTAAATCCTTCAAATTTCTTAACCCGGTTTTTTGTAGTATTTCACTAGTTACCTTTCCATGAATAAACTTATCAAACCATTCAAATAATGGGTCTTCACTTTGTCTATTATTTTTATGACTAACATAATATGTTCTAATATTGTCAGTAAATGATTCTTTGGTTATAATATCTTCATCAATTAATACATTTATAATATTATATTTTGTGACATATTCTGCATTTTCTCCCTTGTATTTTGAAGCCAATCTATTAAAAACTAATTTGTTATAGTAGATAATATTCTTTTCATAAGGATTATTAACATTAGGTTTGATATATAATGCAATTTCCCTTCTATTATCTTTGAATATTACATTCTCAGGTCTCAATGAAGGAATTTGTTGAAATACATAAAAAATACTCCCTTTATATTCAAATTTTTCACATGAGTCTAATAATTTTTTTATATTCCTTTTCATATCTTCTGATTCAAGAGTTCTTAATCTCCCAAGACTAGTAAATGCTACTGCTACTTTATTAGCAGCTCGTTTTTTCATTTGATCAATCATTTCTTCAGCATCCATATCTTCTTTTAATCCAAGAACTTTACGAGAATTTAATGAAGATTCATTCAGAATATTAGATAGTTGTTGCTCTGTTATTAATATTTTCATAATTAATGTTGTATCATTTTTAACATTTTATTTTCTTCTTCCAAGAATTGAACTTTTACAGTTAGTGCAGAAACTTGCTCAACCAATTTCAAAATGGTTTCCCTCATCTGGTCTTTTTCTTCTGAACTTTTTAATAATAAGACTTCTAGTTTAGCAATTCTATCCCTACAATCTTCTCTGATAAAATTATCTTCTTCTCTACGTCTTTCAGCCCTTTTTTCATAGAATCTCCAAGCACTTGCTGACCCCAAGACAGTTATTGCTGTAACAAATACTGTTGCTATTGTATTTTCATCCATATCTATTTTCTTTTATTATAAATATGCTAAATATCCTAAATAAGAAAAGTTTGGGGCAAAAAACCCCAAACTTTTTCATAATAAATGTTTACATTTTAAATAAATATAATTTCCTTTGATTCTGTATTATATTCTATGTTAATTGGATTGTTTGTTAAGTTATAATTCTCCCCCAAGACAGCGGCATTGAAATATTGGACACCATCAACATATTTCTCACCATAACCAGAATGGATATGACCAAAGCAATGTATTTTTGGTTTAACAAACCCAATACGCTTTGCTAATTCCTCACATCCAACATTGACTCCAGTAGGTAACACATCTAAGGTGTATTTTGGTGGACCATGTGTGATAAGGACATCCAGATTATCAGGTATTTTATTCCAGTAATATTTTAAGTCCTTACTTGTGTGTAAATTAAATGCCCAGTTAAAGAATGCTGGTTGCCAAGGTGATCCGTAGATATTCAAACCATCTATATTAACAAAATGGTCAAATAAATAAACAACACCTTTGTCTTTATATTTTTTATCAATATCAAAGGTTTTCTCAAACCAGAAATCATGATTACCAGCAATAAATATCTTATGAGCGTAGTCCAAATCTTGAAACCAATCCAAAAAACTAGTTACCTCATTCTCATAACCCCGACCTGAAATATCACCACTATGAATAATGACATCACCACCAATTAACAAATTGTTATCTGTTAATTCTTTGTGCTTATTATGAGTGTCTGAAATAAATGTTATTTTCATTGTTTTTGTTTTTATACCCACCAAGATTTTATTCCTTCTAATCCTTCTGAATTTCCTTTTAATCTTTCAAATAATTCCTCCCAATCTCTTTCCTCTTTTTTAATCATTTCCTTAATATTTTTAGCATATGCTTCAGAATTAGCAAAATCACTTGAATTACTTAAATAATACACATCATTTATTGCATTATCTAATAAGTAAATAATTCTTTTTAGATTTTTTGTATCCTCATTATCTATTTTATTTTCAATATATGAATCCAGCATTAATTCTGTTGAGTTTTTCATGTTTTTTAGCATAAAAGTATAATCCCAATATGGATAATTCCAAAATGTGGGAGCAAATTTCCAGAGGCATTTGATAAAGTTTATTAGTTTGTTCATTTGTGTTGTTTTATTTGTTTAATATGCAAATATACAAAAAAAAATAGACCCAACAAGTTTTTTGTTAGGTCTCTTTGAAATAAATCGGATATATAAAAAATTCCAAAGAAGAGGAATGATTTTAAAATAATACATAAATATATCATTTTCTATGAAAAGTCAAGTTAATTTAGTTTTTTATAAAATTTATTGAAATAAGAAATTCTTGAATCTAGTCCGTGTGTTCCGCCATTTACTTTCTTTGTAATTCTTGTAATTATCTCTTTTGTTCCTCCAAGATCAGCAATCTCATTCAAATTATTTTTGTTAAAAAACCAAGCAGCAGAAATCAATGGATATGTTGTTGCAACCAAATCAGGATCACCAATGATATCAACCTCCAAACCAGTTTCATTTAATGATTTATCAAACAATAAATAATTATTCTTACCTGTCAACTGGATATATCCCCTACCTCGATATTTGTATCCTTCAATGCTTTGTTCGTCACCATTTCCCATTCTATTGCCATATACCAGACTTGCAATTTTCACTGGTTTTCTTTCATATAACAATGCTTTTGCGTGTGTTGTAAAATATTTTCCAAATACTTCTTGCAATCTTTTGGCTGAGTAGTTTAAATTTTCTTGTTTTACAGAAAAGTTACCAGATTCATGGGCACATTGTGCCAAAAAGTGGGAAATTCGTAAAATTGTGTTAATTTCATATTTATCAAATATAATATCCAATTCATTAATAACTGGATTTGGGATCACTCCTAATAATTTTTCTTTGATAGTTGATAGTTCCATTTTTTATGATTAATATTATTAATAACTATATTAGTTATAACTATAATTATTATAATATGGATATATTTATAATAAAAATATAATAATTATGTCTAATTTAACTAAAATAATTAAAGAACATTTAATTAAAGAACTAAATAAAACATTAGTTCTATTAGAAGATACAAAAGTATCTGAAGAATTACAATACCATATTGAAAATGGTTTTACTCTATCAAATAATGTTTTTAAAGTTTATTCTGAAAAATATTTTGATTTGATAAATGAAGTTAGAGATTTATGGATGCATAATTTAATCCAATTAAATGAAGAAGATGAAGAAATAGTTTTATCTGATATTGGCAGAATTGCCTTGTATGAGGGTAAAATAGTTTATCTGGATGTTCCAATTGAATATGAAGTTGAAGACCTAAATGAAGCAAAATATAAAGGAAGAACGGTCACTTTAAATAAACCTATGCAGGGGGATGTAAAAAAATCTCAGGTGTTTGTTAAAAATGAAAAAGGTAATGTAATAAAAGTTAATTTTGGATTTGGTGGAACATCTGCAAAAGGTAAAGTGATGAGAATTAAAAAATCAAACCCAGAAAGAAGGAAAAATTTTAGAGCAAGACACAATTGTGATAATCCTGGGCCAAAAACCAAAGCAAGATATTGGAGTTGCAGAGCATGGTAAATTTATTTTGAAAAAATAATGGAAAAAGAAACATTAAAGAACATATTCAATTTTATTGAAAAGAATGAAGGACATAAAACACCATTTATGTGGAAATTGAAGAATGAGATACCATTAACAGAAGAAGAATTAAATGTTAAGGGTAATTTGGATTTGGAAAGGTCAAAAATAACCTCCTTACCAGAAGGATTATATGTTAAGGGTAATTTGGATTTAAGTAATTCAAAAATAACATCACTACCAAAAGGTTTAAAAGTTGGGGGAAAATTACTTTTAATAGCAACACCAATAACCTCATTACCAGAAGGATTGAAAGTTGATGGTGTTCTGTGTTGTTATCTTGCAGAAGAACTAGAATCATTACCAAAAGGAGTTAAAATTGGGAATCAATTGGATATAAGGCGGACAAAAATAACCTTATTACCAAGAGGTTTGGAAGTTGGTGGCATTTTAAGAATAGGTAACACAGAACTAGAAAAATACACAGATGATGAATTACAAGAAATGGTTAAACCTGGATTTATAGAAGGAGAAATACTTAGATAATGGAAAAAGGAACATTAAAGAATATATTTTCTTTTCTTGAAAAGAATGAAAAAATAAAAACACCGTTTTTGTGGAAATGGGAAAATAATATACCATTAACAGAAGATGATTTGCATATTAAAGGTGATTTGGATTTAACACAATCAGAAATAAAATCATTACCAGAAGGATTAAGAGTTGATGGTGAATTGGATTTATCATATTCAGAAATAGAAACACTCCCAAAAGGTTTAATAGTTAATAGTCACTTAGTGCTAGAAGAATCAGAAATACGTTCTTTACCAGAAGGGTTAGAAGTTGGGGGTGATTTAATTTTAGCAAGTTGTCAATATATTTTTTCATTACCAAAAGGATTAAAAGTTGGTGGTGAGTTGCATTTAGATGGATCTAGTTTACATTCTCTACCAAAAGGATTAGAGGTTGGGGGTTATTTACATATAAACTCAACAGTTTTAGCCTCCAAATCTGATGATGAATTAAGAGAAATGATTAAGCCTGGATTTATAAAAGGTGAAATAATAAATAATGAATATGATGAAGGATTTGATTAATAATTTTGAAATTATAAAAATATTCTGTATCTTTGTTTATAATTAGTTAAAAATATGAATAACTTTAAATTAGGTAAAGAAATAAATATAACTGGATTAGTTAACAAAAGTACAATTAGTGTACCATATCATGTACTTGAAAATGCATTTGGAGAACCAACCATTATTGAAGACAATAATTATGCAATCTGGAAGTTAAAGTTTGAGGATGTAAACGAATCTATTGCTATATTAAATGATAATGGAAATTATCTTGAAACAACTAAATGGATTGTTAAAGCAGGTAATTTAAGGACCCTTAACAGAGTAAAAAATATTTTAGCAAGTATTTAATTAAAAGATTTGATTTTATAAAAATTAAAACCTATCTTTGTGTAGTAATAAAAACAATAACAAAATGAAGGATCCATTAAAAGCATGTACTTGTGAACAGTGTTCTTTAAAGAAGGCTAAGATGTCAACAAGTGTTAAAAAATTCTTCAAGAGATATAATTATAAAAAATTAAGGAGAATGGATTTAGAAAATCCAGAGTATATTAATTTTTATTACTCATAGAAAAAAATGGCGGGGTCGTATAATTGGTTAGTATACTGGGCTCATAACCCAGAGACAGTAGTTCGAATCTACTCTCCGCAACTAAATTAGGATGTAGCTCAACCCGGTAGAGTACTTGCTTTGGGAGCAAGATGTTGCAGGTTCAAATCCTGTCATCCTAACAATAATTAACAATTTAAAAAATTTTATTATGATTACTTTTAATGACTTAAATTTTGAAGAAGTACCTTCTTTTAGAGGAAGGCCAAAAATGAGGGCACAAATTGAATTTGATAATGGTTATGGTGCTTCTGTTATAACAGAAGTTGATGAAGATGAGGATATGGATGATGCCTATTACGAATTAGCAGTTTTGCAAAATGGTACAATAACAACAGACACACCAATCACAAATGATGTTCTTTCATCTTTAAGTAAAGATGAAGTAACTGAATATTTAAAAGAAATAGAAAATTTGTAGCATCTTATAATCTTTTATATTAACCCCAACCTTAATTAGGTTGGGGTTTTTTTGTATCATCAATATTCTTTAAATGGGAGTTTGGAAAGAAGTTAAATTTTGTTTTTTTGGATAACCATATTAAAGTTGGTAGTATTGGTAAAGGCACTGGAATAAATCTTGTGATAATCAAGAAGAGTATTTTTACCAAATCTAATGATTGCATTTTTAAAAATCTTTTTTCTTTATCTGAAACATAAGCATTTGTTAATATTTTCTTTAAAATTATTAATGCAATTAATGTTTCTTCTTTTTCCAATTTTGTGGCATCTTGCAATGTTACCCAAGATTCTTTTACATAAATAATTGATTTATTTAGCCATTTTACAATTTTATTTTTACTCTGGGGGTTATTTAGTGATTTAACAATTAAATTTAATTGTTCTTTTGTTATTAATACCTTCATTTATAATATTTATTATAATAAATATAATGAACTATATTTATCTTTAAACAAATTACAATGTTATGAGAATACTAATAAGTGAAAATCAAGTTAATTTAATTGTTGAAAACAAAGCAACAATTGATAATTTGGTTAAAATAATAAAGTTAACCCAATCTGATGCTGAAATGCTTTATGCTACGGCTGGAAAATTATCTATGTGGATTGCAAAGAAAATAAAAGATAAAAGAATTAAATCAAAAATAGAAAAAATAACAGGAATTATTGACTGGATTAGAGTTGGATTAAATGGTAATATCCAAACAATAAGAAATGTTGATTTTGATACATTAGTTGAAATGCAAGAAACTTGGCATAAAAGTTTGAAAAGTAAAGAATATGATTTTGACTATGATGAAAAAAACAAAGTTATATTAGATTTTAGAGATAATGATGGTATTGGCTACTATTGGGTTAGATTAAACCAAAATCCCTGCACAGAAGAGGCTGAAAGAATGGGACATTGTGGTAGGTCAGGCAAGGGGGATATATATTCTTTAAGAGTTAATGAATTAAAAACTTCTGGTAAAGTTGTAAATAAATCAGTTGCCACAGCAGCCATTAAGTCTGGTGTTGTTTATCAATTGAAGGGTAGGTTCAACAAAAAAGTTGAATCAATTTACCATAAGTATATTGTTAAATTGCTTGAATTAAAAAATCAAGATGGTGAATATTTTATAAAATCATTTGGATCCGAATATCAATCAGGTGAAGATTTTAGATTAACTGATTTAGATTTTAAAAAATATGCTGATACAATTAGAAAAAGAATTGATTTAATTATTAGTGATGAAGAAATTAAGCAAAATGACGCTCGCATTCAGGGTGAAAGTATAGAAGGTGCGTCTGGGGAGGATTGCAAAAGATTAGCAGCATTTAAATTCCTTTCAGGTAAGAGTGGGGTAGATATAGCATCAAGGCAAGAAAGTTTATATTTAGCCAAACTAATAAATTCAATAGTAAATTCTAGTGAATTATCTGATAATGAATTTGGTGAAAAAATAAATGAATATAATGATATTAAGAAATCATTAATTGATGAATATAATATTAATTTTAGTCATACTGAGTTTACTTTTTATGATAATTTGGAAGAAACTAATGTCACATATACAATTTATGATGAGGAAACTGCCCGTATAAATACATTAGAATCAATTGCAGATAGTTATAATAATCAGTTTGATTATATTTTAAAAGAACCCTATTATACAAAATTAAAGAGAATGGGTATTAATTTTGATAAGGTAATTAAAATGGATAATGATGAAATCTATGATTTTTTTTCAGAAATGATATATGATTCACCTAAAGATTATATTGATGATAGAGTTTTAAGTTCTGCCCAAGAAAAAGAAATTCAAGAAATAAAAAAGGAACTTGAAACAGCAACAGATGAAGATAGAATAGATTATTTGGAAAATGAAATTGAATATATAAATGCCCGCCCAGATGAAATTTCTGAAGAGTTAATTCAGGCTGCAATAGATTCAAGATATGAGGTATATGAAAATAATCCCATATCATTTATTAACGATTATGATTTTGATAAGGAAAATTATTTTGATATGGATGCATTTGCCTTGGAGATGTTTAAAATAGATCAGTATGCAACTTTATCATTTTATAATGGTGAGTGGGAAGAGGTATATGCTTGTGATGATACCTGGATAATATTTAGAACAGATTAATGATATGAAACTAATAGAAATTTTTAAAACACTAATTAATGAGGAAACTGATGGTATAACTATCTTTTTAAATAAGATACAAGCAGAGTATGACATATCTGATTCTTTATACGTGGAAATGTTAGATTTTATTGAAGAATCTGGATGTAAGAAAATTGAGTTTGCAAAATTTAATTATCCAGCACTAGGATTGGCATTACATAATGGCGTTTTAATAAACTCAAATATGATTGGAGATAATTTAAGTTTTTTAATCTTTGTTATTTTCCATGAGGTTGCACATCAATTCCAGTTTAAGAAATATGGTGATAAAATTATGTATGGCGTTTATTCTGGTGATGTTAGTATTGATGAGGCTGCCAAGTTTATGAAACATACAGAAGAGGTTGCTGATGAATTTGCAATGAGAAAAATAAGAGAATTACAGAAAAAAGATTTAATTGATAAGAATTATAGGGCAAATTCACCATATAGAAATATATCAGTTCAATCAATAAAAAGTATGATAATTAGATTTAGGGATGATCTTAAAAGCAAAAACATAACATCCCCAAATGATATTAGCAAATACTTTTATAATATGGTAAAAAGTAAAATGCAATAATATGTTTAATGTTTTTAAATTTTTCAATCAAAAAAAATCTGAAATAATTTTGGATGAATATCTTGGTGAGTATAAAGCCAATGATGGAAGGACTGGTAAGTTATATACTGATGGTAAAAAGATAAAATTTACCTATGATGGTAAGACCATTAGTTTCACATCTTCTGATAAAAAGGATGTATTTACCATAACTTATTTCCCGTTTAAAGGTTTGGCATCATTTATAAGAAATTCAAAGGGAATTATAAGTGGGGTTAAGGCTGATATGGCTGGATACATTATTGATGCAAATAAAATTGCTTAAAATTAAATTATTAGTTTGGACTATTTAGTATATTCACTTATATTTAGATAAAACAAACTTATATGAATGTATTGGAGTTATTTGCTGGTAGCAGATCTATTGGCAAAGTTGGGGATGAGTTGGGTATGAATGTTTTTTCTGTTGATTGGGAAAAATATGAAGATATTGATTTATGTATTGATGTTGCAAAACTAACAAAAGAAGATATTCCTTTTATCCCTGATGTTATTTGGGCTTCACCAGACTGTACTACATATACTATAGCAGCTATTTCTACTCATAGGAATAATACAGAACCAAAAAGTGAATATGCAAAAAAATGTGATATTACAAATCAACATTTTATTTCTTTAATAAAAGAATGGTTGGAGATAAATCCTAATATGGTTTTCTTTATTGAGAATCCTAGGGGTATGTTGCGTAAAATGCCCTGGATGCAAGAGTTTAAAAGACATACTGTTTGGTATTGTACATATGGTGATGAAAGAGCCAAACCAACTGATATATGGACAAATTCGGATACATGGATTCCAAGGCCAGTATGTCATAATGGTAATAAAGAATGTCATCATGCACCTGCACCAAGGGGTTCTAAAACTGGAACACAAGGTAGAAAAGGCGCTTATGAAAGAAGTAAAATTCCAGAAGAATTATGTAGAGAAGTGTTATTATCAACAATTAAAAAATAAGTTTTACAATATGATATCAAAACCAAAAAAAGTAGATAAACTTTGGGGACATGAGTTATGGATTCATAATGATTCCCAATATTGTGGCAAGTTATTAGTATTTCCAGAAAAGGGAAATCATTTTTCTATGCATTACCATATGATTAAAAATGAAACATGGTATATACAAGAGGGTAAATTCCAATTTGATTGGATTGATACAGATAATGCTAAATTGTTTAGAAAAACCTTATATAAAGGTGATGTTGTTTATATTGAAAGAGGTAAACCCCACCAATTAACTGCATTAGAAGATAATTCAGTAGTATTTGAAGTATCAACAGAACATTTTGATTATGATTCATATAGAGTATATAGAAATTCCCTACTTGAGTTAGATGAGGACATAAATTATGTTTAAAACAATTTTCAAGTAAAAAATAATGGAAAAAAATATACTTTATAATGAAGATTGTAAAATAACTATGAATAGATTTAAAGATAAATCTATAGATGGGATAATTACATCCCCCCCTTATAATATCAATACTGAAAGAAGTGATTGTTATTATAATAATGGTTATTCTGAATTAGATGGTTTAAGTGAAAATGATTATTTAGAAGTAAGAACAAATGAATTTAAAGAATTTTCAAGGATTATGAATGATGTTGGGGTTATTTGTTATAACATTTCTTATGCCAAAGAAAACCCAATATTACCAACATTATTAGTTGCTAAAATTCATAATGAAACAGATTTAACTATTGCTGATATTATTTGTTGGAAAAAACCAAATGCTATACCATTTCAAACATCACCAACTAAATTAAGTAGAATAACTGAATTGATTTATATTTTTGTAAAAAAACAATATTTGCATACATTCAAAACAAATAAAGAAATAAGTAAAATAAATGAAAGTACAGGTCAAAAGTTTTATAAAAACTATGTAAATTATATTGAGGCAAAAAATAATGATGGGTATAAGTGTAATTTAAAAGCATCTTTTTCTCAAGATTTAGTAATCAAGTTATTAAATATTTATTTTCCAAAAGGTAGTTTAATATATGATCCATTTTCTGGGATTGGCACTACCCAATTAAGTTGTATTAAAAGCGGTTGTAATTATTCTGGAAGTGAGTTAATTAAAAATCATTATGATATTGCAATTAGTAGAATAAATGAATTATTATTATGAATGTATTAAGTTTGTTTGATGGTATGTCTTGCGGACAGATTGCTCTAAATAGGGTAGGTGTGCAATATGATAATTATTTTGCATCTGAGATTGATAAATATGCTATGGATGTAACGCAACATAATTATCCAAAAACAATTCAGTTAGGGGATATAACAAAACTAGATGTTAGTACATTACCAAAGATTGATTTGGTGATTGGCGGTAGTCCTTGTCAAAGTTTTAGTAGAGCAGGAAATAATACTGGTTTTGATGGAAAAAGTGGATTATTTTGGGAGTATGTTAGAATATTGAATGAAGTTAAGCCAACTTATTTTTTATTGGAGAATGTAATTATGAAAAAAGAGTGGGAGGATATAATTACTGAAGCATTAAATGTTAATCCAATTGAAATTTCAAGTGCTAAATTTGTCCCCCAAGCAAGAAAAAGACTATATTGGACTAATATACCAAATGTGGGACAGCCTGAACAAAAGCATTACAATATTTCTGATTTTATAGAGGGAGAAGGGTTTCCAACATCTTGTGGGGTAGATAGAGTTTTTAAACAAAAAAATATATTTAACACATTAACTGCTACCTATTACAAAGGTATAAGAG